TGGATATTTCAGATATAACTCGTAATCTAATAGAAAACTTTCTGCCAAGCCAGCCACTATCTAGTACACCAACAACTTGTAATTCGTCATTCATCATTGAATGATCCTCCATCTCATCAAATGAACCATCAAAATTCCACTTGATAATCTGTAAATAATCATTCGGTTTAATTACAAGATGTTTATAATCACTCATCTGCCCAATCTCATATTCATTGATGCCATCTATAAATACTTTTACAGGCTTGAAATCTGTACCAGATATTCTGTCAATCATCTTAATTTTTTCTATTAGATTACGAGTTATATCTGAAATATCCAACTGAATATCTACATCAACAGATACATTCGTATTTAATTTGGGAAGAGTTTCTTCTATATATAATGTAAATTTATCTAAGTCCTCTTTTTTAATTGAAATACCAGCCGCAAGTTCATGTCCATCACATTTTGCTAATTTACTGTCATTACAAATCTTTCTAAAATCTGGAACTCCCACAGCTCGCATTGAACCAGAATATGTATCTCCACAATCTTTCAAAATAAGAATAGGTTTCTGATACTTTTCAAGTAATTTATTACCCAAAAGTCCTGATATACCATAAGATGTATCAATAAACGCAACTATCATTTTCTTATCAGTCTGAGTTTCGCACTGTTTAATTACACTTGGTAAGAGTCTTGAAACTTCTTCATTCTGTAACTCTTTACACTTCTTTAGTTCTTTAACATATGCCAATACTTGTTTATTGTCATCAGCTAAGAATGCGTCAAGAGCTATATTATTCTTGCCAATTCTATTTGCAGCATTCACAATAGGAGCAAGACTAAATGCAACTGCTGTGCTGTTAAAATCAAAGCTTCCCACTATTTTCTTAATACATGGATTTATTTTCTGACTTAAACCAATCTTTGCAATATATCTATTCTCTGGTGAAGTCATAGACATCATATCTCCAATTATTCCACTTGCAGCTAAATCAACAAGTTCGTCAGCAAAATCTGTAGTATTTATCTCATCAAAATACCTACAAAACTTCCATACAACACCTGCTCCTGATAACTGTGGATTCTCATATTTTCTCTGAGAAGATACAAGAATTGTATAATTGTCATATAGCTCACTTTCTTTAATCGCATGATGGTCAAGAATAATAATATCTACGCCCATATCTCTCAACTTTTTATACTGACACACGTCCTTATCCAAGCTATCTACAATAATAAGCAAATCAGAATCCTCAAATTGCGATAAATCTTGTCCTATTAATCCATGCTGTTTTCCCTCATCAATATGAACTTGAATATTGTCTGTAAAATGTTTGAGATACCTTGTCATAATTGTACCTGATGCGATTCCATCCAAATCTGTATCAGTCAATATTGAAATATGTTCGTTGTTATTAATTGCACTCATTACTCTCTCATACGCTTCATTAATACGATATAATGAATCAAGAGGTAATAAATCCTCTTCTGTTGGATTCATGAAATGGTCTATATCTTCAATACCACGTTGCTCAAAAATAGTCTGAACAATCTCATCTTCTAACATTCCACGACAATCATTTAAAATCCTATAATTCGTCTTCGTCATTTTCATCTCCAATCATTGTTATTTCATTCATTAATATATGCTCTAAACATTCTTTTCCTAAATCAGATGGTGAAACTTTATCCTTGTATCCTCGTCCAAAATAACTCCAATAGCCAAGTTCTATCTCTATGAACCTAGAATAATTCTTTACCATATCAATATTTCTCATAATATTTTCTAAACCATATCCGACATCATGTAAGAAAATTATCTTTTTAGGATTTAATTCAAGTAACATTTTGACTTGTTGAATAGAAATAGATCCGCTTCCAAGAGATACACAATTTCTTATTCCATAAGAAAAACACTGCATACAACTCTTTTCAGCCTCAAAGATATAGATCGTATTATCTACTAAGAATTCATAATTTTGAGAATAACCAAATAATGTTTGACTCATACTGCAAGGTACAGCATAAAAGTATTTCATCTCACCATCAGCAACATCATAATTAAATCGTTCTTTAACACCCATAAGCTGTCCAAACTGATTTCTTATAGGGATAACAATGCCTTGTGATTCTACATCATATCTTATGCCAAAAAATTTTTGTGAAAGAAGTGATATATTATCAGCAAGAAACTTTGTATTCCCACAATGAACATAGCAATTTAAGATGGAATCATCATATGTATTGACTTTATTCGTTCTTCGTTTTCTAATCTTTTCATAAAATCCTCCAAAAATTCCTCTATTATCAAAGAAATCATAGTAATCTGTAATACCTAATACATGTTTTACTTCATTAAGCACATCTATGAATTCAACTTTTCTCTGGTCAATAATATATGAAAAAATATCTTTTCTGATATTTCTTGCATAATCTATAGTGTACAGATATTCATTATTTTCAAGGTTGATTACTATACTTTTCTTTGATGATTTTTCGTCTCGTCCAAATGATATGTATTTAGGACGAATTACTATGTTACAATAGCCAAAATGTTCAAGAACATCTTTTAGCTTATCTGGGTGATTTATCAGTTCTTTTTTAACATCAGCTAACATATATCACTCCATAATTTGTTATTTTATTTCTCCATGTCGAGGTCTGCATTGTGCCACTTCACGGAAAATACAATGATCACCATCATATTTCAGTAAATATGCAATGCCATTATCACTTGAATTAGCTCCACTACGGCATTTTTCCGTAAAACACATTCTCCATACTGCATTAAGATCAGGTCTGTATTCTTCTTCTATCCATTTATCATTAACTTTTTTGAGTCTAAATGGACGACAATAATATTTACTTTTTTCATCCAATTCTTCTGCATACACAGTTCTCATTAGGAATAAATTTTCCAAAATCTCTTTAATCTGTTTTGCATTACTCAAACAACTTGCGTCAAGAAACAGTTTGCCCTTCATGTATTCCGCTAACTGAACAGAAGCAAGCATGATCAAATTATATTTTTTTGCTAATTTATCAAGTTCTCGACTATCTCTTACAAGTGATAAGTCTTGTCTAGCAGATGAAAAATCTCCTTCTTGAATTTTGAATGTGTCATATAGTACAGTATCATATCCATGTCTCAGAACATTTTCACGAATTTTCTTTTTTACTACCCTCATATCTGCGTCATTGATTGAGATAAATTTAACTCTTCCTTTATAATTCTCTCTCCAAAACTTCTGAACATCCGTTAGTTGTTCTCTGCTTTCTGCATTTATATCGCCAGATGTCATTTTCTTTTTTGTAAGTTTGAAATATCTATTGCGCTTTCCAAGTAACCAGACCATGAATTTTATTTTAAATTTTTTAATATTTTCCTCATTGGAGATAATAAGAATTTTTCGATCATAATGTAGAAGTGCCATAAGAACTGTAATCCACCATGTAGATTTACCTGCACTAGAGAAACCACCCATCATAGTAAGTGTTCCTTCAAGTAATCCCATTATCTGTCGTGATAGAAAAGGAAAACAGTTCATTTCCTCTCCGTTTTTATCATATCCTGCTACATCAAATGGAACACCATTCTCTTCCCCATCTTTACAAGATTCAATAAATTCATCATCAAAATCTATTTCTTCCTCTTCAAGAACTTTACTGCTATATCCTGTACCATAACTTGATATACGAGCTTCATACCAATCCGTGACTTCTTCAGCAGTCATTTTTCTAAATAACTTTAGTGGAACTACTTTCTTATCCCCTATCGTTATTTCTTGTAGAAGATTAAAACCATCCTTATACATATTCATCATAATATTCTCTCTATAAAGAATATCTATGTATGTATCAAAATTCTGAATATTGATAATATCAATCTGGTGTTGAATTGTTTCCCAGCCACCTTTATCCTCAAATTTTTCAATAACTTCTTGATTCATATTAGACAGAATGGTAATTTCATCCAGAGAATAAAATCCCTTCTTTCGTAAATTTTTCAATAAAGAAAAATAAAAAAGACCATCTGCTGTGACAAAATCTTTTTGCTCAAATGTTGTATCATCAAGCAGAAGCATATCTTTGAAGAAACAACTAATGACATTACCCTCTGTTTCAATCCTACCTTTTAATAATTGAGCAGGATACTTTTCTTTCACGCCTGTAATAAACTCACTTATGTCAATCACCTACACTTTCTTCAATTTCAGATAAACTTCTACGTTTATTTCTTCTCTTATAGTTTATAATTGGCATATCTACATTCACCTCTTTGGGCTTTTCAGGTTCTTTCATCTTAAAATCAGCAATATTATTTTTCAGTATTGCAGCGAAGTATCGAATCTTTGCATACTCACTTACAAAATCTTTTTCAAGAACCTTTGTTATATACTCTTTATTCTCTGTTAGATATGCCAAAATATGTTCATAAGAATATACCTCCAATAAAAGATTTATCTCTTTGAACAGTGCAGAATTCAGGACTTTATATCCAAATATCTGATTAATGCACTCATAAGTGTTATCTTTTACTTCTCTCTCGTGCAATACTTTTTGATACTCAGCTTCATTGCAATAGTAGGTGTTTTTACCACCTACTACTACTTTGAATGCCTCATTTCTATCTACTTTAGTACCGCACAGTCTGCATTTTACCAGCATGTGCCATACCTCACTAATTCATCATATCGTAAATTCTCTTTAATCCATCCTCGTCAACATCATTGAGTTTTCCGTACTCAGCAATTACATTCTTAACTGATGCTTTGAGTTCTGCATCCTTGCACTCCTTATACATCTTACGGATAACAGCATCTAAATCATCTGGATATGTAGATGTTTCCGTTGTCTCCTCAACTGGTGCGTCAATATCGTCAATATCATCCTCAATCGGATCTGACTCTACTGGCTTTTCTTCCTTAATTGGGACTGACTTCTTAGAAACAACTTTCTTTTGTTCAGATGATGTAGCATCAACACGACCATTCTTAAGTGCAGTTTCAATAGTATCAATAAATATCTGTCCCATATTTAACTGATCAAATGGAATATACTCAGGAATTGATAAATCCTTTAATCTACCACCTGCTTCTACAATCTCATTGCCACGGAAGTATAATCTACGCTCTGTCTCTTTAACATAACGCTTTGTGCTATCGCCTTCACCTTTCTCTTCGATTTCTCTGTCAATAAGTCCTGTTGCGATAATATCAAAGCAATCTGCAACTGCACTCTCATAATCAGCAATAAGAGAAGAACCTAATCTCTGAAAACCTTCCTCATCAAGCGAAGCCTTATCCTTAACCGTCTTTAACTTTGTATGACCAATCATCCAAGGCATAATTCCTGCATTATATAAGTCATTAAGGAACTTCTTTACAAGCTTTGCACATTCTTTCTCTCCATTTGTGTATCCACCATAAGCAGCTTTAATTGACTTAATTTTCTTTCCATTCTCAAGAATAGACAATCTGATTACCTCTGACTCTGCAATTCCAAAAAACTCTTCTGCACTATCGAAACACACCATCTCAACATTGTGCTCATTGCCTTTCTCTTTAATAAGCCAATCCTTAACCTCTACTAAATCTTTCCATGTATTAGCGTGAGTAGTAAAGATATTATCAATCATATTAGTACCATGCTCCATTCCGCATGATACGAGCAGTCCTTTTTCTGGATCTCCAAATTTTGCATTAATCATATCTGCCCACAAGCTTGTCTTACCAAACTTACGAACACCCATAATAAATCCTGTAATCTTATTAATCTCTGTTGCTGATCTCTGTAACATAGGTTTCTTCATTAATATAATTCCTCCATAATATTATTTAATTTTGAGAGAGGGCAAACGCCCTCATCTCTTTTAAAGCTCATCATCGTCATCTTCAAATAAATCTTCTGTACCATCTGGAAGTTCCTCTTCGAGTGGCTTTATAACCATATCATCCTCTGTGTACACCGTATCCTGTCTTCCTTTAGTAAATCCTCTTGCTGGCTTTAAGAACTGATACTCTCTGATTCTCTCTCCATATACATTTCCACCAAGCTCTGCACGAATATCATCCATAGTAATTAATCCGCACTCTAAATCATCTCTCTGTTCATCAGTGAGCATGTCCTCTGTAATCTCTGTTTTCTGTGCCCCATTCAACATATTAACAACAGCTCCATACTCCTTGAATGTATCATCATCAACCATAAATTTATGCTTAATTGACTCTGCTCTCTTCTTGGCTTTTTCATCTGCATCATCAGAAGGAACTGGAATTGTAATTGTAACTGGTACAGGAATATTACCCTTACGATTATTGTCATACTCCATCATGTAACCATTCACATAATACTTGCCCTTCTCCTCAACGCTCATATCATCTAAACTCTCAGAGTTAAATAAAATATTGATTGTTGCTGTAGATGACTCTTCTGCATCATCTGCTGCAAGATAAATACGATTGGGCACATAAGACTCATATACTCTCTCATTTTTATCTGAATACTGATACTCGCCATTTCCACGAATAAAGAATTTCTTATCAGAAAACTTTCCACTGTTAATTACCTTTTTGATAAAATCAATAAAATCCCACTCGGAAATAAACTCATGTCTTCTCTTATTACTCTTTTCAAGTTCGGCATTTACATCAGCTTCATTCTCAAGACTGATCTCTTTTAACTCTTCATCAGTAAGACTTGCACCCTCTTTAATCTTTTCAGCCGCCTTCTCAAGCTTATATCTACGACCAGGTTTCTCAAGGTCAACAATAAACTTCTTGAACTCTGCAATCTCCGCTAACTTTGGTGAAGTAAGTCTCTCCTTAAATGGAATCTTAATTGACTCGCCTTTGACCTTATTACCATTCTCATCTACACTGCTCTTAGTGAAACTATAGATATCTCCATGTCCATCACCGAAAGCACCTGCTGTTACTGTAAGCATATGACGATTATCACCACAAGCCACATTAAACATTAACTGTTTACGCACCCAACCAGACTCATAAGTTTTCTCAGTATCAGGATGAAACTTATCTGTCTCCTTTGGAATACTTAACTTTCCTGTCATTTCAAAATTCATTAAATGAATCCTCCTTATAATATGTAATAAAATTTTTTTGATAACTATATTTGAACAGTCTTGCGACTGGAACACAGAAGTTAATTTATATAAACATCTATGTATAATCAGTGATTTTTGAGTATAAAAACCCAAGGGTATGCTGTTCTTCCACCCAAACATGAATGCCATCCGCATTTATTTATTCTCTTTTTGTCACGGATTTTATATATTATTCGTGACATTTTGTTTTTGGAATTTTTGAACTGAATCGTTCAAGACTGATTAGATATTATCTAAGATATTTCCTGTTACTTCATACATTTCTAAATCATTTAATTCACACCATGATTCAAAGTTATCTCTCTGAACATACCAACCAACATTCATTCCGAGAAAATCATTCTCACCATTTCCATAAGAGACTACATTATATAATTCTCCGTTTAGAATGTCGTTTTCAAAGATTAATTTGCCATTTTTATCATGGCTGCCTGTACATCTACACAATGTCTTTGGATCTATTTCTTCAAAACCATCAGTTTCGCCATTAGAATAGAATATTGTTTCTGATTCAAATATCATATGGATTTCTTTGTCATACATATCTAAACCTTTTACATAATATCCACAAACCCATTGACCACTACTAATGCTCTTTGCTTTACATAGCTGCGTATCCAAGTTTATCACCTCTTAACTATGTATTCTCTGTCTTACTTGCTTCCCATAAACATTCCAATATATTAGTTTTGTTTTTATCTTGAAATTTATAATCCATTTCATAATCTGTAAAACTAATTGTTGCCTTTTTCTTATGCTCAATTTTTCCAGTTATAGAATTCCATTCATCCCAACAAGTAATCTCTATCTTTGCATCATTTAAATTTGAAATATCAATTCCGATATTTATACTTTCTGATTTATCTTTAATAGTGCCTTTTGCATCTATATGCATATTTTCTAATTTATCAAGAATAATATCTGATAAGTTTATAAGATCCTCTATATTTCTCACCTCCTCGAATTTCGCATGAAACAGTAAATTATTTATTTACTGTACAAATCAATCTGTTTCATCTTTTTAAGAAATAACTTCATCTCATATCCAGTAAGACCAACACATGTATTCCCAACTTTCTTTTCATCCATCAAATCTGGATCATAAGACTGTAAAATGTGTTTACCAGAACTTTTATGTAGAATATCTACAGATTGAGTAAAATTATATTTGCTATTTTTCCTCTCGTACCTTACACCATATTTATCCTCTTCGATTTTAACAAAACCAATCTCTTTTAACTTTTCGTCTACACTTTTAAATAACTTCATATAATTCTTCCTTTCACTTACTTATTCTCTATTTGATTTTTATTTTTATTGGAAATTGTGACTCGAATGAATCATAGATTATAAAACAATTCTATATGCAAGTTTCTTCGTAATAAAACCTGATTGGTGTAAGATCATACAAGATAAATGAATGTCATCATATATCAAATCTGTCATTGTGCAATTCGATAAGATACTGTAACCACGCATAGACTTTGACTTAAAATAAACAGCTTCACCATTATATTCTTCAAATGCTTTGCAATATGTATCCCAGTCTTCAACTTCAACAATTCGTGACTGATGATCTCTTATGATATTATCTTTATCAATACTCAAATTTGTCTCAATTACTTGAATCACATTCTTACCTCCCTCAACTATATATTCTCTGTTCTATGGTTCAATTCTGATAATTTCTTTACCAACCTTCTCAGCATATTTCACACAATTTGCTGTTCCACCTTTTGAACCATCCCAAACTGCAATAACTCTATCAGCTAAATCAACCATATATTCATTTCTTTTCTGCATTAACCAAGGCTTATATTCTTCATCAGATACCAACTTGACGATATCTGCTTTAGAAAGAATGTAATTGTATTGGTCAACACTTTCTTTAATCCACTTGCAGGAATGATTTTTACAAGGGATTGCACAATGCAGTTTAATATCATATCCCTCGTTTTTTAATTCTAATACTGCCAATGCAAATACCGTATCAACTCCAAGAGCCATTCCTGTAATTGCTTCCTCACAATTATTCTCTTTTAAAATTGATTTGAACTGCTCTTTTAATCTCTGCCACCGTGGATCAGATAGATTATATCCATATAATTTATTTGGTCTGTGACCTGTTACACATATTTTCAAGTTTTACCTCCTCAAGAAATGTCAGCTTACTTCGGTCTTGATTTTCATACTATATAATATTCATAACGTTTTGCAATCACTATATATAGTATATTATTTACTCTTCACCAACAAAAACTAATCTATCAATATATTCTCTGCCTTTGCCCTTGAAAATAGGGATATCTGCATCAATAATCCACTCATTTTCTAATTTAGAAGCATCTCTTAACTGTGCAATTGCCATAACTCCATCAGATTCAACAACAACCTTATTTTTTGTGCAACAGCTTCCTCGCTTCTGATAAATCGGTAAATCATTCCAGTTAATATCTTTCTGAGTCATAAGCATATCCTGAATATCATTACATGATTTATTCTGTAACTCTTTGTGTGAGAAATTGGCTTGACCTACCATCTGAATTGAATTACGAGAAGCGTCAAGTTGTCGCCAATAAAAGTTATTTGTTACCTCTTCTTTTGGAATATTAAAGCAACGAGCATCAAACATTGCACCCTTGTCAACTGCATTTAGTAATGTCTGAATATATTCCCATGTATCATCCTCATAGTTTGAAACACCATCCCATTTACTAAATCTATATTCGTCAACATAGTTTTCAAAAAATTTATTAAATGCCATCGTAGCCATACTTGCTGTAATACTACATAATTTATCAACTCTATAATCAAAGAAACAATCTGTATTTAACTTATCATAATCAACAAGAAGTAATGTGATTTCATCGCTCTGTTGATAAGATAATTTACAATTCTGAATATTTTCGCATAAATATTTAGCAGTATTCTGCATTGATTTTATAAAAACTTCATCAAACGGTCTTTTAAATCCTTTTGTGAAGCTATGTCCAGCTCTCATGTCTAGTCTCAAAATCACTGGCATTCTTCGCTGAAGATAATATCTATTCCTTTTTTCATAGCCTTTCATTCTTTCTGCGAGATCACTTCTATCCATATTATTTCTCCTTTATAGTTACCATCTGTTTGTATATCTACTATCTACAAACAACTCTTCCTTTGGTCTTGGGTTCATTAAATCGCTGCTATTTAATCTAAGTCGATTACCATAATATCCACTCCACGAACCACAACCCCATACATTTACCTTTCCGTCAAAAAAGATATCAGTAATTCGATATGCAGGTTTATCACAACATTGCCAATAACTGATTTTGAAGCAGTTATCCTTATTTACATTCTCTAAATGTTCTGGCACAGATTCCCAAATCTTACACTCGTCATTGATTTTCTTCAACGTATATCCTTTATCAAGCATCTCATTAGCTCTCTCAATTCTTTTGTGTCTTGTTTCACAAGCTAAAGCATCATCAGGTGCGTCAAATAATTTTCCACATTCAGAACATTTATATTTAATTACTTTCTCCAAGATTTCACCTCCTCGCATGAAATCGAAATTTACTGCGACTTTAATTTATCTAATGCCAACTGAAAAATATCAATCATATGTTGAATTTCATCTCTATCCCATACGATGACCAAATCTTTTTCTTCATAATCTGCCGTACTTGTATCACTTGGCTCTAACCAATCTTTACTAGACAAACGAATTGGAACGCCTTTATCTAATGATACATAACTTGGCATATGAATACATGTATGAAAGAATCCCCTTTCATCTCCACCACACATTAGATTAAAGCCACTGATTTCGATATCGTCATAACATTTATCTTTTAACCTATTTACTCTTTCTGCTGAAAAATCACTTACATTACTGAATATTGTTCCAGCAGGTTCGTATCCTAAATCTCTTGCTTTAATTAATCGCATTTATTTTCCTCCTATTTACTTCGTTTATCTCCAACTGATACTGTAATACGATTCATTATATTGATTGCCAGTTTCAACTTTATAACCAAGTTCCTCTAATTTCTTTCGTGTTTCAGGTTTTAAACAACCATCTTCACTGATTGAAAATTTGCCATCTGCAACCGCATCTCTAATCAATTTTGATAACTCTGCTAATTGCTGTGTCGTGCAACTATCAATTGCATTGTTTGTCATCTTATTTGCTTCTGATGCAGACGGAATAACATTCTTTGGTGAGTAAACTTCTGGTATAGAAGTGATGGGAGTAACTTTGTCTTCACAACAATCTATATCACTACAGCCTAAACAAAACCTATAACTTCTGCTATTTACTGGATATTTACAAGTCATTTATTCATCCTCCTTTTAAACTTGTTTATATAACGGATTTAGGAGCTTTCCCAATACCTTATTAACAGCCGCCTTGCCCATTTCTTTATTCCATATTTCACCTTGTCTAACCCTTGCAAAGAATAAAGCATATTCTGAAATATTATTCTCTACATCTTTGTAAAACTCTTCATCTTCTTCGCCATCGGCATATTCAGTTTTATATGTATTAAGAATTATTCCCGTTAAAATGGTTTTCGCTACTTGAATTAAATCATCTGCCGTCTCAGCTTGTTCTTTTGCTGATTTTACTTTTAGTGTTGATCTTTCTGGTACTGAGAAGTAATATAACTGCTTAAAATCTTGCTCTTTTGTGTCTTCAATATGAATTCCCATATATTCTAATGTAAGTACAGTTTTAAGATTTTCTTCAATCTGTTTTGAATTATTCTCTAATTCTATTGGTATTACCTCCTATATTCCAACATGAAATTGTTCATAGATTTTATTCATTTTTTCAATAATTTTTCTATTCATAATTTCATGGTCAATCAACTCTTCTACGATTTTTGCAGTAGCATACTGCGTCTGACTTCTAAGAATTTTACAAGCATTTTTCTTATACTCTTCTAAATCTTCTATAGAAGCACTTGCCAACATTGTATTTTCGTTTGTTAATCCTTGCATTACTGGTGGTGTTATCATTCATTTTACCTCCACACGAAACCGATAATTCCTACTTATTTATTCTCCTCTTACAGTCACTTCAGTTCGTCTATCATAAGCCCAATCAACATCAAATGAAGTCATATTATCTGTACTGACTACTTCGCCATTTTTAATTACAACTGGTTTACCTCTATATGGAACAAATACCATACATTCCATATCTTCACTATTTGCATACGACTTGAATATCGCCTGCAATATTCTATCCTGTTGTTCAATTATTGCTTTATATTCACTCAGATTTTTAGAAATATCCAAATATCTACTATGTGAAGCTTCACTTAAAAATCGAATATCAGTTTTAATCTTTTCAAGTGTTTCTAAAATTTTACTTAATGTTTTCATATATTTATTCTCCTCTCAACTTCTCTAAAATTAAAACAAGTTAATATCTTTTATATTTTTAGCCCATTCATACGCAACATATAATTGTCCATTAAAAATTCCATAAACAGGATGATTCCTATGTTCAAAATAATCTAAACAATAAAGCATCTCATTTTTTAAATCGTTTAAATCCTGTCCAACATCAACCTTACAAATTGTTGTATGTTCTCTCATTAATATCTCCTTAAATTCTCTGTTCAATTTCGCAAGAACCGATAATTCATCCTTAATCATGGATATCAAGCACTGTAATAAATCCATCCATATTATCTGTTATAGCCTGTTTATATTTTTCATCGAATTTTTCATCTTTGATGATATCTTTACCATTCCATGAATCTCTTGCAATAGCTGAACCGTCAGGAAGAATACATACGTAACATCCAAGCTTGTTAATATTTAAAACATCGCTTTGTTTTGCTCCATCAACAAGAATATATCCATCACCAAAACCCATATTCATAAACCAATCTTCCTCATGGTACATCCATTCAGGTGTAATATTCTCTTTTAATGTAGATAAAAGACTTGACCAAAACAATCTACCGTTTCTATCTTGTCTGTCATAATAACCCCAATTATAATATTCACTATTTGCAGATCCTTCTTCATCTACTTTTAGTTTTAATTCAGCCTTGTACCTGCCACCGATTCGATAATAATCCCATGTAAAAACTGGATAATCAATCTGTTTATCTTCTTCATCATCTGAGCCATATACAAGTTCTGAATTATATGGCTTCATAATTTCTGCAATTTTATTCTCACTTGGTAATTCTTTTGTGAGTAAATGAATACAATAATGCATTTAATTTCACCTCCTACTCTTATATTTTCCTTTCAAATTCCATAAGAAAAACCGATATTCCAAGTCTACTCTTCCTCATCAAAACTACAGATTTTACTAATATCTTCGAGGAAATCTTTTTCGTCAGGAAGACTACCAAGACTATATTCTGTAACAAATTTAACAGGATAATATTCTTTGGGATTTTCTCGATACTCTTTCTCTGCAATCGGTGTTAAAAAATAAAATCTTTCAGATTCATCTAGTGGTTCTTTATTAAAACCTTCGTATACTTCATAAGTATTCTTATCCAAATCAATAACATAAGCCCACTCACAGAAAAGGCTATCTGCTGCAAAGTTTAATGAGTTTTGCAACTTTGTTTTATTCTTAAACATAATTAGTTCTAAAATATCTCCACCTGTATCTCTTGATAATTCTGGATAAAACTTCTGCCAAGAAAATCTTGGATTATCCTTCCTTGCTTCATCAATATTCTTATTTATCTCATCAAAATCTTCCTTAGACAAATATGTACAATCATTTACTGCATTTCTTAATTCGTTAATATTTATCCCCTTAAGATATTTAAGCAACTGTACACCTAAACCTTCAGGATACCCATCCCACTGTCCATACTGTGCAACCTTATATTCTCCGTTACTATATACAATTGTTAAATTTCGTGTGCCCATTTGTACCTCCTGTTCTTATATTCTCTGTAAAAATTTCCAAGGGAAACGAATCTTTCTTGTTTTCAGTTCACATCATTATGTGTTTCGCCATCTGAGTAATAAATATTCCAATCCTTGAACAACTCAATTAACTTATCATTATCCCAATCATATTCATTACAATGTGTAATGGCGATTGATTTTTTATCTCCAAAGTTTCCTATATCATTAGAGCATCTACCATATAATTCTTCTAAATCAAGTGTTCCATATCTCAATGTATCTTGGAATGGGTTTGGCACATTTGTTTTATCAAACATATATTCGTTGATAAATCTCTTATTACATTCAGATGGGAATTTACCAGCACCATGTCTCGTTAAATAAGTACGAGATACATAACAAGTTTCAATATTTATCTCATCATTCCATTCAACATTTTCAATTATTCTCTTGGGATTTTTAATACCTGTATTAGACGGTGTTAGATGTGGAAAATATTCTGTGTTGTTCTGATCAAGCAATAAACCTTGCGCAGCTTCAAATACAATATTGTCAAACTGATTTAAGAAATAATTATCTGATATAGCCAATGAGTGATTATTCATAAAATCCCAATCATCTAAAAAGTGTTCAAATATACCATTATCAAGGAATATTCTTGACCATTCATCTGTTAATATAATATTCTCTCTTTCAAATTGTTCTAAGTAATATTCCCTGATATGATTATCTACATCAGTTATGCCAGCTTTATATCTTTTGATAGTTTCAAAAATTCCCAAGCCACAACTACCATGTTTATTTTTCCCACGATTTTCCTCTATAATCTGATTTGCCATCATATCAAAAGGTGTAGTCAACATACAATCTTGATTGATATAAACATTTGGGACATATCCTAATTTCATCAATTCATCATATTCCTGCTTAAAAATAATTGGATTAACAATAAAATCCTCAGATAAATATGTACTTGCGTGATTGAATGTTCCAGATCCAAAATGATGAAAGACATGTCTGATTCCATCAGGCGTTATTACGGTATGTCCTCTCTGAGCACCACCATTTGAACAAACAACAATACTATTAGGTTTCTGCGAAAAATAATCTGTCACTAATCCTTTTCCTTCATCGCCCCAATTCGATCCCACAACAATCTTAATGTCTTTCATCTTTTAAATCTCCTACCTTACCAAACATACCATTTAAAAAATTGTTCATCATATTTATTTCCTCCTATGATATAAAATTATTGTTTACAATTACTTATTCTCTTAACTACGACATTCTCATCACTTCTTCTTTGTCAGCTTCTGATAATGTCAATCCTGCTTTAATCCAAGCCTCTGTCTGTTCATCAATTTTCTTCTTATATCCACCTTGAATTATCCCATTTTCACTTAGCAACCTCTTACAATTCTCATACTGAATATCATTTGTCTCACGAGCATTTCTAAGATTACTTTCTAAGCAACGAATAATATCAATCAGTTCATCTTTCGTCATAGACTTTAATGTACTGTCTGAATATGTTTTTCTTCCATCACCTATTGGCATATAGTTATTCTCCTAATCTTTAGAAATCCCAATTCCACTTACATGAAAACTTGTAACTTTACCATCAACCATCTCAACACTTTCTTCTGTGCCGCCATGCCAAACAAGACCAACGCCTGTAATATACATACCATTTTCATCTTCAATCAATTCAACTTCTTGCGTTGCTCCAATAGGAAGAAACTGACCATCACTACACGGTATCTCAATCGGAATATTCTTTACATTTTTATAGGCATTTCTAATTGCTTCTTTGGAATATATCACACCGTTCAAATCAGGCTTATCAACTGGAATTGGAATTTTAAATGTCACTTTTATATTCTCTGTTCTCATGCATTTATTCTCCTATTCGTAATCTTCTGGATGTTCTTTATAGTCATCTACTACACTTTTCATATACCTATAATAATCTCTTACAGAATCACTACTTTTAGAAAATCCACTTGTCACTTCGTATCCATTATCGAACACTGCAAAAGTTAAGAAACCTGAGCTATCTAGTCCTACTTCTATGTCACAGCCTTTATATTTACCCTTCATACAGTAGTTCTCCTATTTCTTTTATGTTCCTTATATAAAGCATTTAATTCCTGCTCTAATTTCTTTTTCTCCATAGGATTTTTACAATACTTTATTCTCTTCTTAAGAGTAGATATATCTTGTTTTGGTGGTTCAGAAACAACTGCCAAATCTTCTAAAATGTCAAATTCTTTAGCTGTCTTAAGTAAATCTTCAAACCAGCCTCCTTGTGACTCTGCTTTTAAATCCTTACATTCTTGTTCAAATAAATCCTTATATTCTTGTTCAATTTCATTTTGTATTCGAGCTTCTATCGTTGCACTTATTATTTTTCCTATTTTGTCCATCTGCTGACCAACTATTAAAGCATCTGTAACAGCATTTGTAGCAGTGTTTATTATTTCAAATTTATCATGTGCCTCTGAGATATCAATCACCTCCAATCTGTCCAAACAAAAGAAAAAATTCTTGCTAATCTAACCACCTATTATCCAAATAGTAGAACCCAAATACCATTCCACCAATTAAAATTACCCAAAAGATCCAGAAAGCAATCATACCTGCATTAGACTGCAAATAGTCTACTGTATCATTAATATTCATGTCCTTGTAGAATTCCGTCTTATTGATTGTATGATTATCTAATTTTGTAAAAATTGTTCCTGTATACTTTGTTTTACTACCATAATAGACATATCTAACATGATAATCACCATCAATCGTATCAATATAATTCTCATATGGTTTATAGATTTGACCATAATCAAATTCAATTCCAAGAAAAGTTACCTTATTACAATGTTTGCTATCACTGTCATATAAATCCCAAGTCCAATATTCCTCTTCATGACTGCCAATTACATTTCCATCCTTGTCATACTCGTATACTGTTTTTGTATGTTTTGTGTAGTGTTCCTCATCTTTTACTACACTCATATATTCTCCACCAATTTCAGGATATGTAACTGTATCTACTGCTTTCAAATCACCATATACAAACGCATTACCAACATTTGTGTCCATTCCGTATTGGAACATTTCTTGACTTTCTATCTTAACAGCTTTGTTATAAATTTCATTTTTATCCATTTGGTGTTCTGAAATCTTTGAAGAAATCAGAATACCAAACAGAATCATAACTGCAATGATAGAAATACTAGCCAAAATTTCACGTTTTGTTATTTCAAAATCACCAAAATCAAAACTTTTTCTACCATATTTCATAGACTAATCCTCTTTGAACAATGACTGTGGAGCATCAACTGGCGCATTGTAATCCAAATACTCATATTCCTGCACTTCATATCCAAGCAATCCAAGGAAATATCTTATATGGAGCTTTCTTACATATCTCTTGTATTCCTTAACCTGCTTATTGTAATTGCTGCGATGCTCTGCAATCATATTTTCTGTCATAGATAACTCATTCATAAGAGTCTTATAGTTTTCATTGGATTTCAATTCAGGATATGCTTCTGCAATTGCTGTAATAGCTGTTGTTACATTCTCAATATCTCCTGTTGAACCACGACCATCGGCAACTGCTGTCAATGTATCAGCTTCATGTTTATCGTACTGTTTTACACAATCAGCAAGGTTATACACAAGGTCAACTCTTCGCTTTTCCTGTACCTTAATATCTGATGATGCTGTATTTACCTGCTCCTCAAGTGCAACAGCCTTATTCTGTATACTCTGTACACCAAATACAATCATCAAAATAACTGCTAATACTCCTACGCCAATAATTACTGGCACTTTCCAATTTGTGTTCTTCATTCTTGATCTCCTTTATATGTAATTTTTTATTAGTTACACTGTAATATTCTCTTATTTGTTGGATTCCCATAACCGAACGGCTTAGATATGATTAAAAATTTTCAAAAGAAAGATTGGTTTACTGCTACTCTTTATTTTTACATGTAATGGTTGTTTCATTAGTTCTCAATGGTGTTCCTATTGTTATTTCTCTAGGAATCATCTGATCATTATTGCTACTACAATACACAACATTGTCTCTTCAATTCAACGGAGTTGTTGTAATGGTAGTTTTATTAAAGTTTCCATCTGAATATCCTGCCTGGTATACTTCGTCTAAAATTTCTTTTAATCTATCTTTCGTAATTACTACGCTATTATTATCGTTCTCACATTCCTTAAAATCAAAATATACTACTGGTTTCATAATTACACCTCTCCTAAATCATTAAACTCTCTACCTTCAATGATATTTTGGACACATGCTTTACATTTTTCTAAAGCAAAAGCATATGCGTTATTATAGATAAGTTTGTCATGCTCTGCCGTTGGGTTATCGTATACACTATCAATAGCTTCATCAATACCATCTATAAACCTGCAAAGTCTTTCAATTACTTCATTATTGGCAAACGCTTCATTATATAGTTTTTCAGTCGCTCTTAAACCTCTTGATTTATTCGCATATTCAAAAGCTCTCAATTCATCTTTTCCAAGCCATTTCTGAAAAGCACCACAATCATCACAATAAAGTCCTGTATTATTACCTTTTACTTCCATATGTAATGAAATACTTCCACATTTCTTACAACAATTCTGATACATATTTTCACCTCCAGTATGTTATTCTCCAAACTCACAAGTGTCACATGTTGAAAAGTATTTATCATGGTCTATGCAGCATTGTGGTCTATCATCATTTTTATCAGTCTCAGTAGTCTCTTTCTCATCCATAATTGCACCACAATTAGGGCAATACTTTGATTTCAACTTCTGGTTCGCATAATACAGTTTATATATTTTTTTATTACAAACTGAGCAATATACACCTTCATTTGCGCATTCATCTAATGCAACCCAATGACCATGCTTTCTATCAGTCTCTTTTATATTGTCTTTTACATCGTCCATTGGAACTGTCATAGTTCCTGCTATAACATTGGCATTAAGAAACTTTGATAAAACATCTCCAAGTATTAACTCTACGTTATCTACAAGTATTTCATTATTTGGCATATATGACCTGTGATATTCTAACCATTCATTTATTGTATAAACTTCTATATTGGTCAATATACCCATTTTCTCTGCCATACTCATAAGATTGTTTTTATTATTCATTGTAGATGTAATAATCGGTTTTCCTGTTACATATGCTGTTGAAATAAGCATTGCCGTTTTACCAGTCGCACGTCCATGATTTATAATTCTCATATTTTTCACCTCTTATTCTTCACTCACAATCTCATAAATAATATCGTTATGATAATAACCATATTGATCTTTAATTGAATCTTTCAGAACATGTTTCGTTCCATTATGTCTCTCGATAAAGCTATCATATCCTCTACAAGCAGGATTGCCACCAACAGCTCTCCATTCAACTCTATGTAATGTTTTAATCAGTTCTTCTAATTTATCGAATACGTCCCTACCAACCAAGATATTTCCTCTATCAAATGAGAATAATCCAAAATTATACGCTTTAGACGCATACCAATCAACGGAATACCCTAAATAACCAATCAGTTTTTCGTTCTTATCAATTATTGCATATTGAAACTGGCTCTCATTTGGGCATTCTACAATTTCAGGACTCCAATTACACATGCAGCCAGTTTCATACATCATATCTTGTGTATAATAACATTTCTGAAATTCTTTCTTGATCTGTTCTCTATATAAAATTGCAGGTACTAACACCTAATCGCCTCTTTTCTATATCCAAGGATATGTTGCTTTCCTGTGAAGTTACTCAGATAAAATCTTCTGGAACATGTCATCTACTGAGTCCAATAAGTCATATCTCTTATCAAATACTGCTGTTGAACTTCTTGCAAATTTACGCTCAACCATGTCGATGTAGTAAGTCATTGTTCCATCATCGCCCATATAGAATTCATTCCATTCATCATCAGACATCAATCTTCTAACATTCAATTGGTCGATTGCAAGATTGTCAAAGCTAACAACCTTAAACTTTTCAATAATATTTGCAAGATTTTCATATAGCCAATTCTGCTTTACAACAATGTTTTCATAATCTTCTGAATAAAAATCATCACCACGTCTTAAATGTTTATAACCAAGAATCAGTATCTTCGGATTATTATTCTCTAAAGCTTCTACATCCGATGGCTTTAATACTCCGTTGATTACATGAATGACCGCATTTGGATATTTCTTAATAAGTTCGATAAATTTTTCTGTGGGATTTACAAGCGATACACCAAGACCATAGATAAGTTTTTCATCAACAAGCTTTTTAATAAGTTCTTGTTTTTTCTCAAAATGAATCTGATTTACCGTCATGTTTACAATAACTTTTCTATCTTTGAGTTTCTGTAAGAATGGAATTAAGTTAGGATGACTTGTAGCGTCTCCACCACCAAGAGCAACTTCCTGATATGGATGAAGTGTGTTAATGAATTTCTCATTCAAAATATCTCCAAATTTTCCATCTGTTGTGCTACCTTCATGGCAGAATGGACATCCCATATCGCAAAAATTACAAATTTTTATATCCATATTCTCTGCAAAAGCTGGTACAAACTCATCATCTTCTGTTTCTCTAATCTTTGTTCCATCGCTCAAAATTGTAGTTTTAAAGTTACCATTTATGTATCTTCCTAATAATTCCATTCTTTGAATCCTCCAAATTTTTATTTAATCATGACCATAATATCCAAATGCATATACAGTCTCGCCATTTGCTCCTGTATAAGATTCTTCAAAAGTCTCATACTCTTCAGAAACATTGTTCCAATATTCTTCAGAAGTACAATAATCTGATTCTTCTAAAACACGATTAAATTCATCGTCATTATTCCAATCTACGCCAAGATATTTCGGTTCTTTTGTTCTCCAATTCATTGCTTGTTTGAATTTTTCAATCATTTCTTCTTTTGTGTACAGTTTGTGAGAACCCCATCTTTCTATATACATATTCCCCTTTTCAAACTCATCGTATTCTTTTTCGCTACACATTGTAAGTGAATGTATGCTTGATGAGTTAGTTTCAAATACTCCTCGTCTAATCTGTCTTTTCATATCATTAGTTTCCTTTCATATAAACTTCATAATTATCGAATTCTGGTTTTAAACCACCGTAATTTGTATAAGTACCCCAACTTGTTTCTTCTTCGCCTTCGTTGACATACATTCTGTCACTAAACACATCTGAATTATCATTACCTGTAATAATGACCGAATTGCCAAATAAGTATCTAAATAGTTTATCTGAATCCGATAATACATCATTGACAAAATCTTTTGTTTCACATGAATGATCAATGTAACCATCAATATCATAATAATATCTAGTTTTACCACCATATTCCCATGATTTTACTTTTAGTTCTGGGAGAGTGTATTCAATATTATTGCTATCTAAAATATCCTTTAACTTCTGTAAATTTTCATCCGCCTCATCTTTATCAAAACTTAAAATCGCAGTAATTAAATATGAAGCCTTATTATATAAACTATCATATTCATCATTTTCCCAACCAAATTCGCCAATTTCAAAATCAATATGACTAAATAAATTATGCCTATACTCACTTTTTGTAATACAAATCGCATGTGTACTACTTGAATTAGTTTCAAAAGCACCTCTTCTAACCTGTCTCTTCAATTTTTTCTTACCTCCTTGCTTTAATATTCTCTCTTTTATTGCGGAATTATTATCTCAAAAATATACATATCCACACTACAATTACGCTAATTAACCAAAACACTCTCGCAAGATCCTGTACTTTTTCAGATGCTTCAATCTGTAGTCCCCAAAAGAACATCATTGCGATACAAGCCAATATCTCTACAACTTCTACTGGTGTTAAATTACTCACTATTATTTCTCCTTTAAATATTCACAAGAAACCTGAATTTACTGTTACTGCATATCATTTAATTCTTTATTAATATCTTTCTCAACTTCTCTTCTATATTTCTTTTTAAATAATCTACGATTCTTCTTTTTCATCTTTCTCCAACCATTGTGATTATTTGCCCAACAAGCATAATCATGGGAGAACCAAGATTGATGATTTTCAGAAAATTGTCGTCTTTTAATCTCTGATCTCATAAAGCTCCTCTACTTACAATTCCTAAGTTCAACACTGTAGTCATCCTTAACATCAATAGTGACTTCTCTCTGAAATTTTCCTTCCTTATCATAGAGGGATAAATAATATCTGTTACCACGCTGCTCTAAGTCAAGATTCTCATTCTCAAATAATAATACTCGTCTCTGCCTCTGTATTGGTTTATTCTCTACCTTCAAATTATTTATTGCTTCTTTTGAACCGACAAAGATTGGTGATTTTAATTCTTCAAGAATACAACTAATATCATTGTCCAACCGATCATCATCTTTTGTATGTTTATCAACTGCTTTGATTACGTCTTTCTCAAACAATAATCTGTTCTCCATTTTAATATTCTCCTTTCCATTCATCCAACCAATAGAAACTGTTAATCTGATTATCAAGCTTTCTAACCTGTTCTCTTAGTTCAACTTCTTTCTTCTTACTATCTGTTCTCTGACACTTCTTCCATAATTCTTTACGCTGCTTAGTCAGCTCATTGTACTTATCAGATACACCAATCTCTTCTACAACAGAAATTTCAATCTTTTCACCACAATGAGGACAGAACTGGATTGGATAATTATCTGTCTGCTCCCATTCGTCTTCATAAGATGTGATAACTTCTGTATATGAAGTACAAAATTGTGGAATAGAAACACCATCATCTTCATATTCTCCACCAATATCATTTATATCTTCATCTGTAAATACAATAGCTTTATCATTCTGAATTTCATCGCAACAATATGTAAATGGTTTATACTTATATGAGTGAGTATCATTGAATTTTAATTTGATTAATTTTATCTTCATTTCTTTATTTATTCTCCTAATTCCCTTCCACACCATTTTTGTATTATTTAAAATTCTGATGAGTGATTATATCCTCACCATTCAGGTGCAAAATCACCTGCAATCTTTCGATTGATTAAGTAGCATTTAAGCTACTTTATTATTCTCTGAATCATTCTTACTTTGTTCATACTTTTCAGAGATATCATAATATTCTCTTGCTTCCTGTTTACTCTTTTCAGTAACTTGTCCACTTTCCATCCAAAGAGTTGACATTGCTATATTTCTGGCAGCATTAAAATCAGCATTAAAACCAGTTTTCTCATATTTTTTATGACTATCACAATTTTCATTTGCACATTCAAAAACTGACTGTGACTTTCTCTGACCAAACTCCCAATTACCACATACACTGCAAATCTGTGATGTATAACAAGGATTGATTTTTCTTACTTCAATTCCGTACTTAGCTGCTTTATATGTAATATAATCTTGAAGTTTATAATAACTCCAATTTCTCAGGATAAAATCGCTTGTATCATATCCTGTTAAATTTTCAATATTTATGTATTTAGCGTTATGTTTTAAAGCAAAATCAACGACTCTTTTACTTATCATATGACAATATGTTTCAACAAAATGTGCTTCTGCTTTCTGTAATCTCTCTAATGCTTTCAGCTTCTTTGCCCTGCCATGACCGCCAGAAGTATTTCTCAATGACTTCTGTAATCTTCTTCTTTGAGCTTGCATTTTAGTTCTTATTCTTAGAAAGTCATCTGCATTTCCAATCGCTAATCTCTCATACAGATTATTATTCAAAGCGCACATCGCAGGAACTGCAATACCTAAATCAACACCTACTACTGTATTCTCGTCCAACTCTCGAAGCTGTTTTGGAATAGATATTGAGAGATTCAAAATAATTGACTTGCCATCAATCTCAATGCTACTTCCTTGCACTTTATAATTCTCTTCTAAGATATTCTGTATAACGGATCTTAATTCTAATGACCTATGCGGATTACCAAATACAATCTTAAACACAATTTTATTAACCCATTTGATATATACCGCTAAATCAGAATCATTAATCTTATCCAAGAAATCCTGATAAGTTTCATATTCATGATAAAAAGTTAGGCTTCTGCCTCTTGTCATCAGCGGATTAGTTCTCTTGTAATTTGTTACTGTTCTCTCGCCCTTTGCCAATCCATTCTTCAAAGCTGTACTGAAATCCTGTTTGACTTTCTGAGTAACTGCTGATGGAGTATCTACGCCAGTTGCAAAATCAATATCTTTTAAAATAATATTGGAGTTTGTCATTATTTCTTTCTGTCTTGCTTTGAATTCTTCATTCTTAATATCACGATTGTATTTGTAATATTCACTCATGAGCTGTCCCATAAGCAGGTTACAAGCCTGATGCTGAGCATATTGACCATTTCTAATAAAATCGTATACTCTATTAATTTCTGCCTTATCTCCGACTGGAAATAATTTAATTTTTCTACAAATTGTCATTCTATTGTTTTCCATAATTTGCAAATCTCCTTTATATTTTTTGTAATTTATATACATCTAAAACGGAACAATTAAAAATTCCTGAGATATTATAAGTTTTATATCCATGTAGTTTTTATGTATCTAAAACATATGACTGAATGTAAATGTATATATCTGTGTTTTATATCCATGTAATTTTATATGTATCTAAAGCAGAAACGGCTGCAAAGACACCTTGACATTCGTTTTATATCCATGTAATTTTATATGCATCTAAAACCTCAAAATTATTACACAGATTTTCAATGAGTCGCATTGCGCTCACGATTCGGCAGTAAAATCTACCGCAATAGAATTGATTTTAATTTCATTTATATGTTCTCTTAATGAAATGTAATTTTATTTCCAAAAACGCATTAACAATAAATCGCAGGATGGAAACAGTTTTGTTAGCATGTAATTTTATATACTTCCAAAACCTCAAATTACATACAAATTACATACTTTTCAGCGAGTGATATATTCCTCACTATTCGGACTCAAAATAGCCCGTAGTCATAAGACTAATTGTTATAGGATAAACTGGCTTGAATTAGCCAAATAGATTTGTTACAATAGAACAAATATAGTTTATCCTATATTTTATTCTCTGTAGAGCAGATTGTTATGTCGCCAAACTTGTGCAATCTGTTCTACTGATCAACATATATCCGATTGTCAGGTGAATCATAATCACAACGGTTACACATATTTGCTCTCCTAATTTATCAATCTAATTTCTCGAAAATCATCATCGGCTTTTACACCATTAATATAAGCATACCAACCTCTAAGACCTTCTCCCTTAGAGATTGGATATTTATGCTTAATATTCATAACAACTTCGTAATCGTCTGGATAGTTTTCAAGAATAGACTTCAAATCACCAACTAAAATACTACTCATATAACTATTCTCCAAAAATAATCTTCTTAGCCCAATTCATAGTTACAGAACCACACATCTTACCAAAGAATTCACCTGCTTCAACAACTAATTCATTCTCTTCTTTTACACAATCCTCAAAAATTCTCTTTGGTAAATTCTGTGCAACAATTCTCATGTCTTGTGGCTCAATCTTTTGAGGTAAAACACCTTCATCAATCATCTTGTATAATTCTTTTTGGACACGATTTTTTGTAACAATCTGCTCCACAATCTCAGAAGCCTTTGCTTTAGCTGCTAATTTTTGAGGATCTTCTACTTTCTGTCTGTGATTATCTTTCTTGATTTCACTAAACTGCGAATTTACAATCTTTAATACAAATGGAGTTCGTGAGTTTGGATTGTTAAGTTCTGTCTGATTCTTAACAACAATTCCTTCGGGAATATCGACTGCGATATCTGACTTATGCATAAACGACATACAATGTTCCCATGAGATAAATTCTCCATCATAAAATGTCTGCACATATCTCAAATTTAATTCATTAGCAAGCCTCTTAACCTCTGATTGTGGTAAATAACATTCATTTTCTTTGTCATATACATCATAAAAGTAAAACTTCTTATATGCATCCTGAATATACTTAATAGTGTGAGATGTCAACCATTCTCCAAAGAATACATAGTTTGGATATTTTGAAAATGGTTCAACAGCCAATGTCTGCACCCAATTCCAAAATCCATTTAATGTATTGTTATAATCAAGAGTCTGCCTTCTCGAAAATGCAACTAACTTATTTGTTTCTTTATCATAAGCAATAGCTGAATTGCTTCCATCTACCTTTTCCTGAATTACAATATGATCTCCTACATGGAAACCACCTGTATTCGCTACTGTTAATTCCGTATCTTCTTTGATACGTGATATATCCATAAATTTCTTTTGTTCCATTTTCAGTACCTCTCTTTCTATTTCCTATGTATTTATTCTCTTATCTCAGCTCAATTTCGCCGAATTTTAATGTATCATCTTCGAATACTTTATTGCCAAGATAATATCCAATTAGTCCACTTGATGTCCTTGCATTTTCAAATACTGATACTTTACATTGGTCTGCTAACCTATTAATAGTATCTTTATTAGCGAATATATACGGATAATAGTTTTCATCGCCCGTATTATTTCTTACGGTTTCTTGCTGTTCGTACATATTCTTTCTTAATACACTTTCATCTATTTCTTTAACTATTGAAAATTTACTCATTTATCTCCTTTCCGAAAGAAATGCTTCTTTCTTGTTCTCCTTCTATGCAACAATTTGTCTGTAAAATATTCAGTCTTCATTAATGCTTTATCAGTAATTTCATTAATGTCCTCCATTAGATTTTGACAAGACTCGCAGTGTCGCAAATAATATAAAATTAAATATTGATTCTTTAAAATTTGTGCTAAAGCCTTATTTTTAATCATTTATTCTCCCATCTGATTTACAATACTCTGTAACTTGTCAACATATATCTGAGCTTCTTCTTTATCTAATTTTTTAATATCTGACGGAATAATGACAATTTCCGCTTCACCAAATATCTGATTGTCAAAAAATGCCCTTTCATACTAAACTATTACATCTACATAAAGTTGTTCTGGATCAAATTGTAAACAAATCACATCACCTTTCTGTGGATGCAGTTTTCTCACCTTAATAAGTGTATGCTTGAATAACTTCTTTTTCTGTCTTTTGTTCATATTGTTATTCTCCTTCGAATATTACTCTTATTGGCTTTATAGCTTCATCATTTGTTGGTATAAGAAACACTTTGTCATTTTCAATCTGACCTTTGAATATTTTTGGAGCTTCAACAAATGTAACTCTTTTTGAGCTATCACTATCCAACCATTTTTTAAACTTTTTAAGATTTTCTTTTTCAGAAATTGCAGCACATGGACTTACTTTATCTATTAACTCTAAAAATTTTTGTCTTTCATCTTGTGATAACTCCATACTGTTATTCTCCTATTTCTACATGATCATTATCCAACAAACCAAATTTTCGTAAATAATACTGTTTAGTTTTATCATCGACTCTACAATAAAAATTATGTCTTCCTGACTTCTGCAAAGATAATGTATTGATATTAAGCTCTTCGTTCATAATAATAAGTAATTCATTTAATGTAATATCATAACAATGAAATGTTTCGCCTATCAGAAGCTTATAGTATTTTTTCTCTAATTCTGTTATTTTTGCCATATTGGCACCATCCTACTCTTCTATATATTCCAATATCCAACTGTCATATTTATTTTCTTTAATCAACTGCCGATATAAATTTATCCATTCTTGTGCTGAAAGACCTTTGTACTTCCAAACGCATTCTTTCCAATGTCTGTGTATAAAATGACCTCTTGTTTTTAACTCAATACATTTCACACATTTATCGTATAATTTCTTGGAATACCAATTCGATCTCCTTCTATTCCAGCCATTAATCCCGTCATCTATAAATGCTTCAGTCGGATCATATCTGCTTCTCATATCAGTAAGAGTTCTGTCGTATAACTCAGTTTTTGCATTGTATAAACAATGAAGCAGAAAATAGATGTCTTCATAATCATTTTTAAAATTCCATTCTTCAATATTTAAATCAAAATACATTATTCTTCATTCCTTACTACATTAAACTTAATTGGTAACATAGCCGTAAATCTACTCTTCATCCAAGGTTTTTCTTTTGTTGCAAATTCATCACCAAATTCTTCTGCCAATACAAAATCTCCGACAGTGTAGACAATAGAATATCCAGTTAAATCTTTTAGAATCTCCTTATTTACATTACAGGTTTTAAGATGAATCATTTTATCTATGCACTCACCCATTAAATCTTGAAAGAATACAAACGTTCCATCACAATTGCAACGCTGCATTGTGAAATATTCAAAATCTGCATCTGGATCATGCTTAATAATTACATTAAAATAAGGTTTGTCACCTTTAAGATAAGGTACATCTGCTAAAATTTTTCCATTTTTGGTGTAATTAACAACCGTAAATAACTCTCGTATATCCTGCTCAATCATAGATTCATATTTATTATTCTCCATGCCATTGCACTGACCTGATGCAATTCGTTCTTTTACAAATTCTAATGATTTACCCATAAATTTCTCCTAATTACTCAATCTGTATTTGTCATATTTATACATTGAACAATCTTCACAGTACAGATTTTGCTCTTTGCAATCTTCACAATCAAAACATCCACCATAAATGCCACCATTTTCATTCATCTTACAGGTATTACATTTACAAGTTTCACATGATGTATTCACTCAATCACCTCCTCGAATGAAACGTGGTTTCCCTTGCTTTTCAATCTCCGAAAGCCCTGACTTTAAGGCATTTCAGAGATTGAGATTTTTAATTTACTGTACAAATAGCTTAACGCTCGATAAATCATCAGCATTAAGCACAATTTCTTCCTTGTTGTACATTTTTCTTACTTTATTCTCTGCATCTTCCTCGTTATCGGCTTCTACCTCTACGATTCTACTTAATAATTCTTCTATATTAACTTTGTATTTCATATACGCTCTCCTAAATCAATACAAGCTTTGTATAATCAGGTTTTAGATTACTTTTGTGCCAAACAGCGTGCATATATTCGATAGAATCTGTACTGCCACGCTTAGGTACTCCATCTTTATCAAAAATCGTATATCCATCTTTATCCTTCTTATCTGTAAAACCAATTCTGATATGATGCACAAAAGCCCATTCAGGCATATATTTTTCAAAGAACCATTCTCTTGATTGGCTACCAAAGAAATTAAGTCGAAGTAACATAATCACATATCCATCATCATCTACATCCTGCAACGCTTTTTCTATAATATCCGTTGCAATAGCAAACGGTGGATTTGTAATAATGATATTAGGTTTATAAGGTAACTTTTCCTTTAAATAATCGCACTTATTTTCAGCAAAACTATCTTCTCGTAAATCATATGTATGTATTTCACAATCCCCATAAATATTCTTAATGGCTGTTGGATAGCTCATAGGGTGATATGCATCTTTGTCTGTTTTGGGATTACCTCCTGAAGTTGGATCAACGATAATAGAATTGTTCCAGTTTAAAGGAACAACTTTTTGAAATGATTTTAAAAATAATTCGATATCACTAATAGGAGTGACATAATAATCTGCAATATGTTCATCTCTTGCATTACTTCTATTTGTACTACTCAAATTTGTTCACCAATAGTAGCTGCGCAGCTTTACTCACATGTGAACATTTATCCTTTCTTTAATTGTACTTACTTTGTTATATTCTCTGTTACTTCTTTCTAATACTCCATAAATAAGGACTACTACATCCACAATGATGAATACCATCTCCAAGAACACATCTTCTACAATCTTCATATTCTTCATGTGTACTACAATACTCTTTAACTGTATTTATAGCATTTATAATTTCTTCATTTATGGATTCTGGTTCAATATACTCTCTTTCTTCAATTCTCATAATCAATCACCTTTGTCCTGAATATTGTATAGTTTTCGTGACAAGCCAAGAAACCAAAAATTCATCTTACTTTTGTAAATTCTTTAGTCTCTTATGACTCAACACATTTAGTGTATCTTCAATACCTTTATAATAAGCAGACTTCATATCTGGATTATCATAATCTTTTGCTTTATCAAAAACTTCTTTTATGTATTTTTCTTCGTCTTTCTTATCTATAGATAATCTCTTGATTTTACCAATACAATCATCACATATATCCAATCTATTAAAAAGTTTATTCCAAATTCGACAGCCATTTACATATCCTGTAAATCGGATATCTGTTTTTAATATATTTCCACAAATATCGCATACTCGATAATTTATCTTTGACATCAAATCACCTCTTGTTCTTACTCATAAATTCATTCAGAATATTATTCTTTTCGTCATCATCGTAAGAAACACACCAATATCTTTGAAGATTTAATACATGTTCTACTTGCTTCTTTGAAAATAAATACAAATGATCAGTGACAACACTAATTCTTTTGCTTCTATCTGGATGACAACTACCACCGAAAAGACACTGACACATGTTTATGTTATATTCACAAATTGGACATTTCTCTGTATTGTTTTTCTTTTTAAATAATTTGAACATATTTTTACCTCCTCAAGAAACCAAATTTCTTGTTAGTTTTTATCCAAATAAACTATATTATCTACATTATAATGAAATTCACCTATCTCTCCGTTAAAACTACCTTTGACATACCAAGCATAAGGACTGATACCTTCATTCATTTTCTCTGCAAGTTTATCAGTTTTTCTTTGATGCTCGTCAGCTTCATTCTGCATAGATAATTTTTGAGAATCCCATATAAGATTTGGAATTGTGTCTACACACTTTCTATACATTTCAGACTCTTTTATATATTCTCTTATCACTTTTGTCATTTTGAGAATATTGTCTTTTAATATTGGTTCATTACTAAGTTCATATGGATATAGAATTAAAACTCTTTTGTCCATATATTCCGTAGATATTAATTCCTGTACACAAAACTGTGGTTCTGTCAAATTATCACCTCTGTACTTCTATTTCATTCTTTCGTTTGCAATCTTAAAATAAGTATCTTTTAATTCCATTCCAAGCCACTTTCTATTATTCTCTTTTGCAACAAGTAAGTGTGAACCACTGCCTGCACATGGATCAAACACAATATCCCCTTCATTGCTATTATCGAGGATTAACTCTTTGATTAAATTATGATTCTTTTCTGTTGGGTGTAATTTACTTCGACCACAAGGATATTCAAACACTGTATTTTTACAACGAGCGTTAAATGTACCACCACGTTTCTTGAACCAAACAGCATTTTCAATCCCTGATAAATAGATATGTTGACCATTCATAGGACTCGGATTTGTTTTCTTCCAGATTAATTGTCTTACAGTTCCTTTGTTCTTTTTCTGCTTATCAGAGAAAAATTTATGTATTTCTGATAATTGTTCCTTGCCACAAAAAATAATAATTGTACTTGAAGTTACCCTATATAGTTCTGTTAAAAACTCTTGTAAATCAAATGTCATAATATCGGCATTTTCTTTGTCAAGATTTCTTAATCCATTACTATCTCTGTTTACTTCTCCATACGGAATATCTGTTAGGGTTAGATTTCCCCCCCCCCTCGTCAATTTGCGACATATACTTCATACAGTCGCCACTATATAACTTGTTAATTTCTACCATTTTTAATTACTTAGAGTAAGGAATTCCTTCTTGTGTACACGAACCTCGCCTCCTTTCATTATTTTTATTTTTAGTAAAATGCTTCCGACATTGAATCTCCAAGTCTTACAAGATTCTCTACTTCCTTATCAGACATAGAATTGATTTCTTCAATCGAAAATGTTTCTTTGATTGCAAAATATGAATTATACCAATTTTCATCACATCCCATACTATTTCTTGCTGTGGTCAATACTGGTTTCTTAATATATTCTATTAATTTTTCTTTCTCAGTCATTACATACTCCTTTCATTGTATTAATTCTCCTAATCAGTTAATATAAAATGTATATACTGACCAATATGTTCCTTTAGCTCTGTTTTTAAATCGTGACCACCAATCACAAATTCATCAATATAAAACCCTGTGATTGTCCATTCAGAATATCCAGTATAATGCCCTTGTGTTAGTAGATTTCCTGTAAGTATATAACTGTCAAAGTTCATCTGTGCTTCTTCTAAAGTACATTTTTCATCAGAGAACCAACAACGTAGATTCGCATTTGGAATCGTGGTGATTTTCTCGCCAAGTCCTCTGTTTAGTTTTGTATAATTGAAATAATCCATAATAGATTCTGCTATTGATTCATAGTAATCATCAATTTCTTCAGCTAATCCTAAATTGCCTTCGCTATTGCGTCCTATCCAACCTTGTAATATTAATTCCATTTCGTTCACCTCTCTGTATTATTTTCTTATTTGTGATAGGTTACATCAATATGTTCCATGCACCATTTCCAATATGGAATTACTTTAACACCACCAGCTTCGTTCCAATCTTTCTTTAACTGCGTTTGTGTATCTTTATCTAAGCAGGAAGCTAAATACAAAGAACACTCCATTGGCGCTGTTTTTCTGTATTCTTCACTAAAATCTTCTAAATTTAAATTCGCCATTTCTACCTCCTAAACCACCAAGAAAATTCAATTTCATAATATATTTATAATTATATATAGTGTATATATTTATAACTATATATAGTGTAATTTCCTAATTCATACCACAACATATAGCACACAAATTACCATATGTTGTGGCTTTTATTATTTAATTGTTAATAGGTCGAAGCTTAATATCCAAATCTAGTAATATTAGTATCGTCAGACCAACAGCTAAATGTTTTATTTTCACCGTATGCTTTGACGCTTACTGTAGCTCCGTCCATTCCATCAGCGATAAAATCATCATTGTAATTGGTAGAGTAAAATGATGTATGTGTTGTATCAAATTCTTTGTAAGTTCCATCAGCCTTTGTGATTCTTACCTTATAAGATGTTGCATTTTCAACTTCTGACCACTTTACCGCTACGCAGGTGTAATGAAAATACCTCGATGCACTCTTGTAGTAAGATGCATATTTCACCACCGGAGTAGCGAGGACACATTTCTCGAGCCAATTTTTTACATAGTTGTCGATTGCATCTTTTAAAGCACCATCAGGCTCAAAATTGATATCTGGAATCTTCACAGATGGTGGATTAAGTGGTGGTGTACAGGCATATGCTGGGATAGTAGAACCTGCAATCATCATGGTTACAATTAAAGCACTTAATAATTTTTTCATAGTTTTTAATTCCTTTCTTTAATTAGCATGTTTATATTGTTTTTATATAATAAGTGATCACCTATATTTATATTATTCTCTGATTTATTCAGATTTCTCATCATATCCAGTCTCTTCAAGGAATTTATCAAATTCCTCTTTTGTCATATTGTTTGGATAATACATATCCATCACCATATCAAATGGCTGCAAATAATTATCTAACACATCTTCAGTATCTTCTTTTGCTTCCTACATTTTCATATTGATATAATCTTCTCTCGTCATATTCCATGCAGTAGGGCAATCTACGACAGTAGAAAATCTACAATATAATCCATTTGGTTGTTTTGATACAAATCCTGCCATATTATTTTCCCAACTCTTCTAATGCATTAACAAGTTCAGCGAGTCTTGGATTTTCAGGATGTTCATTTGCCATCTTTTTATATAAAGCAATACTATTCATCTTTTCAATCTCAGACTTTAATTCCTTCTCAATAGAGGCTTTCTGCTTTGCAATTTCTTTCTGACGATTTTCCTCATCAATTCTTGTATTGTATGCATTCATATTAACTACACCGACAACCTGAGCTGTCACACCCTTACCATATGCTTCTACTGACTTTACTTCTTTTAAAATTCCAAGGACTCTATTATCTTTTCCTCTTGCATTTACAACAACATATACTGGATGTTTTGATGGATCTTTCTCTGCAATAAGTTTCCATTCATCCTCATATAAAGCAAAACCATAGTCTTTTTTACTATAATCTTCTACCAAATTAACAATTGCTATCTGTTCAAATCCTGTCATTTTATTATCCTCACTTTCAACTTTTTCTACTGATAAAACGTTATATCCTTGCTTTCTATCCTTTAACTGAACCATAACATATTTCTGTGTGCCTACATTATATGTATCTATAACAAATCCAGTTTGTCCCTTACTATTACAGGAACTTTTTATTATCACTTTGTCGTTTATCTGAATATTCCTCATAGGCTGCACCTCCTGTTAATTTATTCTCCTAATTCATATCTTCTTAACCATTCTTTTTTGCTTAATGTGGTTACACCACGTTTCTTTTGTTGCTTCCATACTTTAATAGCATATTCTTTTGTCATTCCTGGCACTGGATAATGTATTACGGATTTTGAAATTGTATATGGTTTTCCTATAGAAGCCATTTTAAATAAATCTAACAAATCAGTCATGTGATTTATTCTCCTTTGATATTAATAAGAGTACATTCACTTCTGTACTCTATGAGAGCATCTTTATTCCTCATCATTACATGTTAGGATTGAGGTTTGTTCCAAGGCATTATATTCTCAAATGAGTTTCAGCCTATACGCTCATCAGTTGACTGACTTGTTAATTTCAGCCTTCACCTTTACCTTTTCACCATCTCAGGCTTTCAGTTCGTTTTACCTCATTTATATATTCTCTGCTAGAGCAGAATAAATCTACAATACAATCTAAATGGTTTCTTTGATATAGATCCTGCCATATTATTCTCCTACTAAAATCCACAGTCTTCTTTTTCTACTAACTTTCAAGTTATCAATAAAATCAACATTATCTAAACTTACCATAAGATTAGGCTTATTTCGTCTAATCTCACTGATTGACGGATAAATGCCTAATTCCACAAGGATTCTAGGGAGAGATCTTTCACTGGTATAATAAGTCTTTTCCTGCTCAATTCTGTTCCAATCATTTTCATCTAATGCAAACATCTGTTGTGGTTCTGCTATTGGTTTTCCTATTACAACATTCTCTATATAAGCCATAATTTGCCTCCTAAAAATCCTCAAGAAATCTATGTTTCTTGGTAAAAATATTACTATATATAGTGTCTATATTTTCTATAAACACTATATATAGTATCTCATTTACGCCTGATACACAAAACTTGGCATCGGCTGTAATTTAAACAGATTTTTCTCATGCATTGAATCAATCTTAACTTTTACTTCCTCGCTTGGCTCAATTCCATCTCTAATATATTCATCTAATTCAGCATAAGTAAATCCAAGGTTATCTTCATCAGTCTTTCCGCAAAGACCATCGGTAGGTATCTTATCAACTAATTCTGATGGAAGCCCCAACTCATGACCAATAGCTTTAACCTCTGTTACTGTAAGCTGAGATAACGGACTGAAATCACCAGCAGCGTCACCATATTTTGTGGCGTAACCTACCCAATCTTCGGAAAGATTACATGTATTTGCAACTCGACCATTTACGGTCTGTGATACTGCATAAAGCGTAGTCATACGAATACGAGCAGGAAGATTTGTTGTTGTCTGAATTGATAACTCTTCATCTAATGATGTTTTAATTTCATATTCAGCAACATTCACAATTGTTCCGACTGGAATAATAGTACGTGGAATGTCTAAAAAACTGCAAAGTTTACGACTATATTCAATATCTCTTTGTCTTCCCTGTGGCATCATCACACCAAAAACTCTATCTTTGCCAAGAGCTTCTACACATAATGCAGCTACAACACTTGAATCTTTACCACCAGAAATTCCCACTACTGCCATACAATCTTTACCATTCTGTTCAAACCAATTTCTGATCCACTCTACGATTTCATTTTTTACTTTCTTAGCATCAAACATTTATACATTCTCCTTCCTACATTCGATTCATCACATCATAGAACCGAATTAAATACTCATATACATTTCTAGGAACTAATTCTTTAACCTTTTCAAATTCACCCTTTTCACATAAATCTCTAACCAAACTTGAAGAAGTATGATTTTCTGGTATCTGAATTTCTGTGAAGTGATCTTTATATTCCATAAGATTTGCTTCTCTTAAAGCAGTCTCAAGATTCTGACCTTCTCTCACACATGCTACAAAATTATATTCCTCAACAAACGGTTTCCAATTATACCAAGTTGTAAGTGTTTCAATATTATCCATTCCTAAACATATATAATATTCATTAAAGATATAATCTTTTTCATTCATATCTCTTATCTGAGTAATAGTATTGTATGTCCTCTGTGGAAAGAAGCTGGTTGTTTCAACTTCGGATGCCCACATATTATTTTCCTCACAATTTGGCATTGAATTAATCAGCGACACTCGACAATATCCAGGTATCAAAGTCTTTTTCTTCGCAACATATGTATCATGTGCAGGAATAAACAATATAGCATCAGCATTAACCGCTTTTTTCGCAGTCAATGCCATATCAACATGGGCGTTGGTAATTGGATTAAAACTTCCTGGTATAAGTAAAATTTTATTCATGATCCATTCTCCAATTAATACATCTCTTTAGATAATCAACATAATCAGGGTTTTTACACATACCTTTACCTTCTACATCAGACACTTTTGCAACATCCATACCGTTACATTTAGTGGTTTTCATTACAATATTTAAAGCAGGAACATCTGTGTCATTACTCAAATAAGTACCAATTCCAAATGCAACGTTTACTCTATCATGGAAGTGTCTGAATAACTTATCAGCTCTTTCAAAATCAAGACTGTCACTAAACAGAAGTGTCTTTGTCTTAGGATTGATACCAAGTGACTCATAATGATTAATCATCTTTTCACCCCATTCAATTGGATCGCCACTATCATGTCTTACACCACTGAATAATGTTGCATATGTCAACTGAAAATCTTTCAAGAAACAATCAGTTGTAATTGTATCTGTGAGCGCAATACCATTTAACACACCATACTCTCTAACCCATGCGTCTAGGGCATACCAGTTTGAATATGCTGGATTGTGCTTGTGGTTGCCCTGACCAGAACACATAATCCATTCATGAGCCATAGTTCCAACAGGCGTGATATTATATTTCTTTGCGAGATATACATTAGATGTACCAACAAACTTAGATGGACTATGCAATGTATCATTCAAATGTGAAAACTTCTCAACAGCTAACTCCTGTGCTTCAGCAGAAAGTCTTCTTCTAAGACCAAATTCAGAAAATGTACCAGCATACCAATGACCACTTCTGAGATTTTCATACTTTTCATCTAATCTCTTTTTGAAACTATTAAGCAATTCCTCATAGTTATATGCCATTCTGAAATATACTTCGTTCACAATCGCAAGTGTAGGAATCTCATACATAGATGTATTAAGCCATGTACCAAATGTTTCGATAGAAAGACCACAATCTGAATCTGTTGTAATCTCAAAATCCTCATATCTTGGCTGCCACAATCTCAGAAAATCAACATATGAACCTTTCATCCATTTGATATTATCAATATAAGTAAGTTCATCTTCTGTGAATCTCAAACCACAATATAATTTAATCTGTCTACGGATCTCTTCTACCATTTCTGGTGTAAAATGAACATCCTTATTACGACATTTAAAACTCCAAGTGGTTTTATAATCGCTAAACTGATGATAAATAGCCTGTCCCATACTGAATTTGTACATATCGGTTTCTAATAAGCTGTTAATAATCTGTTCCATATTATTTTCCTTCTTTCTTGATTTGATTAAATATTGTTCTAATATCATATTCTCTGTTTTCGTACTCATAAAACAGATTAATGTACTTATCAATAAAAGCCATATCATTTGGATGCATTGCAATTGGTTTACTTTTCTTAGATTTCCACCATTTTAATTCCTTCTCAAAATTAAATGATTTACCATGATATGCTCTACCTGCTCCAAGATAATCACAAAGCATTTCTTTTTTATACTTCATTGGCATTTCAATAGGATTTCCACCATTATCAAAATTGTCCTGCCAATATTCGTAGTGGTGCTTGTTTCTTCCTTTATGGTGCATCCAAGCTGCTGACCAACCATTCTCTTTCTTACAAGCATCTATTGGACTTGAAGTACCTTGATAATACTTAACACTCTCCCAAAATTCTGTTGGAGAAAATTTAGATAAATCATGTATTAACCCTTGAAATGGAATTCCCACTTTACAGCAATAGTAGAACACCCAATGTTTATGCGTACAGACTTTCTTAAAATGTCTGAAAGTATTAATGATATAATTCTTACACTTCATTATTCTCTCCAATCACTTCGATCTGACAACTTTTCATAGTTGCTAATGCAGCCTTGTGAGTATCAGGTGTGACACCTGCGCAACAGCTTGCATCTACTGTAATATCAATCTCAGGATAATTTGCTCTGATAATAAGTGCATTTGAAACCACACAGATTTCGGTACATAATCCGCAGATTTCAACACTTTTAAAGTTAAAATCATCCCAATGTGTCCAACCGAATGTAAGCTTATCAATCAGAATATCGTTCTCAATATCAAAATCTAGCTTATCTGAAATCTGCCAGCCAATAGTGTTCTTTACACAGTGAGTAACAGGAAGATGCTTACCCTCATATGTTTCTAAGTAATTCTCAGGATGTGTATCTCTTGTAAAGATTACCTGTTTTGCCAGCATCCTTATACTCCTTAATTTTCTTTGCTACATTTGATACAATCGCTTGTGCTTCCTTTGTGCCAAGTGTTCCATCAATAAAATCATTTTGCATATCTACTACAATTAATGTTTCTCTCATTTTGTTACCTCTCGATCAAATAATTTACCTTTTCTTTTAGTTCTTTATTCTCTTTTTCAAGTGCAACTATTCTATTTCTCAACTCATCTTCTTTTGAAAATTTCTTAATTCCAATCTGTTTATAATCAGATGTAACAGTTTTAACAGAATAATTGCTTATATAATCTGTTGTTCCATCAAGATATGTAATTGTTGGTTCAAAGAATCCACGCTTTTTGCACTCATCACAATGGCAAATAGATGAAATATATCCAATTTTTCCGTCTTTATTTTCTACAAAATCACCTTTATGAAATTGAATATCTGTTGTGTTATTCTCTTCTGAAGCAATTGGATCTTGGAATATCAATTTCATATATTCGTTATCTATAATTTCACTTTTAATATATACATATCCTAAACTTTCATATTTTTTTGCTGTCTTTTTTGCTTCACCTATTTTTACACCAACTACCATTTACTTATTCTCCTATCGTCTTAACAACCTATCTTTCTTCAATAAAACCATCAGGAATTATATCTTTATTTACAGTTACATATGGAAGTTCACTTCTGTCAAAAAAGTTACAAGTTAAATATAAGTTAGCAATATATTTTTCTTCTCCAAGGATTATTTCAGCGTTATCCACTATATATTGTCCACAATATTTAATTCTCTGAATAAGTTTATTACGGATAGACTGTTTTTCATCTTTTACATTTCTGGTTATTTCTTCCATAATCTCTCCTTTACTCATACATTCCATCCGCAATTGTCACAGGGCATCCGTAAAATCCCCACGTCTCAACAAATTTTCCAGTGTCAATATCAAATTTTGCTGTAGCTGCTGCATGTGGAAAACCACCATCGTATCCTCTTACATAGATATAGTTGTCAATTTTCTTTGCGCCAATCATATCTAATTGATTCTTATAACACCATTCACCTGCTAATTTATGTGCCAAGTCATATACTTCTTTATTCATACCGCACCTCTTTTCTTGTTTTTATATGTATTTATTCTCTAAAAACTCAGAAGAAATTCCGCTTTCCTGCGAACTTGATATTATGTTATTCTCTACTTAATCTTCTTCTCAACCACAACAATCGTGTCATTGTGCCAACCACCATGAGGAACAAGTAAAATTTCCTGAATTTCAAAGCCATACTTCTTACCAATACCACCACTATTCCAACTACAAGTAATCACAATGCCATCTTTCTTTATAATTCTTCCTATCTGTTCTTTTTGTTTAGACCAGTAGGAAGCTTGTGTTGTCTGCATGTTTACTGTCTGTCCAAGATTTTTATAGCATTCACTTACCTGTCGTGGTGAGTTTCCACACCAAAATACTCTTCCTTTTCTTTTTACCAATAATGTTGAATTAGGTACTGTTACACAATAGACATAATCATCATACTTAATTTCTTTATTACATCTTTTTTTATCAACCCTAAAATCTTTCGCACCTAATACATGAATAGCAAAAACAATATCATAATTTTCTTTTGTTTTCTCTTTTATGGAAATTGCATGACCACATTTGATTGCTATTTCACAAAAATCATTCATCAATGGTATGGATGATGTGAAATATGTATTTGTTGAATAATGGTATATTTTATTTGCTGTCTTATTTAGTTTAGGATACGTTTTTCTCGTTCCATCTCCTATCATTAAATATTCAATTAAAATAGATAATTGTCTTTTCGATAATTGTTTTATTTTATTTGGTATAAATTTATCTTTTGTTTTTCCAAATTGTTTTAAATAACACCATAATTGCTTATCATCTATTCTAAAATCATTTTTTGAAACAGAGTATTTATATCCAAGCTCATCTAAAACTTCTTTTATTTTCTTTCTTCCATATTCTTTTGTTTGAGCAATACTTATTGTGTATCTATAATGTCTATCTCCATCTTTCTTAAAATTCTCTTTATAGTTTCCTTCCGACAAATATAAGCCTAAGAATTTCAACCAAGTATCCATAGGAATATATTTTTCTGGTTTAAATTTTTCCCCATAACGATTTGGTTTTTCTAATTCAATTCTCGGTAATATAAAAAACTTTTCCTCATATCCATCCCAATCACATGCCTTTTTAAACCACTGTCTATTTGAATTTTTGAATAAATCCTTTGCATAAACCCATTTATATTTTCCATAAAAAGAATTTTTTACATAACATCTATGATTTGGTGTTACCAGCATATTGATACTTTGACTATTAATCGAAATCATATTACCTTTATATTTCTTTTTAATAACTTCTAATGGTTTATGATATTCAAGTTTGTTAGTATTAATATTTAATGTTGCAATAAAATCATTCTTATTAATATTTTTAATATTTTTCCACCCATCACTTGTAAAAATATCTGTTTCTCCGTCATAACAGTATGGTGGATCATATAACACTGTATCTACTGAGTTATCATCGAATATCTTTAAGAAATCCAATGCATCCATATGGTAATCAGTATCATATTGTGTATCTAAGTCATTTGTTACTGTTGCCAATTTATTGCTATTAGCAAACGGATCAACAATCTTACCAGTTGCATATTTCTCAATCAGCTCTTTGATTGGCTTAATTGAAAATGTGTTACTATTTGGCATCTGCCAGACTCTATTTATTATCATTATGTATCAGGAGTAAACGCTGCGTTTTCGGTATACCAAACCTCTTACTCCTTCCTGTTATGTTATTCTCTGTTACAACTTCATAAAACTCAAAATATGAGCTATAACATCAACAGTCCATCCGTTGCCAATTGCTTCAAATCTTCTTGTCTTAGGCATTGCTTTTACATTGCCACTCTCATCCATTCCAAACTCCGTATAATTGTCTGGAAGTGTCTGAAGTCGTTCAATTTCTAATGGACATGTCTTTTTATATTTTTCTCCACCAAGCCAAACATTGAATTTTGTTTCTGTCCTGCAACGTGGCACTGTTGGAGCTTTCTTATTTAAAAAGTACAGCCTGTCTTGCTGCGAATAATGACCTTTGCCACCAAGATCATATTTTATGTAATTCTCACACTTAATCATTGTGTTCCTAATTCTATCATCAAAGTATTTGACTAAATCTGGATCATCACAGATAACATCTTTTACTAATAATCCTTTATCATCAGGAAGTGTGATATTTGGTATGTTCGTCCAATACAGACGTTTTCTTCTCTGAGCTGATAATAACCGACTATCAATCATAATTGGTTGTACACCCAATTCCTCACTAATAGCGTCTTGAATCTCATCAGCCATTCCATAGTTATTTTCATATAGGAAATATGTTGGATTTGTGTTATTCTTTGCTTCCACAAATTTCTGAAACAGTTTCCAACCTTCACCTTCTGTATCAATTTCTCTCTTCAATTTTGCTGTTTTACTACACTTAGCTTTCGACCAGAACTGGCAAGGTGAACCACCCATTAATAGATCGACTCCATTAAAACCCTTGAAGTCGGTAGAAAATACGTCACCGTATCTTTTGATATCAGGATAATTATATCTACTGATTTTGATTGCATTCTTTTCAATTTCAAATGCGTTATACTCACTGACTGAAATATTGGCTTTATCTAATGCAACTCTTCCACAAGAGATTCCATCAAATAAACTTAACACTCGTAGCCCTTGAGAATTATTTTTTTCTTTATTCTCTGTCAAAATACACTATTTTACAGAGGTTACGTAACCATAATTACCTAGGAGTTACTGCTTAATTCCTTTCTTCTTAATTATTTTGTTGTAAAATCTTATGGAATTTGCACATCTGCAAAAACCATAAGAAAAAAATATTTCATTGTTACTTTTACTTTTTTGGAAAATTTAGCTGATCAGCCGTGAATAGAATTACTTCTATATTAGATTATTCTCTATTTGAAATTTCTTTAATTCATCTTGAATCATCTTCTGTATATCTTCTTCGTTAAAAGACATGTTTACTACTGGAACGACATTTTCATTCAAATTAACATCACCAACAATAGCCTTATCAAACGCTTCTAAAAACATTTCTGCGATTTCCTTTTCATAAAAACCACACATTCCATCACAGTTAATATCTGCAATTACTCTTGAAAAGAAATCTTTGAACTTATCAGCGATAAAATCTCTTTCATATCCTTTTGGAATATCAATTGTTAATTTCACTCTCTCACCTCGTTTACCACTTTTACCTTACATTCAATTTCTACAACTTCTAGCTGCCTATCAGCATTATAACGTCTTGACATAAAATTTCTAACCGCATTCTCAGCAGTTTTTCTTGTTTCCCAATATTTGTGTCGTGGGCTTGTAAGATTACTTACTAATTTACCTGTTAATTTATCCATTACACCATATAATGTAAATTCATTTACCATTCATCTCACCTCACTTTACAATATCCTAGCAATCTGTTCATACAAACAAATGTCTTTATCATTAATTGCTTTATTCACATGCATATGACCAAACAAATGCTTTTTATATTCAGTTGTAGCTTTCACTTCTTCCAAATAATTAGTCAACACATCTGGTTCATACAATCCCTTACCATTCATAAGATACAACTCTGACGTAGAAGGACTATGCGTAATAATATAATCGACTACATTATTATTCTCTTTTAAAACATCTAATCCATGCTGCATTTCATTATCTGTTGGTAATTCCTCTTTCCACCAAGATAAATCCTTGATGCGATACATATACTTACCTTGCTTATTAAGATTCTTAGCTTCTTCTCTCCAATCTTCATCATAATAATCAAGAATACCATCCTGAATATCATGACTTGATGCACCACCAAATGCAAAAAATTTCTTATCTTCGATAGTGAAAACCTCACCTCGCATTAGATGTAATACATTGGATCTGATTTCATGAACTTTACCGCCACGCCATTCTTTTATAGGATAACTATAGATTCTTGGAAAACATTCGTGATTTCCGTCAACAAATATAGTTGTGAATGGTTTCTGATTTAACCAATCTAACCAATATTTTTCCTGTTTGCTTTCACCATCTCTGTTCCATACAAGACCAAAATCGCCAAGAATAATTACAATGTTCTCATCTTTATTTCCAGAGAAATCTTTCTGTTCATAGAAACTATCTTTACTTAATCTTACAGGATTTCCATGTATATCGCCTGTTACAAATACTGCCATAGTTCACCTCTTACATACTAAAATCTCAACATCCGTATCTGCAAAAACATTTTTAATTTGTTCTGAGACATCATTCCAGTTCAATCTATCTAAACCACAACCAATTACAGGCATTGCAATCTTCTTGATATTATTCTCCAAACAAATCTGTTTCATCTTTTCAAGTGCAAGTCTCATTGTGATAATTGTTGGCTTGTGAAAATATCTCTCTTTTGTAATAAGATTTAATACTCTAGCTTCTAATAAACAGTCACCACCAATTCTTTTATGAGTGTACTGGTCAAAATAATATGGATATTTTGTCAGCAACCTTCTCTTCATATCAAACCTTTTATTGAACTCAACTACAATTCCTTTACCCATTCCAAAATCTGCACTAATACAATGTGCTAAATAATAATCTTCTGGTACTGTAAATAAGTCTTTATTTTCTTCTCTATACTTCATTCTTCTACCTCGTTTAGAACCCATCTCTTATGCTTTCTTTAAGACTTGCACGATTATATTCTTCCAAATATAAATCAATATTATGTTCTTTATTGAACTTTTCGCAAGCCTCTTGAGCTTCCTCTTTTGTTCCAAAATATGTATTACTACCATCATCACATCTATGGATTTGTAAACCACAACTCTCTGAGCCAGTAGCATAATATTCATAAGCGTTTTTCTTATTTTGAAGACTAATAATGCTGCCAATTCTTATATCATAATCATCAATAATCTTTTCAACTATCTCCTTATATATGTACTCACCTTTACAAGCAGGGCATATAAATTCTTTTCCTTTTATCAATACACGTCCTGTACTTTCACAATATTCACACTTTTTATGAAATTTAAACCTGTGTTCCTTGTTCTCAATATGATATATTTTTTTGACCAAGTTTAAATGTGCCAACTGGATATCCAATTTTATCTATGTCACTTAAAAACATTCATTTCACCTCACTTTATCATCTCAACTTTAATCCTAAATTTTGTTGTTTCTATATGTTCGTTTTCTTGATAAGGACGATTATAATCAAAGTGCTGATGTTTAACAGTCGCAATCAAATGAGTATCATTACCAGAAACAAATTCCGTATCTGTTTCATAAGTATCTTCAGAGCCATCACCAAGTTTAGAATCTGCACAATATATCTGATTTGCGTCTAATGCATCTTGAATAATTCTGTAAATGTCTCCTGTATTATACATAGTCACTCTCCATCCTACTATCCAAAGATTTCCTCAATAACTTTTAACTTAATACTTTGACTAAATTCTGAACCAGCAGCTTTTGGATGACCACCGCCACCAAATAAACTTGCTACATCTTTACCAAGATCAATATCTTCTTTAACTGTTCTATAAGATACCGTACAACCATCAATATCAATCATTGCCACAAAATCAATTTCAGGATGCATTTTACAAAGTCTATTACCTAATTCACTAACAAACCTATCTGCAAATACAAAACCACAAACCTTACCACACATAGGACTGGTAAACATAGTTTCGTTCTTTTCTTCGATATATCTATCAATTTCATCCTGCTTAATCTTTAGAACAACTTCATCTTTGGCAGATAATAATGGAAATATTTCACCACGTATCTCCGAAATACACCAATGAATAAAGTCATCTCGACCATACAGATAAAGTAAATCGTTCACCTGCTTACAAATAACTCCATCTTCACCAAGTTCTGACCATCTCCAGGTGTCATAATCTCTCACTAATTCAGCAAATCTTCTTAATGTCTCTGAATCTTTTAAATATCCATTCTCGATTAACTAATAATAAAACATCTCTGTTCCACTGGTTTTAATAGTTCCAAGTTTCATATCTTCATACTCAATAGTCACAGAACACCAAAGATACTTATTAAGTCCTAGAGCTGTTGGATGGTGATCTAATAAATAGAAATTATCAAATCTGTCATCAATAATTTTCGCTGTATCTTCATTCACTCTAATATCTGTAATAATACACATATCAAATTTTGTTTCACTATCAATAAACTCCTTGACACTTAAATCAATGTTATCATAATCACAATATGAAATATCTACATCATCTCCAAATGCAAGTTTTGCCAAAATACCACAACCGATTCCATCAAAGATCGGTATGAGTAAATAATTTTATCATACCTTACATATCTCCCTTCACTTGAATATATTGAATCATATCAATATATCTGCTATATTTTATTGTTAATACTCTATCCAACCATCTGTAACACCAGTCATCCAATAAATAAGATCTTCTCTATCATTTTTTAATTTTCCATCTATTACACGAGTTAAGATTTCATTGAGCCAGTAGCCAACTTCTTTTCCACTTTTAATGAACATTGTATCCATTACATCCTTACCATTTACTGCCAAATCTTTCAGTGAAAAACATTCGTCTTTCTGTAAAACTTCCTCTAAGATATATTCGATGTTGCCAATTTTCTGAAGCCTACTTCTTTGCTCTGTATAAGCCTGCGCTTTAATATCTGCTCTACGAACATTCAGTAATCTTCTAAATTGTTCTTCTCCAATCTTATTGAGCCATCTCTTGATATACTTTTCACCAACTTCAAAAGTTGCATCATGATAATAAACAAGCTGCACTACCTTTTCTCTTATATCATTATCAAAACGAAGTCTTTTCATAATTGTATCAGTCATATCAGCACTGACTCTTCCGTGACCTTTGAAATGTCTAATGCCATCCTCGCCATCTTGATAACAATGTGGCTTTCCAATATCATGAAAAAATACAGCCAATGATGTAATCAAATCTCTTGGATTCAAGTCGGGTTCACAATCACATTCATAAGCTTGTACTGCATGTACTGTATGATTCCATACATCATAGATGTGATATGGATTATTCTGTGGAAAATCAAACATATCTTTTATTTCAGGGATAAATAACGAGAATACTTCACGGAATAATCCTATTTGTATATAAAACTCACTTGATAATGCAATTTTACAGAACTCACTGTTAATTCTCTCAATAGATATATTCTCTAAATTCTTATACATTTTATGAATATTCAAACTTACATCAGAATCAACCACAAATCCCAGTTGTGAAGCAAATCGAATAGCACGTAAAATCCTTAAAGCATCTTCTGAAAATCTATCCTTTGCTCTACCAACACATCTGATTTTATAATGCTCAATATCTTCCATTCCATTAAACGGATCTACAAGACCAACTTCATCATTGTATGCCATTGTATTGATTGTAAAATCTCTTCGTTTTAAATCTTCTTCAAGACTTTTTGTAAAAGTTACTTTATCAGGTCTACGACTATCTGAGTAATTACCGTCAATTCTGTAAGTGGTACATTCATATCCTTCACCGTTAATTACAATGGTAATAGTTCCATGCTGCAATCCAGTTTCAATAATCCTCTTGTCCTTGAATACTTTCATCATTTCATCTGGTGTAGCAGATGTTGTAATATCATAGTCATGGATTGGTCTTCCAAGGATACTGTCTCTTACTGCACCACCACATAAAAATGCCTCATATCCATTATTTTGTAGACTATGGATAATTTCATTTGCACCAGATGGAATTTCAATTTTCAATTTCTTCATTCAAATTCACCTCAATTTCGGTATATTTATAAAATATCACTTATTCGTTATCATATCCAAAAACAACAAATCATCTTTCTTCAATGTTATATCATAACCTTTCCACTCTTCCATTAGCCCTCTTATATCAAATCTATGCGGAACAATAATTGCATAGCCGTGAGGAGTCTTATGTACCTCTATCTCTAATAATGGAATTTCCGAATACATAGCTATCTCATGAACAAAATCATTCATTAATAACTCATCATCCACATCAAAATCAAATAGCCATTTGCTCTCATCTCGGTTCTGCACATGTAATGCAACGGATGCTAGTGTGCGATTAAGCTGTGTCATACTTGGCTTATCTCTCAGTAGTCGGATAATAAATTCTTCTCTGATTTTATCTTCATTCCTTGAATTGACCGACCTGTACAATCTTGTCTGTTCGCCAGGAACTCCTTTGGCTGCAAAACTCTTAAATTCTTCAATTATTTTGTCTTCATTCTCTTTATATTCAAGGATTGTTTCAATTCGCCCCTTGAAGTTTGGAACATCTTTATTGTCTTTGTTACGAGAACGAATTAAATATACATATAAGTTTGACATTATATTATTCTCCTTCTAATTTAGACTACCATTTTCATTTCTGTATATTTATTAAAAAACATATTCTGTGCATATTGCACTCTCTCAATTAATCCTGGCTTTATCCCATAGAACTCTTCAAAGATACAATCTTTTCTAAACATATATGTAATATTTTCTCCGCCATCATTATAACAGTTGCCCAATGTCAAACCGCCATACACATCTTCATTATCAATCTCTATATACATTTGTGCTGATATATTCTGTTTTCTAAATCAGTATCATTTTTTCCTATATATATAATTTCATTATTATATACATACTTATAAACATAATGTCCCATAGTATTTCACCTCCAAAAATTCCGAAGAACTGTGCATTTACTGTGAATATAAAACATATACCATATATAGTATATATCACTTATTTTTAATACTATATATGGTATATTCACAACAATTACTCACTTAATTCTGCAAGTGCCTTATCCAGATCCTCATCAGACATGTTCTCAAGTGCTGCATCCTGTCTCTTAGCTTTGATTTCAAGCAATCTCTGTCTCATCTCAGCATTTTTCTTAGCGTTTTCTCTCTTCTTTTTCTCATCCAGCTTCACGCCAACAATATACTTGACAATTTCAATCTTGTTAGAAATCTCCTCATCTTCCTTTGACTTAGTATTCAGAAGACTCTCTTCCTCAGACTTCTTTACTTCCGCATTGAGTGTCTTAAACACTGAGTCCAGATTTGTGAGAGATAAATCCCACAAATCAATTACGTTAATCATTCCTCTGAATGGGAACTGATAATTATTTCTTGTTGCATTGATAAATAATTCGTTGTTTGTCATAATAATAATCTCCTTTTCTAATTTAAAACTTAATCTTCATCACACGCTCTGTCGAACCCTTAACCTTAACAACTAAATCTGCTCTCTTAGTCATAGAGAACCCAATTCCTGAAAGCTGATCATCAGTATCTTCTACATGGCACTTAGCACCTAAAGCCTCAAATACTCTCTTATGTTTTTCAAGATCACTCTTTAAGAACTCATTGTAGTATCCATTAGGCTCTTCGTTGTTCACACAATCCTTCAGGAAGAAGAATAAATGTCTATGACCAATTCCATCCTGCTCATCAAAATAGTTTGGGCTGTAACTAATTACCGATACAGGAACAAACTGATTTGTATTTACACCCCAAATCTCACGACTTGAAATAGATGAACTTCCAGACAGCTTTTCCTTAATTGAGAAGTTGCCATTCTCGTCAAGTGTAACTTCTGCCACCTGAACATTACCAGAAACAGGACTATTGTATTCAAACACGAAAATCTCACCATTGAATTCAATTTCTGCCTTAAATCCTTTACTTCCTCTTGCTGCATACTGATTTACAAAGAACTTATAAACTCCTGGCTTCATATGTGACATATCTGCCCATGTAATATTTTCCACAGAAGGCTTTCCCACCATCTGCTGCATAGGATGTGTAATATCAATATCTAACTGACCGCCACATCTTGACATACTAGGTTTTCTACAATTGCCAAAATAGATCTCGTTTCCATCAGGTTCTTTGCAATGTGCATCAAGATCACTGTTGTCATTTTGCCCCTCATTCCACATGATTGAAAATCTGAGTACACCGTCAACATTACCGCCAGCAGCTTTTACATTCTGCTTCATATCAGAGTCAGTAATGTTGCCTGAATAAGCCCAAGATAATCCATTATTCCATTTGAACATTGTCTTAGCGTCTGGATTAACAGGTGCAATCATAGAAACAAAGTTCTTCTCATGTTTATTCTCTACAAAAGCTTCAATCTCCTTTGCAGTTGGAAGTACCTTATCAATGAAATCCTGTGCTGAAATCTCCTCAACCTTAGAAAATTTCTTAGGACTTACAGCAACATCTTTTTCCATCTGACCAAAAATATCATCTGCACCAACCATTCTTCTTGCAGCACTCTTATTTGAGAACAGTACATTATTTACAGTAATATCATTTAGATTAGCAAATCTTCTCTGTAATGAATCCATATATCCAAGCTCTGTGATGGTCTTCTTTGCATCCTCAAGCATCTTCTTTGTAAAAATAGCCTTTGGACGCTTATAATTACTTGGAGCGACAATCTGCTCATACTTCTTAACTGCTGTGTCAAGATCCATATCCTCACTTACATTGATAAGAAGTGTTCCAATAGAATGATTTCTAATTCTACCGATAGCCATACCTGCTGTTACCGACTTCTCCCAAGCATATAAATCCTTTTCAGTATCAGAAGTCAGCTTATCGTATTCCTTCTTATACTTCTTGAACTCTATGAGTACACCTTTCCACTCTTCACCCTTGTAAAGTGTATTTGAATTGATAAGTTCAAGAATTGTGTCAAGTGCATCCATAGTAATCTCATCGAGAGAACGCTTAAATACGTTTCTTGTATCTCTGAACTGTCCCTTAACTTCCTCATTAGAACGACTACTTCTATTTACAAACTTACTTGGAAGCTCTAAAAAGAAATGATCCCACTGATGAGACTTTCCATTGATTTCCTCAAAGTTAAAATCTGTACCAATCTTAGGGAACTTAGTTGTATAAATATCTGTAACTGTATGAGCTTTTACAAAAGCATCAAGTGCATCACATACTGGCTGATATGTTGTATCACCAAGATTCAGTTCCCAAATCGTATGAATCTGGTTATCCTTGATAGTGACAGCAGAACCAATATTCTTAATAAACTGTCTACAACAACTACAATCATGTTCTCTGCGCTCTCTGAAAATCTCATTTGTACCAGCAGGGAAGCTATCAAGATATGTATTCCATAATTTATCTTTGTCCACATTTACCTCAAATAAATGTGTAGTCTCTTTCTGCATTTCATCGAAGTGCTTCTGTAAAGCCTTTTTAAACATCATAAATCCATCCATATTTTGTACCTCTTCTTTCTTATATTTATTTTTTGTTACTGTTATATTCTCCGTTTTATAAATTAAAAGGTCTGTTTTATTACCCTTTGAATGAGTTAGTAGGCTATGACACCTACTAACTCTTGAATTATTTATTCTTCTTACGTTTTCCTACAATAAAACCTGTTCCAAAGCATACACCGAGACAGATTACGAAAACTCCAATGTTTAATACAATCATTACTTATTACCTCTCTGTCTCTTCATATCATCAAGGATCTGACGAGCATTGCGCTCTCTTTCAGAATTAGCAAGTCTTCTCTCATTAGCCTGTGCGCTAGAATCATATGCAATTCTACTTCCTTCTGCACGTTCTCTTGTCTTTCTTGCTCCTTCACGAACTCTTTCAAGCATTCTATCACTCTCATTATTCGTATTAAGACTATCCATACTCTGATGAAGTTCGATAATCTGACTATCGGCTTCCATCTGAAAAAGAACCTGTTCCTTTTCCTCTTTAAGTTTCTGCAATTCTTCGGCTGCCTGATCACGAATGTCTTTTTGGTGAGCCTGTGCTTCTTTCATCTCTTCAATTGTATCTTTTAGTACATTAATCTTATTCTCCAAAGTAGACTTCTTCATTGCATACTGCATTGCTTCATTTTCTTTATTTTCATCAAGACAAGCGTTAATCTGCTGTGTAACACGCATAATATCTTTATTTGCCTGATATAAATCTTTTTCTGCTGTATCACGCTTTCCTGAAATTTCAGCATATGTAGCAGATGCCTTGTTATAAAAATCTTCCTTTTCTCTGATGGCTGCGTTGTAATAATCTCTAGCACCTTCTGGTGTCTGTGCATCCTGACGCATTACTTCATCCGTTCTTCCTTTAAACTTTACTCGAAGCTGCTTACCAAAAGGAGTAAAGAAAAGAATCAGTGCAATTAATACAATCGCCACAATTATAATAAACATAAAATTTGTCATACAATCCTCCTACTCTGCATCAATTCCATACTGATTACATAATGCCTTTAATCCACCGTTATAGCCACTTCCTACAGCCTTAAACTTCCATTCGCCATTATGTTTATATATTTCAGCTACGACCAACGCAGTCTCAGTAGAGAAGTCTTCACTTAAATCAAAACGAATAAGTTCCTCGCCTGTCTCTTCGTCTACTACACGCACATATGCATTTCCAACCATACCGAAGTTCTGAAGTCTACTCTCAGCATCATAAATTGTGACCGTCACAGCAAGAGTCTCATAATCTGATGGGATTTTATCAAGTTTAATCTTAATAACCTCATCATCTCCATCTCCCTCACCTGTACGGTTGTCTCCCATATGCTTTACACTCTTTGAACTATGTTCAAGATTACCATAGAAAATGAAATCCTCATCCTTGCCAACTCATATATCCAAGTATTAACAGTTTCTGTAAATCATTACCATGAAAACCTGTTACATCACAAAATGCGCCAAGTATTTCTGTATCTTCATGTGTTATTGCATGATAATTTACACTATTACATTCTTCTAAGTGATTCATATTTCCGTTTTGGAAAAATGTATTATACAATATTTCATATCCAGTATTCGTCATTTTACCACTCTTTGAAATCTCGTAACTTTTTTCAATCAACTTGTCATCGTCAATCAGTCCCATCGCCTAACTCCTTTAACATTTCACTCTGTATATCAGCAATCAATTTATTAACTCTTAAGACATCAGTATAGCTCGTCAATGTGTCAAGCAATCTCTTTTCAAGTCTGTTTCTAAAATCGAAAATACCACTTTTTATAAGCATAATCTGCTCATCTGTAGCACGTTCCCATTTGTTAGTGTAATTACTACTGCAAATTGCACAAGGTTGCTCGGAATCTTTGTAAGCATATCTGCAACTACTACATATTTTTTCCATACTTTGCTCCTCTCTGATTTTTAGCAATTCTTTTAATCTTTATATTCTCTGGAATATCCATTGGTCTGAAGTCAGATCTGACAATTCTAGTTATAATAACTGGCTTAACACCCCATTTTGTGTAGCACATGACTATATCTCCTACAGATATATTCTCTACAAACATTCTCCATTTTTCAGATGTCGGCACTCTCCAAACGTACTCTTTATTACTCTGCTGATTTGGATGTCTGCCATATATATAAGTAATTATTTTATTTTCTCTTTCATATTCATATCTATATTGTTTGATGTCTTCTACATCAAACTCTTTAAGTATCAAGTATCTTATGTATCCATCTACCAATTCTTTTTTATGGTTGATAATAATTGACTTGTCCAGCTCCCCATGCTCTATAAAATATCTTTTTGCTCTATTCATCTTCGCCTCATTTGGTACAGATTCTGCAAGGTAATCTGGAATTATAATACTTGTTAGTTTCATGTTTTATTTTGTTCTCCTTTATGTATTTATGCGTTTGCCATCTTATCAAAACTTCTCTTCATGAAGTCATAATTTACTTTCTGAGATGGACTAAACTTTTTTGTATTCTTATATTTATTAATCCATTCCTCAAACTTGTCCTCATTTTCATTCTCACAAGCATATGCCATTAATGCGATTAAAGCTGTTTGGCATTGCTGATATATTGGAGCATTGACTTCAATTCCATTATGATCAAGGCAATAATCAACAAGGTCAGAGTAAGTATCAATGTCCTCATCTGTCGCTTCTGGATTTGCGTTTTCCTGTACAAATGAGAGTGTTGATTCATTGGAGTTTTCGCCCTCTAAAACTCTTGATTTTATTGGGTTTTTAAGGTCAAACATTTCCAACATAAGCGAAATATATGTATTTATCTTGTTTTGTATCAATTTTTTATCAGATGTACCAGGTTCTTTGTCAAGTATGTCATAGCTCCATCCATCAACCACTTTGTCATGTAAATTATTTACCAATTCATCTAAAAACTCGACAAATTTGCTATCTTCTAATCCCAACTTAATGAATCTATGGAACACGGCAAACCAAACTGGGATATCTTTGAATACAAACAAGTTTTGGAATTTCTCTCCACAAACCTTTGCAATTCGATTTCCGTATATATTAATTGTGTTAAATTCTTCATCAGAAGAGCTATTTTCGATAAATTCATTTCTGTCTTTCGGATTCTTTTTCCAATCATCCATATGAAATACAGTCATTACAGAATTTGCAACTGTCTGCTCGTAAGTTCCATTCTTCCTCTTTGCACTTGAATATGTAACACAATTTTTGTAAAACTCATTGTTTGCAATGTTTTTAATTTTTCTTGCATATGTAGGAATCCATGTAAGAGCTTTCTGGTTTGAACCCATGCTCTTATTGCGGTTATACCTTCTTACTAACTTACTGATTTCCATCATATTGCAGTTCTGATGAATAACAATTCTGATCTGATAATCATCAAATTTCTTTTTTAATTCATCAGGTAACTGCTCGTAAGTTTTATTCTTTATGTCAAACTCACAATTGTCCCAAAGAATGCTTCCGTTCTCATCTTTAATAAGATGTCCCTCTTCATCTCTTCGCTTCTTCTGATACTGAATAACGCTATTCTCAAAAGATTTAGTTGTTTTCCAGTTCATATGCCTGAATTTATTCAGAGCTGTTGTTCTCTGAATACCATCAACTATGTACTGCTGAGTTAAATTATCTCCAAGCTCTTCCTCACCAAGAATAATAGGAGGAATATAATCTTCATTAAGCACCGTATAGATTAGCTCGTTTATCGCTCCATTATCCCAACAGAACATTCTCTGAACGTCCTGATTTTCTGAAATATCTTCACTATTTACACTCTTTAAATATGAAGATAATGCTATTGCTTGTTCTCTTACCTTTTTTGCCATTGATTAATTCCTCCTATATATATTGCCCATTAGTATCTCTGGGTTAAGACTCTTGTGTTTTCATAAGACTGTATTGCTTGTATATTATTTGAGTACTCTTTTGCACTCATATGTAAATATTCTCTGATTTCCATTGGTTTATATCCTTCAGAAAGCAACGCAACAATTTTCCTTTGTGTATGTGATAACTGATTTAAATATCTCTGTATCCTTGTACCGCCCATCATACTTTGTGCTGCTATTTCAAAAGTATCAAAATCAGAAGGTATCATCTCACTGATTTCCATTCCATCTTCACCTATTAAAGCATTCATACTTTCAATATTTTTCTGAGGGATTTTTTTCAATCTGTTTCTGTCTCGTATTTCAGTTTTGAACTTACGTTTAATGTTACTTGCCAAGAAACAATCAAAACTACATTTATTACTCTCATCGTACCTAAATACCGAATCGGTTAAAACTCCAAGTGCAATTGAATAGAAATCATCAATATCCATTCCATATAAACCACCAATTTTATTTAACATTGGATTACACATTTTTTTGAGCTTTGCCATTTCGTTATTACAATACTTTTCCAGTATTTCTTTTTGTTGAATTTCCATTTTTACCACCCCTTATGTTTGATATTTAATTATTCTCCGTTTCCTATCTCAACTATTCGATATCTGTATTTACGACTAAATAATCCATTTATCGCTTTTTGTGTTCTTTCTTTGCTGACTTTAGTGGTATCTACCTCATCTATTACATTATGTATAATGACCATCTCATCCTTAAGATTTCGTCTATTTTTTCGATTGGTACGAATTCTCTTATAGAATATCCAACCTCTGTAAAGATCAACTGGCTTTTCCAACTCTACCTCATGCAAAATATCTATCAATTCTTCGTCAGCTCGCTTCAACTCAATTTCGAGTTCTTTATATCTTTGAGCTGCATCATTAAGAATTCGCTCACATTCACCAAATTTATCAATCCAAGACCTAACAGATTCAGAGACTTCATATCCATCATTACCTTTAATTGATGTTTTCGTTGCTTCAACAATTCTCTCAACTGGTGTCTGTATCTTAATATCAGGAATACATTCCAACTTAAAATGTAAACGTCTCATAGATTTTGGTAGATGCTCCAAGATATTTTCTGCCTTTTGCTTTTGAAATGTGTCTCTTGTTTTCTTTGTACAAGCAACTGGTTGTCCATTATTGAGCCTTATGTATACACCATTGTTGTTTACAATTGCGTATTCCAATTTCTATCACCCTTTCTTCTTATTTATAATAAGAGGCATCAAGGAGTTGAACCTTACATGATTTGGCTTTCCTGCAAAGCTGATGCCTCATCCGTTAGTGGATTAAACTATGGTAGAACTATAGCAGCTACACATTCTGCTCTTACAAGGCAATATATATGTACAAAGAAACAAGTGCCTTGCGTTATGCACTTACATCGGGTGTGATTCAGTGCATAGCAGAGCTAGTTGGATTCGAACCAACGAATGCGAGAATCAAAATCTCGTGCCTTACCGCTTGGCGATAGCCCTATAATTTATTAAATTAAAATTAAATAACGTGAAAATGTGCTGAATTGCCTGAATTTAATTGACAGAATGCCAATTTATATGTATTATAACTATGAGCGTATTCCAGTACGCTCATGAACAACAATTCAATAAACAATGTTATTAGAGGAAGTCGAGCGAGTGTTCCAGCACTATGATGCTCGACTTTCTCTGTATCTCACATTTAATATATTAGAACGTTCGTTCGGTTTTGTCAATACTTTTACCGAACATTTATTCTGTTTTTTATATAATATCACGTTGCGAGTCCCAAATTCTTCCCTCGCAACTACAAAATTTAATATTGTGTATCATTTCTGTATGAGACAAGCTAATTCGATTGAACACATTATTAGATAACCAATCAATCTCATCATCAGCTTTATTAATTATTCTCTTTCCTTCATCGGGTGTAATCTGTTTTGGCTTTGTATGAATAAACGTAATTCCATTAAAGGAATCCAACCAGATTTTACCAGGAGCTTCGTCTATTAGTTGTTTTGCTTCTTCTTTGCTTATATACATGTCGTTCCCTCCTCTAATCTATATCCAGTTCCAAAGAACAAACCATTAAAACACGTCTGGTCAATCATTCTTCTATCTTCCTTACATATGATTGTACCAAGTTTTTCCATTACCTCCGTTTTAGAGATAGTTATTATCTGCTCGCCCATTACCATTGAATAAAGCTGCAATCCATTTTCTCCATTGGCTTCAAGACATCCATGCACTGGCATATTTGTCTTTTTAATTTTACTTGTCAAAGGCATCACTGTAATTATCGTAGCATGTTTTGTCCCAATTGGGTTTGATACGATCACATATGGACGTTCTTTAGTCTGGACTGATCCTTCGCCTTGATATTTGATTTTCGCTTTTATAACATCATATCTCTGTAAATCCATATGTACGTTCCTCCTCTCTTTTGTATTTATGTACCTTGGATTACCTTTGATATTTCATACTATACACCCTTAACAATATAATGTCAATAGTTATTCTTAAGATTATATTTATTTTTTTAACAATATATGCTAAAGTATATATTATCAAGGAGGTAATATATATGAAACTTAATATAAAACCATTAGTTGACGCAAAAGGACTAAATAGAAATCAGCTTTCAAAAGAACTAAAAATAGGATATCAAGCAACATGTAATTTGTATGATGGTAATGCACAACGCATATACTTTGATACATTGCAAAGATTATGTGACGTTCTCGAATGTACTCCTAATGATATTTTAATATCTGAACACGACACTAAAAATTAGTGTCGTATACATATCACACAAATTTAACTAGATCAAATGGTTGCACTTTCATAGCTTTGGCAACCAAATCTAATACAGCCAAATCAGGAACAGCACTTCCATTTTCCCACTTACTAATTGTACTTGGTGCAATGTCAGCCATTTTCGCAAGTCCTCTTACTGTTATTCTCTTTTCAATTCTGATTTTCTTTCCGATATATTTAACCATAATCACATCTCCATCAATTTCTCTTTCATTCCAACAGCTCCATTGGCATAATTATTAACTGTTGTATTTACACTACTATGTCCAAGCTGCTGCTGAACAAATGCAAGATTTCCATTTCTGTTCATTATACTAGCATAATAATGTCGCATCATATGTGGAGTAATACCATTTCCATAATTCTCAAATATCTGTTTGATATTTCTCTCTGTTGTACGTGTACCGTTTTTATTTACAAACACAGCTTCCGTATCTACAATATTGTCTAAGGTACTTCTGTATTCTAACCATTCTCTTATAGCTTTTAAAGCAGATCCACTAAGATATACCGTTCTATTTTGCATTTCTCTATACACGCCCTTACCAAGAATAGTAATATATGGCATTTCTTCGTCCAAATGTAAATCAGATAAATCCAAGCCAGCAAGTTCAGATTCTCTTATCCCAGTTCCTCTTAACACACGAAAGATAGCAATATTTCTATTTCTTACTGGGATATCCTTTTTCCACATTATTTTTTCTTCCATATCATTAAGCTGTTTTTCTGTTGGAAGTTTTTTAGTTAGATTGTTTCCAGATGGAATCCCTTTATATTTAATCATTTTATAAAAATCTTCTATATTATTATAAACTTCTCTCAACAAACATTCTCTATATGAATAAATATCCTGTATAAAACTTTTAATGATGTTTTTTCTTGTCTCCGTTGTGGTTGGCGACATTCCATTTGTTTCCTTATATCTAAGGTATGAACTAATATTTTGTGGTCGCAAGTCACTAAAATCAGAAACTTCTATTCCAGAAATTGATTTCTTATTAATGATATTACTTTCAATCAACCACTGTAAAAAATCTTTAATTGCCACTAAATAATTTAACGCTCCACTTTTACTTTCCAACTCATTCAAGTAATCTCTTAAAAACTGTGGTGTGTTTAACTCATCCAACTTCCTATTAAGCTTTTCAGCATTTTTATTTTGTACTTCTATCTTATAACACATAATTATCACTCCCTTGTGTAATCTGCTATCGCTTTTGCAATAGCTTTAGCTGCTCTTTTACTTTTTAATGATCTCTGAATAGATTCTGTATTCCAAGAGACATCACTAAACTCAGCTAACTCACCACCACAATTCCAATTCGGAATACTAAAGAATCCTCCATTTACATATTCTCCGAAAATCACACTATAATAATTTCCATTATACTCAACACCTATATGGTGAATATTTTCAACATAAGCATCACCATTATAACTGATTTTATAATCTTTCATATTAATCAACCTCACTTTCCTACATACATATTCTCTGTTTTCCATTCAGGTAGCAACTCATTATTCTCATCATAGTATTTTGACTTAATTTTCTTTGCATATTCCATTCTTTCATCAAAATCATCGCACCACCTGACTTCAAGATTTTTAGTTCTCATTTGCAATTTTGTACATAGACAACACAAGTTTTTTATATGATCCTTTTCTCTCATATTCGGTCTACGAATTTTATCACCAACTTGATTTTTGCTAAGACATCTTAAACAGATAAACTCACTTGCTCTGCTCGTATTGTCGTGTCGTTTACTCATAATTTTATTTACCTCGTTTTCTATACTAAAAAAGAAGCAGTTAATTCCTGCTTCTATTGCTTATTTCTATATTTAATTCGCTTTCAATAAGAAAGCAATTTTTCATTTGATTAATGTATCTACATCAATATTTGTTTTAAAAATAACAAACGATCCTGACTTCATTAATTCATCTGTTTTCTTGGCAGCTTCTCTCCAATCTAATCCTTCATAATCTCTTTTTGAAATTTCGATAAAATCAGTTTCGTAAATTTTCTTATGAGTCTTTTTTATATCAACACATCCACTACTATTCAGTTCAGGTCTTCGTATTTTTACAACATATGCATCATATTTTGTGTCGATTATAAGTACACTTGCCATTTCACAGATTCTTTTATCTGGTAACATACTTATAAGTTTTGTTTTAATATCTCCAATATCCTCTTTATATAAATGTGGCTCATAAACACAATCTATAAAGCTTCCAACTATCTTCATATTAGTTGTCTCCTTTCACATGAAGGCATTTTCTTTGGATTTAATATCCAAGTTTTTGCATTCTTTCAATGTTAAACTTCCAATAAGTTATTACCGATGTACTATATTTCTTTATAGCATCTTGTTTTAACCCTTCACTTGTGAAAATTAATTCAAGTTTTCTTAAATCATTAAACAACTTCTTACTCATTATAGGATAATGCCAATCAGATCCTCCAACTTTTTTAGTAACAATTTGATAACAAGCTCCGTTATCTAAAATTAGATCTTTTTCATCAAGTTCAATTATATCTCTACCAACTTTTAATTTTACCATTTTATTATCATCTCCATTCTATTTACCAACAAATCGTCATTTCTTATTATATTTTTCTGCACATCCTTTACAGTAGAATTGATCCTCAATTCCATCATAAAATCCATCGTCATAACTACCTTTTACGCATTTTATATTGCCTGTCCCATCTTGCTTTTGTTCTGTTAGAATGAATTTTCCACATTTACAGCACATAATATCCCATTGCTCCATTTATTTTACCTCTTTCAATCTTCCAAGTAAATCATTATTTCAATTATTTAATATTGTTTTCTTTAATAAAATCATCAATTGTATCATTAATTATTTGTCTTATTTCTTCTATTTCTTTTAATGTCATGTTATCTGTGGTATGCTCGTACAATGCGTTTTCTACTGCTAATTTAATATCAAATCTATAGTCCAATACCATTTATATCACCTCATTTCTTCTGTTCGTCAATCAAATCTAATACTTCACACAAAGTTTTATACCTACCTTCTTCCAAGTCGTTCATATCACAATTTGATGTTTCATTTTCTAAATCTTCAATAAGCTGCTCAATTTTAATTCTTAATTCATCCATCTATATCACCTCTTCTAATCTACCAAGTAAATCATTCATTCATTATAGAATCACATCTACGTGTTCATAAGTAAAATCATTTATTGTTAATTTATGTAAACCAAATTTGTTATCATTAATATATTCTCTCAATTTTTCACACGCAATATGAAGATCTTCTGTTTTGATTACTATACGAAAATCAAAAGTCTCATTATAAAATATATGCATTTTTGTCACCTACTATTTCCAAAGGAACGTTAATTTCATATTTCTTTACATATGACCATGTAATACATTCTGGCAGTTGACCACAGATTTTAAACATTGTTACATTCTTACACCCCAATCTGAGCAATCTATTTGCCTCTATTCTACCCTGATTTATATCATCAAAACCGTCAAAAATCCAAGGTTCCGTTTCCGTAAATCCATTTCCGTTTTTATCATTATAAGCAACTGCATACCTTTCGTCTTTCATGATCTATTCTCCATTCCATTTTTAAAACCTAGATTTCATTCACTCATTTTTTCTCTAATAAACTCACAATCTGGACTAATACCGATTGCTCTCATCCAGCACTCCGCTGTTTCGCAACATCCTTTATGAAAATTATAATTTGCATCTTCTTCCATTTCTTGTTCATTCATTTCTGATTCATATTCGACAAGAATTTGTTTATGATCAATGTATGCCAACATCATATTTTCAATTGCATTTTTACTTATTCTATAATTTATTTTTAATTCATCAACTGGTTTGTTATTGTGTTTTAATTCAAGCTCATTTTTATATTCCTCTTCAGTTACAAACATAATTCTTTTCATTACGTGATCTACCATTGCACATCTGTAAATATTTTCTGCGTAAAAAGCATCACCTACATTAAAATTATTCCAATTTATAATGGTTCGTTTATCGTTCATCGTTTTATTCACATCGCTAAGCATTTCATCTGGGCAATTTAATAAATATCCATAGCTATCTAAATTTTTATTTTCCATTTTTCTACCTCCAATCATCAAAGGAAAGTTAAATTTCTCTGCCTAATACATTAACGCTACTTCTATCTTATTTTTACATTTAATATAAATTGTGTTTTCGCTCTCTTTGACTTTATAATTTTCAAGTTCCCATTCATATACATCAATTTCATTTCCTGTAAGTTTTGACTTTAAGTACAACATATCTAGGTTACAATTTTTTACAAAACCATCAATATTTTTTATATCAGAAAATCCATGTGTTGAAACAGCATTGTATAAAATACCAACAAGATTTCCTTCAGACGATTTCTTATATGCATCTAATATAAGGTTTCTGAATATTCCATCTTTCATAATTTTAATTACTCCTTTACAATGTAACAGCAAACTTAGATTTCAAATTGTTATTCAAAAATCAATTCTACTGTATTTCTCAATTACCTTTTCTTCTTGTGCAATTCTGTATGGGAAGAAATCATTTACCATCCAATTTTTATAGTCTTCAAATGAGTCAAGATCTTCTTTTGTTTCCCACGGAGCACCACCATCACATATACAAGCAGTTCTATACATTTCTGAATTAAGATATTCTTCTTTTGTCATATTTTCCCATACTTTTTGTTGTTTATAATATCCCTTCAAAAATTTTATCGCTTGATTGTATTCTTTTCTCTGGAACGACCGAAGTTTATCTTTTATCAGCTTATCAAAACATGTTGTTCCAAAGTTAAAACGTTCTCCTTCTACGGTTTCAATGCTACATATATTCTGAATAGATTTACCACAACAAGAACAAGTGCTTGATTCTGATCTTGGTACTGAATAATACGCTATTTTTTTAATTTTCATATTAACACCTCTATCACAAGAAAACTTGGTTTCTTGTTACCCTATATCCCGACAATATTCATACTTTCCATTTTCAAAATCATTAACAAAAGTATTTGTAATATCATTACCATAATTTAATTCGTCAATCGTTGTTCCATCTCCACTACGAAGTTCATCAATATCATATCCTTTACTTTCAAAATAATCATTGATTTCTCTATCAAGTATAGCTGCTTGTGAAGTCAGTTTTGCTAATTTATGCATTTTTCCTTGTATATCCTTAGATATTCTCATAATTTCTCAACTCCAATCTTCCAATAAATCTATTCCAAACCAATCATTTTCTCAAAATACATTGCAGCTTTACCATTTCCACCCTCATGTTTGTATCCAATACATCCAATCAGTGCAGAATCAAGAGATAAGTACGAATGGTTTGTATCACTGTAGTTGATGTATCCATGATAATATGTTTTCTTATCTCTTTTATTAATATACTCTACAATCTGATATTCTCCAATGCAATGTATCTTGATCACATTGCCCCATGTAAATTCTTTTTCTATCAGTTCCAACTTTTCATCATGTGTTACTTCTCTTACATCCTCGTCTGTAATTGTATTTAACTCGCTAAAATAGCAACTTCCATAATTACACGGATGAAACTTAAAATCATTTTCGCTTTTTACTACTGTTCCGATCTGATTTTTGTATACAACAATGTCTCCATATTTCATGTGCATTACTCGCTTTCTTTATTATACACTACTTTCTTTGAACTGGAAAGTATAAGACAGTTCCCATCACATATACAGCGTGAAAGTTATGTAATTATGCTTTAATTTCTGGTGTAGTCTGCTGAAACATTTCTGTTGGTGACTGGTTATATGCCTCACACATTGCACAGAATGTCTTGATAACATTTTCCCATTCACTTTCATCTACCCACTGGATATATGGTTTTCTACCTCTCTGTTTTAAGCAGATTCCATATTTATACTGAAGGTTCTTATAAAGTTCATTCCACATATTTCCGAATGGAATACCTGTCACAGCAGCTAACTGCCTAACACCTGCATTTAATTTTTTTTCTATCAGACCACGAAAGAATTTCACCTGCTAACGCTTTATTATCATTCTGCAACTTTTCAATATGCCTATTCTTAAACGCTACAAGATTTGCTGATGCTATTGCAACTGCATTTGCATCTCCACTTGCTACAGCCATTCCAACACTAAGCATTAACTTCTGTTCTTCTTCAATGTCTTCTGTTTTGATTTCCATTGAAGTCTTTTCTTCTATATTAAGAAGTTGATTTCTAACTTCTCTTGCAACCTCTGATTGCTGCAATAACATTCCGATTCGTAAAACTGCTCGTCTACTGAATGCCTTTAATCCTCTGTTATTAATCGTAACAATCTGACCGTTTTCAAAAGTGTATGTAACGGATGTTTGCTTCTGTTCAACGGAAGTGGGATTTACAACACTTCCGTTATAAAATCCTCTTGGAAGCATTTTTGTTCCATCGCTGTCAATTTCTTCACGATTTAACCCATATAACGACTTAACATGATCCATTGATACTTCATAATAATCAGCAACTTGCTCAATTGACATTAAATCCGTTCCTGGCAAAAGTAATAACTTCTTTACTTTCTCTAAGACTTCATAACGTCCAACACACTTATCTCTCATTTCTCTATCAGAGATAATATTTTCTTGTTCTTTCTGCTCTTTTGTTAATCGCATATCGTATTTTCCTTTCTTAAATAAATTTGTTGATAGCCTTCTATAGTTTTATTCTCTATTTGCTCGCAGACTATCGAGAGTATTCCAACTCCATCACGACAGCTTTTACAGATAGCCAATCCTTTATTTAGTTTTCAATGTGCAATTCTTTTGAAAAATTGACTTGAAATAGTCCAGAAAGTACGATAGAATATAATTGACTTTGGACTAAGTTCAAATCGGGTGGAATAGCAACTTCTAAACTTTGGTCAGTGTAGGGTTGCTATTCTTATTTTCCAACAGTTTTTCAATTGATAGACCAAACAAATTTTGTAATTGAATGGCTACTTTTAGTGATGGACTTCTATTCTGATTTTCAATGTTTGAATATGCAGATTTTGTAATACCAATTTTATCTGCAACATATTGTTGAGTCCATTTATTTTCCAAACGGATTTGTTTTAGCTGGTTCATAATTATCTCCTTTCCAGTTATGTATTCCGTTTGAATACATCATTATTGTATTCTATTTGAATACTTATGTCAAGAGGTGATTTTATGTTTTTCTTCTTTTTTCCAAGTTTTTCTGAAAGACTAAAGGAGTTGAGAACTTCTAATGGTCTTACTATGGAGCAACTTGGTAAAGAAATTGAATCTACAAGAGGAACTATTGGTAATTTTGAGAATGGAAACAAAAAGCCAAGCCTTGATATGCTGATTAAACTCGCTGATTACTTTGATGTTTCCATCGACTATCTTGTTGGACGCACAGATGATCCAAAATTACATCAAAAAGAGGACTGATATATCTTCAGTCCTCTTTCGCTTTCCCATATAAAACCTATTTTACTTGGTTTATTCAATTGGTTTGTCTAACTCTTTCCCATATACATCTACATAGCCACCATAAGTACTTCCATCTTCGTCATACCAAAAATACCATTCTGTATTTGTTATTCTCTTGATATTTATATCAGATGTTTTTGTGTTATTTATCCATTTTCCTGCTTCTTTAATAGCAACATTCTCATCCGAATATATTCCAAGTACCCTTGCGTTTGCTTCTGGGTGTTCTCCTTTATTATTAATTACTGTATGCACTATTGTATATAACATGTCATCCACTCTCCAATCTATTTAATTCCAGCTTCCTTGCACAGTTCTAAAAACTCATCACGGCTAATTTACATTTCTGGTTTCCTACTATTTTTCATAATAGCTACATGGTGCTTCACATTCTCCAGATGACGTACATGCAGGATTTTTACCACACAATCCATTTCCTAGCATATATTTACACCCTTCTTTTCTTGTACCAATATTTCTCGAACCACAATTATTACAATGATATGATTTCTCTTTTTCATCATATCGAATATCCATATTTCCGCAATCTAAACAAATCATAATTTATTTTTATTCTCCATTCTTTTTATTATTCTTCATTGTCATCTGTGTCATTAATCATTTCTATAATATCATCAAGCGAAGTACAATCATCACAAGCTGGCTCATTACAGATTTCTAATATCTTATTATCAACATCAAAGTTAAAATAAATTCCATAATCAACCGCACTTGCATTGATACGGATATTCCAATCCCAAATGTCCTCAATTTCATCATTTACTTTATTTAAACAATATGATAATGCATTAATACTTCTATCAATATCTACAGAATATTTCATATATTTTTTCCTCCAATTTTCCAATGAATCTATTAATTCCTTCCCCATAAGTCATTTAATACTTTCTGATCACTTGGTAGATTCGAATAACTAATTCCAATAGTCTGCAACTTATAATATTCTTCTTTTGTAATGTCGATTCCATAATCTCCTTTAACAGTTTCTCTATAACCGAATTTATCTTGGCATTCAGGTCTGAAGTACCATTTCTTATAAATTGGTTTATCTCCATGTTCCCATTTAAAAAGACAAGTAATTGTTCTTCCAGTAGCAATCTCCGTTGTTACCGATCTTCCAAAATAAGGATTATACTGCATATAAGCTAATTTACCACGTTCAATTGCATCTTGTTTGTCACGCTCACTTATTTCGAATAACTGCTGTGTACCTCTTCCATAAGAAGTGTTATACACTTTGCTACTATTCACACCAACTGTAGAATATAATTTAACTCCATTTTTATCAGTTGTTTCAACTCTCTTTACTCGCTCTCCGTTGATGTATTCATTGCATAATCTGTCTGCATAATGAACATTTCCTTTTTCATCAACAGTACGAGTAATTTTCTTCATATCATAGTTATCTTTAGCTGCCTTTGCAGCACTTCCTGCATAAATTCCTAAAAATGCTAATAGTCCTCCGAACATATTCATCGACCACCTTTCTTATATTATCTTCTCCATTTATCCATTTCGTCTACAGACTTCTTGTTTAAGTTATTATACATATCTCTTCTCTTTTTTGCCTCATCTTTCTCATTAGCTTTCCAAGGAAGATAAATACATAAATATCCTGCAATCAAACATCCAATTAACTGTGCCATAATAACTACCTCCGTCATCTTATTTCCGTTACCATATTACTATTATTATATCACTACTATTTCATTATTAATAGTATCAAATATCTCGTAGAAATTCTCTTCATAGATATTATTCAGCTTATCAGCCTCTTCATGTTCATTCAGAGCATAAGTCGCATCTTCTAATGAATCGAAACTATCTATGAAATTTCCACCTTGTCTGTCTCTAATTTGAAACATATAATCACCTCCATTATATTATTCTCCATAAAAAAAACAGACAACCTTTCGATTGCCTGTTTCAAGTTATATATTTATTTTACAGTACTACAACACATACATTATATAGTACCATTTTCCTTCAATTTCCACACATCCCCAATCAGTGCAAGGTTTATGTGTTCTAACCATTTCTCTTACCATGTCAGAATATCCATCATCTGCACAACAACTATCCCATTCTTCACAGTATCCTTCAAGACCTTCTTCTAAATCTCTGTATATAGTCGTGCCGGTTTCAAGATACTTCTTTGCTTCTGCTTTGGTACAGTTATCTTCGAGAAGAATATCCATATCGTCAGGAATGACCTCTATTCCATCTTCAACTCTCATTCCATCCGCTTTGTACTCTAAATACTCTCTAAGATCATCGACATCATTTACTTCTTCCCATTTGTCATGCATTTCTTCACCAAATATTTCAATGTCTGGTTCAAAGAAATCTTTAAGCTCATCGAAGCTCATTTCCTTAGTATATTCAGCCTTATTGTCTATGTCAAACACTCTATACTTCATAATACATACCTCCAATCATAAATCCATTATATCAATTCCAAACTCTGATTTCAAGACATTCTCAAAATCTGGATCAAGCTCACAGTATCTCTTAATAAATTCATTGTTGCTACATGGTGCAAGTTCTCTATGTACCCGCTCTCTTATATCGCCATCCATAAATATTGCAATTGCTGACATCGCATATTTACTTATTTCCATTTCATCAACCTCCTTTACAAACACTGTGCAAATAGTATACACATTCTCTTAGGATTTGTGTATATTATTTTTTTCTTAGTTATTTTGTTATAAACAGTAATACTCAATTGCTTTGTGAGCAGATTTTGATTTAGTATTATCTGTTTCTCTTTTGTGTCTTTCAATAACATGTCATTCATTGACACCTCACTTTCTCCAAGAAATTTCCGTTTCTTCCTAATCGCTAATCGGTAGCCAATTTACAACCGCTGGCATTTGAATTAAGTTTTCTGTTTTCTGTATATCTTTTTGCATTTCTTTTATGTCTTCTGTAGTTGGTGGAATATTTTTAAAATTATATACCGCACTGTATATTCCGTTTTCCGTATAAAATATTACTAAATGTTTCATACTTGTTTTCCTCACTTTCCGCAGTAAATTATCTTTTCATTTACTTTAACACTAATTCATAATATCCAATTTCCCAATCATCCAGTCCATGTTCCTCTGCTGATTCAGAATCTTTAAGAATGTCAAAAATCATATCAATTGTCATATCCAATGTATATAATTTCCAATACTCTTCTTTTGTAATATTGTTATCTTCTGAACCCAGAAAATAAAAAGCATTATCCCAAATTTTGCAACAGATTCCCATACAACCTGCATAATCATTCTCAATAGATATAATTCCGTTTTCAAAACCTTTCTTAATCATTTTTCTTGTAATCATAATTATATCCTCCATTCTAAAAGTCTTGTAAACTCTCGTTCCATCATGCTACTTTTAAAAACTGATCATCGTTAAAACAGTAATATTCGTGTTCTAATGGGTTCTCTTTTCTAACTTCTCTCAATTTGTAGTCATCAAAGAATTTTAGTTCATCATCACTTTTGAAAATTGCATAGCACCCAAATGGAAGGCATGTCCCATCTGCAAATTCAATTTCGCTATCAGTCACATGAATAACTTCGTAGCTTTTACCATTAATCAAAATAGTTGAATAATTTGCATAATATCCAGCCCATGCAAAAGCATTCAATTCATTATCAGATACAATATGTTTATTTCCATTTCTTTCTCTGTACTCCAACATAATATTTCCTCCATTCTTTAAATGAATCCCTTGACACTTCTTAATCCCAGTTAACAAATTTCTCAATCTCTTCCTTTTCGATACCAATTCCATCTAAAAGGATCAGTAATGTATTAACTGTATCTTCTTTATCCATCGACTGAAGCCAAATCCAGTCAAGGATATTGCAAATCATCTTTCTTCCGTCATTATCAATTGTGAAATTATCTAAGATGTACTGCCAAAATTTTTCTTTCATGATTTTCACCTACCATTCTTTCAAATCTTCATTTGCTTTATCAATAAGGCTAACTGGAATTGCACCAACATCAGTAACATATCCTTCATTTGTATTGATATGTTCCTTAATATACTCTTCCAGTTCTCTTTTAAAATCATCATCAGTTACATCTGTCAGATCATCGTTCCATGAAAAACTCGCTACATCACAATAATCATATGGGTAATTATCAGCTCCGTATCCATAACCTGTATCAACACCACCAACATAAAGGTCGAACCACAAATGATTTCCCCAATCAATAATGTCAAAACAAAGATTACCAACTCTTACAGATCCAACATATTCTCCACTACCTTCTTCCTGTTTGTAACTTCTCTGGTTCCTTTTATATTTCTCAAATTCTGGTTGTAAATTCCATTTAAACCTCATATCTCATCACTCCTTACACATAAGCCAATAAATTATCTTCTGTTCCGTCTGCAATCTCATAATCTAACCACCAATCATGTATTATTTCCTTTATTTCTTCTGGTGGCATTGATTTTCTCAATTCATCAACTTTTGGTTTCCATAATTCCGTTTCAAATTCAACAACAACTGCATTCTGCTCTTCATTCAAATCGCCATATGATCCATTACTTAATAAAGCTCGTACTGCTTTTCGCATTACTTCTTTAATATCCATATCTCATCACTCCATTCCTACATTAATTCATCAACTTCAACTACATTAGGATTATCGCTGAACCACGAATCATCTTCTGCAATTTCCTTTATCTCAATAAAATCTCTTTCAGAATCAAAACAATCGTTGTGTTTTAAATAAGCCATCTTGACCTTTTCTCTTGCATCTTCATATGAATCTGCCTTTACAATTCCAACAGCCAATTCTTCAATTCTGTATGCATATAAGTTTGTAATATCTAGCATAATCATCACCTCTTTATAATTTTATCTTTCCATAATCGGGAATCATCTGAATAAATTCATCTGCATTTATAAACTGTTTATTGATTTCAACCCAATACTGTTCGTTATTTGTATCTGTACAACAAGCTTCTAATTTGAAATCATGCTGTGCATAAATCGTTAAACATAATTCTACTTTCTGAATAGATACACCTTCTGGAACTTCTTCAACAGTTGCATATTCTTCTAAAAAGTCATCAATTTCGCTTTCTTTTAAATCATAATTGTAAAATGCCTGTAATGGCTTGTCTGTGTCATCTAACTCATTAAATGTAATTTTTGTAATATCCAACATATTAAGCACTCCTTTCCGCACTACAGAAGAAATCATCTTCTGTAAAACTATATCCATCATAGTGTTCATAAATAAATTCATCACTAACATATTCATCAATACTTGCAATCATTTCATATGACGGTTCATTGATATTAACTCCCATCACTTCTGCAAAAGTGCCTTCATTTACAAGTTCTGAATAATACGCCTGTTTCAGTTCGTGTAACTGATCTCTATTTAATTCTCTTACTGTCATAATTTGTCACTCCACTTCTGTAAATCCATTTCTCTTCAAATACTCTATGTAATCTTCAATATCTGATTTCTTTTTAACCTCAATATCTTCTGGATGATAATATCCATAAAAAGCATTCGTATATACCTTATATGTTTTATTTTCCATATCAACAATGAGGTTATAATTGTTGGCACAATCACCACGTTTCTTCCAATTCTTATCAAGCCAAAATAGATGTAATCTCATATAAATCAACCATCCCTTCTATAATTCAAATTCCACGATTCTTCCAGAACTTAACACTACATATTCGTCTCCGTTTTCTGCAATATGATTTCCAAGCTCTGTATAATCAAGAACTGCTTCAATATGATGATCTAATTCTCCAATTACGTTATCAATATAATTACTTGCCAAATCATAAGCGGAATCGAATATTGCTACAATATGTAAATCATCTTCTGTTACATTGTCGTTAAAATTTCCAAGAAGTTCATCAACTTCCTTTTCCCATATATCCTGATCTAATAAGTATTCTCTTAATTCTTCCATGGTTTTATCCTCCAATCTTAAATGAAATTGCTATTTACGGTGTTTCTTCAATATTCTTTTCCAACATAAATACAAGTCCATCCTTATATGTAATTCTGAACTTATATGTTTCTTCAAGCCAATCGTTAAAACCATCATCAAAATATGTTTTTTCTGTTCCTCTTCTTGGCTTAATATTATCTAATAATTCGATAAAACAACCTGCAATCCCAAATACAGACTCTGCAATTACTATTGGATTTTCCATAAATGCAAGTGTTGATGGAACTGCTATGAATCTGCACCTATTGATATTCGGGTTACTACTTTCTGTTCTTTCAACTACAATAGCTGCTTGATTGCAATTACTATTCATAAACATATTATAAAATCTATTTGCATTTTCTTTTCGTTCTTTTTTGGTTGTTCTTTTCATTTTTATCACTCCATTATCATCATGTTTCTAAAGTATGCAAATACCATTATCATCGCTTTATATTTCCGTGGATGTTTCATAATATCCTCAATTTCTTTCTCAAGACCTGCTGTATCTATGTCTAATTCGCTTTTTGTGAGAAAGAATCCGTTTAATCCACGAATTTCCTCATTGCTATAAGTTTCCATAATTTCTCTTCTTATCATTTTTACTGTGTCTATTACAGCTTGCTCTAATAATTTTTGATCTACCATATTAATCACTCTCCAATCTCTTTTGTAATTTCTTTTCGTGTTCCTCTAATTGAGCAACCTTCAGTATCATGTTTTCTCAAAATATCCCAAATTGCATTTTCTTCCTCTTCCGTAAGATAAAATCCTTCCCAATAACCGAAGTCATCTTTACCATGCTCGATTACAATTCCTGAAATTTTGCACATACCTACACCTCCACAATTTCAATACAGAAATCACCAGGATCATATTCACTGTCTTCAATATCCCAATCATTCATATATTCTTCTTTTGCGTTATTGGCTTCTTCTTCTGCTTCACCATAGGAATCAAATAATCCCCATTCAAAATCTCCACTATCTCTTAACTGACCGCCATCATAACTAATAATATATTTATACATACTAATCATTCTCCTTTACAATTTTTCAAATAATCAGCTTTCTTTTTTCTATATTCTGCTTCAATTTTATCCAATCTTTTCTGTTCTTCATCGCACTCCTCTTGTGATTCAAATACATCATAGTAATGTGTATCTCCATCCCAACGACATCGCACAATTTTATCTTTCTCTTCGTCTGTTAAGTGATAAACTCTGTACATTTTAATCACTCTCCTTGCCTCTAAAATACATATTATATTTAATACCTGCTTCTTTCAGTTTCCATCCAACCCAATCTCCATAACACCAACATTCTTCTTCAACTTTTGGATCATTCCAAAAATCATCAAAGGCTTTTTCCGTTACTTCTTTTGCTTTATCAAAATCTTCATCATTTACCAATAAAACTAAATCCATCCACGAATTCATGTCAGAATAAAGATTAATACATCTACGTTCTACTACCATCTTAATCACTCTCCTTTTAATCCCATCCAAAATTTTCAATAACCTTTTCTTTAATATCTTCACTGGACATCCAAGCCCAGCAACAATTACAAATACGAATTGTCTTTTGGACTTTATTTCCATTCTTTTTCCCTTTTATTGTAACTTTAGAATTTGGTATTTTTATATCTGATGCTTCACAAAAATAACATCTAGTCATTTTTAACACCTCCATTTCTAATCAAACAGTTCTTTCCTTTGGTTTATGCTACTGCCCCAACGCTGTCATACAATGTTTCGCTTACTCCAAAATCAAGTGCAACATCCTTAATAAGTTCATCGCCCCACTTATCATTAAAAAATCCCCAACAATTGTCTTTTTCTTCCCAATCATCGGTATCTGCATCATATTCTTCTGTAATAATTCCGTACACTTCGCCAGTCAGATACTGATCATATACCTCAACTTCTCCTTCCATCCACTGATAAGCTGCTTTCTTCCAATTTCTATCAGTAATTTTTACATAATTTCCATTTTCATTTTGCAACATTCCACCAGTTTCCATAATTGTCTTTTTATCTGTATAAATATATCCGACTTGACCAGAATCCCATCTATCACTAAATCCACCAGTATTCATTGTGATTCCGCTATGGTCATACAAATAAAGTGGAAGATATACAATGTTTGCGTGTTTCTCTAACAAATACCATTTATCTTTCTGTGGTAAAGCTTCAATCATATCATCGACTAACCAATCAAGCGATTCATATTCTTCTATTACATCAAATTTTGCTTCTCTGCTTGTGCCAAGTGGAAACCAATAATATGTTCCCCATAACTGCCACATCTGTTCATGTCTGTCATATCTCAACTCAAGTCCATTAGATGCTTTCTTTGCCTTGATATAATTGATGATTGATTTATCTTCTACATTTTCCCTTATGAGATTATTTAAAAAGTCCTCATTGTCGTTGTAATCATTATCCTTATAATCTCCCAGTCTATAATCTCTATGCCAACACATCATTTTGCCTATTTGACCATCCCAATCATACCGTGGATCAAGTGGCTCATCATCCTGTTCAATATGTAGTCTCATAAGCTTTCCGTTATCTTTATAGTATCTGTATTCTTTATCTGCCATATCAATCAACCTCACTTTCTTGCACCAAATCTCTTTTCCATGATATGATTTACACTATCTTGTGCATACATTTCTCTTGCACAATCCATAAATTTCTGAATACCATATCCGTAATCTTCCATTGAATCATTTAAAATTCGTTCAATTAAATCTTTGTCCATTTCTTCTGTATAGATTGAAGGACTTCCCTGACCATCTGCGTTACTAAATCCAACAACCTTTCCTGAACTCATTCGTAAAATATCAAGTTTATAAAATCCATACATTCTGTTGATAATAATATTATGTATTTTCCCTCTATACTTTACATTTATATCACCACAAAGAACCTTTCCATTTTCTGCAATTTTCACAGTACCTGCAAAGGTTCTATATTCATCATAATTTCCATTCTGAGTGTAAATATATGCATCAATAGCCTCAATGTTTGCCATTGTTCCAGTTAGTTTCTGAAATTTTTCATACTTTTCTTGATCATATCTAAACAATGGCTCATCTCCATAATTGACTGCTACAATGTCGTTCCGTGAATCATTCCATGATGTAAACCATTTCTCTTTTAATTCTTCTCTTGTCATTCTCATTTCACATTCTCCTTTTCTAATAAAATAAGACAGACACATTTGTTTGCGTCTGCCTTATTATTCTCTGTATTACTGTTCGTTATCTTCAAAATCAATATCATCAATCTCAAAATTATCCGAGCATGGAATATATTCTGCATTAGTAGCAACAGGAATTTCATCAATGTGTTCCTGTGCATATTTACAAGCAATTTCCAACTGTTCTTCCTCTGTTTTGCCTTCTAATAATTCCGTAGGAATATCAATTCCTGTGTCTCCTACATATGTGTAAGCCATACCAATGTGCAATCTTTTTGTTTTCTTTTTATCTGCCATAAATATTCACCTTTTACCTTTCTAAAATTTCACTGTAAATTACAATTTACTTTGCTTTTTCGTTCTGAAATACAACGTCTGATATTTGTTTTATTAATCTTTCAACATCATTAACTCTCCTTGCTAAAACATCATCTGTACAAAAATCCCATTGCTCATCTTCATTTACCTTTTTTATTATCTGTAACGACTGAGATAATAACGTGTTAATGCTTCCTAATGTTTTTAATGTATTATCTTTATCAATAATATGTTTTGCCATATAATCACGCTCCTTTACCACTCAGGCTCTTTATCAATCAAGCCCAAGTAAAATTCATGCTTTGCTCCATCATTAAAATATTCTCGCAAATCAGCAAGTGTTTTAGCTCCATTTTTCAACGCTTTATAATCTGCAAGTACCATATCATCTGTATATTTTGTATACTCGTTCCTACCAATGCTTAATCTAAAAGTTTCACCTGTTCTAACCCAACCCCATTTCCCTGTATTTTTTGCTTTCGGATAAGCACCTATCATATACCCATATAAATCTGGATATTTTTCTGAATTTTCGCTATGCCAATCTTCAAGCTGTATTTTCGTTCCGTCTGATAAAACAGTCTTGTCAATTATTTTCTGCATAACACTCTACCTTCCTTTCAATTCTAAACCTCGTATTTTCTGGATATGCTTCATAAATTCGTTTACACCAATTTTCATCCTTAATACATTCAGTTAGATATTTGCTATCAGGTGTGAAATAATATGCCTTGCGTCCTTCTTCTGGTGAATCATCTATTGTATCTTTCCATTTTGTGATAATCACCATTTCATATTTTTTGTTTCCGTCATATGAAGTACCAGCTAAATGAGCTGTGTATAATTTGCATTTACTCATATCAGTCACTAATCCTTTCTCTCCACGTCTTAATTCGTACAGGATAATTTACATTTTCTTCATATGTTTTTAACTGTGCTTTTGCATCTGCATAATCTTCACAATTACATTCAATATCCCATCCATAACCACAATTTCCTTCAATTGCATAACAATCCTTTGTTTTTCTTTTATATGCCATAATTATTTTTCCTCCTTAATATCATCAGTAAAATAAATGTATTTAAACCATGCACCGCCCCATTCAAGAGCAAGTTTTCCGTTTGATTTATTCACTAAATCTGAAATTATATATTGTGTGTTTCTATCCATACCACCAGTTGAACCAGACCAATTGATACATAGCTTAACCCCATCTTTATCCCAATATGTTGTTGTATATGGATCAGTTCCGTTGCCATCTCTATAATCATTTAAATCAATATTTGTTTGTTTTTTGACAAATTCGATTATTGCATCATGGTTCTTTTTATAAGTTGAATTATCAATCATCAATATTCCTCCTCATAAAATTTAATTGTTCTTTCCTTTTCAGCTTCATATTTAACTTTATCAGTGAATAATGTAAGATAAATATCACCCTCTGTATATGTAAACACTGCCATCTGTTCATCTGAATAAGCATAAGAACTATATCCGTCTACCTGAACCAAGTCGAATTTGCATTTCTTTGTGAACTGGTAACTTAAATCAGACATCCAATGTCCACCTAACATGTAATTACCATTTCTATCTTTTGTCTCTTCCATGAAGTTTACATTTGCAATTCGTTTTGTATCTTCATTTAGTGAATATGAAGATAAATCTAGGTCTGCAATTTCATATTCGCTTTCTACTTTCTTTACTCCAAGTTTTCCAATTAATTCAAAATATTCATTTCTCGGAACATATTTCATACTAATCAACCTGCCTTTCTAATTAATCCAACTTTTTGTAACTGTGTCATATGTAGCTCCATTTGCATCCTGATACTCAATATCATCTGAATATGTAAACACATAGCACTTGTGATTACTAATTGTTTTTATTTCTCTTTCACCATGCATAATTGCATATCTTTCTCTGAATCCTGCATTATCACACATTGTACGCATTTCTTCATCTCGCTTTGGATTTCCACAAGCTGTCTGAACACATCCATATAGCCAACCATTCAAATAATCAATGTTGTAACAATACTGTCTCCATGAATCTGAATCATCAGTGAATACATAGAAACTCTCTCCATCGTCTCCTCTTGTAATCCGTGGATAACCAAAGTTTGCAATAAATGCCCGTAAATTGTCTTTAATCATTTCCATTTCATTTTTTGTGAAATCATACATAATCGTTTCCTCCATTTCCTGTAATAAAAATAGGCAGCTAGGTATTTATTCTCCTAACTGCCTTTGATTAATTACTAGATAATGAATTGCACAGTTTCCGTACTGGACAATTCTCACATACACTATTATCATTAAGTGTATCTTCTACACAATTTAAGCATACAACGTCTACTGCATCCAATATTGCATTTTCTTTTTCTTTATCCATTCTGTATTACTCCTTATCTTGAAATTTTAGTTTCAAAGCTAAATTTGACTCAATGCTGCAAATCTTTCAGATACGATTTTAAAGCCATTTGCCTTTAAAACTTCTACTGCTTTTTCCGTATCTTTTTTTACTTTACGATTATGTTTAAGAATTAAGTTTTCCATTTTATCGTAATCTGAGTCATAATATGTATGCTTAAATCTAAATCTAAGTTTCGCTATTTCTTTTGCATTTTCCAATCCTTTGTTTGTCCATATCTGCTCAAAATGATAATTTGCTGGATTTTTCACTAAAAATACATAGCATTTATCTGCTACAGGTAACAATTTTTCTCTTACCAATTCATCAAAAGCATCATCATATGTTGCGATTGTATTTAATTCTTTATGCGAGTTTATATCTTCTATATCGACATTCTCTGATAAAATGACATATCCTATTCTATTTACCCAATGAATCCCCTTATGCCAATATGTTCCATTACCATCACATTCTGTAAAAATACACCATCCATTTTTGTTAATCAGTTTTATCTGATCACTATTCAAATCAGAAATTTCTGTATATTTCACCATATTTGTTCCTCCAATTCCTTAGTAAATCTTAGTTTCATTCGGCTAATACGCTAATACAGATGTATAATAATCTAACTCAGTTTCATCTAATCCATGTTCTTCAGCAGATTCAACGTCTTTCAGTATATTAAAAATCATATCTATTGTCATATCTAATGTATATGATTCCCAATATTCTTCTTTTGTTAAATCATTATCTTCTGAACCGAGAAAATAAAATGCGTTATCACCAATTCTACAGCAAATGCCAATACATCCTGCATATTCTTCTTCGATTGAAACAGTTCCAGACTCAAAACCATTTCTAATCATTTCTCTTGTAATCATGTCCTATCCTCCAATCTTCTAAAGAAATGCGAATTTCAAATACTCATTGTTCCATCAAAATAATCATTTAAGCCTTCAAAATAATCTTCATTTGGCTGTTCCTGATGAACAAATCCCTGTTCGCACTGTTCTTCATAAGTTGCCTTCTGTGTCTCTTCATAAATAATTTCATCAATTCTGTTCATTTCTCTTGCCTCCAATTCTAATGAGATACACAAATTTCTTTACTCTGTATCGCATAATATATATCCCATTCCTGCTAATACATCTAGTGCATTATCATAATTGATTTCCTCAAAATCTTCTTCCATCCATGATAAAGTTCCCTTACAATCGCATTCAGGGCAAGTGTCTTCTCCGTGATTTATCAGCATTACTCTTCCGCAGTTACTGCACACCACAAAATCGCAACATTCGCTTTTGTTTTCATTTGTAACTCTGTCCAATACAATATTTTCATCCATTTTAATCACCATTTACCTTTCTTAAAATCCATAAGAAGCTCGCATTTTTATTTATTCTATCTAAACACATCAATACAAGATAATGGTACATTTAATTCGCTTGCTAATTTCTTTCGTGCGTTAAATTCGCTTTCGGCTTCTACTTCATAGCTTTTCATTGTTACTGTACAAAATAATTTCCATTTCATCATAATCATTTTCCTTTCTAATAAAACACGAATTTTTACAGTTGAATTAATTTATCTTCAATCAATAACTGGTCTAATCGTAAGCTACTTTGTTCAACCTCAAGCATATCTTCAAAACCGTTTTCTTCAAGAATTTGCATTGCCTTTTCTGCCTTTTCTTTAGTAGAACACTGTGCAAAACAAGTGCCTTCTAAGTCATCAATTCCATTTACTTCCCAAATTTGCATTCCGTTCATATATTTTTACCTTCCTTTCCAATCCAAGGAATCACGCTTTCTACTTCTCCCTTGCTGCATTATTCATAACAATATCATCAAACCATCTTGCACCAATATTGAATCGTGGTATAACTACAGCCATACTATTTTCCATATCTTCAAGCTTAATTGAAACAATCGTGCAATCATCTGGATATTTATTATTCCCAGTCAACATATACACATCATTCATTGTTTTTCCTTTGATAATATAAGCCGTTTCACTTTTCATTGGTGTATATTGTTTTACCCAATCAATAAATTCAGATATTGAATCTTCTGCAAGTCCATCCATTGTAAGAGCTGAACCTAAACTTTCTAATTCTTCTAATGTTGTTAATGTTTTAATTTCCATATTTGCTACCTTTCCTTTTCACATGAATTACATATTTCTAACTATCACTTTCAATCAAGTAATTCAGGACATTTTCAATATAAGAACATTCGACATCTATAACACATTCCTTTTTAAGTTTGCTCTGTATATCTAAAATATCTGAATCATATAGATGACTGATTCCAATTTTTTCTTTTTCATCGCAAATTTCTATTATTGTTTCAACTGTAGATACAAATATCCGCAATGAACAATCTAGGCAAATCATTCTGTTTGCCTCATCATTTGTCTGTCTGCAAGCTCTGCCATAATATCCACATATACAAGGCACATTACATTTACTTTCATCACTTGTAATATTATTTCTGATGCAATACTTTTCAAACTCCTTTTGCTTCTTGCTTGTTATAATTGGAAACATGCAACCATCTCCTTTCCCTTGAAACACGCATTTACTCAGTTACTTCCAGCTCTACCATACAGATATAAAAATATCCATCTCCGTTTCGCTCTTTAAAACATAATGAATCTTCATAACTTTCATCTTTTACATAGCGAAAATCATTATCATCAATATATTCTTCTTTTCGCTTTTTCATATCTACAAGAGCTTTCTCTTTATTTGTGAATAATTTCATATCACATCCTTCTACACAATCAACATCTCCGTCCATATTGTAATTCTTTTCATATACTAAAAACATATAATCACCTATTCCTTTCCTATGATATGTTACTTTACTGTTCTATAGGTATTATTTCTAATATCTTACCTTCATCTCCATTATGTGCCATATCAAACCACATTGCTACATCTTGACAAGTTGCCTCGTCATTACTTGTCGCATAATGATCTTTTCGTTTTCCATTTTTAAATGTAACTATATTCCATTCTTTCATATCACTCACCATCTCCTATTCACTATGAAACATACATTTATCAAGACATTTCTCTTATCTTTTCCCAATCAACCTGTGCAAACATTTGACGGTTAAACTCTTTAAGTTCATCTGCCTTTTCACACTGTTTACAGTAATCATCTACATTATCAAAATAGTTATTTTCTTCTTCCGTATACCAATCACACCATTCTTTCTCTTCTTCATCCCACATCTGAAGACCACCGCAATTACAATAATCAGGCTTAATTCTATTCTGTCTTTGATATGCATCATATGCTGCTAACATATCCATTACTTTTTTGCCTTCTTCAACTGTTTCTACAGGAACATAAAATGACTTTATTGCACACATTTGTGGAATCCACCATACTCTTAATTTATCCATTTTTTACCTACCTTTCACTATAAAACATCCATTCACACTAAATCTCATAAACATTTTTAAATGCGCTTACATAATTTTCCATTGTCAAATCAATAATTCCTCTTGCCAATTTGCAAAGTTCGCCAGTAGTTATATACTGCGACATAGCATAGCACTCAGGTTTATAATTTACCTTGAGTACTTTGACTGTATTATCATCCCAGTCAATATCTATGTCCGAATAACCACTGCCTACTACAATATAAGCTCTGCCCCGTGGAATTTTCACAAGCTCCACAGACTCTATACAATAGTTTCCCTTTAATTGTTTCGTCAATTCCTTTGCGAAAACTTTAGTTGCTCTTATCTGCATATAATCACCTCTACCTTTCCGAAGAAACCAATTACTACCAACTAATCTCACAAGTTTCTTTATTAAAGAAATAAGCGTGATCACTTAATACTTCTTCAGGTTCAACTTGTGTTTCATTTACCTCACGAACCATATTTGAATACATTTCCATGTCGGGTTCATTATCAATATGAATGATACATTCATGAATACTCGATGGAAGAATTACAAGGTTACTATTATATTCCCTTGCAATATTGCTTAACAACTCTTTATCACAAATTGCAACTGCTCCATTTACCTTTTCCTTATTTGTAACAATAATCATTTTTGCTTCATCCATATCAAGAAGTTCGTCACAACCTATCATATTGGCAAGCATCTTTGCCATATCTTCAACAAGAATATTTTCTTTTGCATTTAACAATGCTCTTGCAAAAATCTCATCTTCACTTACTTCTTTAAACATCCCTGGCTTTACCTTGTATGTAGCATCTTCTGCGACTTTTACCCTGACATACATTTCCATATCAAGATAATCCCTCTTTAAAATATTTTCATTCGTCTTTCTCTGTAAACAAAGTTGCAAGTTATTCTTTGCATAATCCCACTTTACGATCTTATCCGTATTTATATCCATTTTTGGAATGTTTTCATAAATATTAATAATTTCACTTACACACTCATCTACTGTATAATTTAAGTCGGGATAAATAGTAGGTCTTATTGTACCTTCACCTATAATTATTCCGACTTTTCAATTCCATTTTTTACCACTGTTGTACTTTCTGCCTTGTATCCTCTGTTATTTAACTCTGCAATAATTTTATTCATCATAATTTTTTACCTGCCTTTCTTCTAATGAAATATCCATTTACTCTTTACTCTAAATCCAAATCATCTTCATCACAAACAGATCCGCACTGTCCATCTGATGTAAGAATTAAGGCTCTATAATCATTTCCTCTAAATGATGCTATGCCTTTACCTTCTTCAATATATCCAATGTATTCTCCATACATATCACCTGAAGGTTGAAATACAATTTTCATATCTTCATCATAGTCATCCAACATTCTTTTTAATTCACCAACTGTCATATTTAATCACTCACTTTCATTTTCAAACTCGTCAATAAACTTTTGTGTAAACTTACCTACTTTGTAAGTTCCACAGTTTACCTTTACCTCATCCGTAATTTCCAAGTATCCATTTTCAACCATTGTAGCAATCAGATTAGGACAATCTGCGCTTAAAAATGATTCTCCCTCGTCAAGTGAATACTGTGGAATATTGATTGTTACATCTCCATACAATTCGCCTTTTTCATCACCACTTGCAACAAACGCAAGAACTGCTTTTCTATGGAACATATCTGCGTATGTATCTACTACAAAAGATACTTCGCAATCATTTACTTTTATTGTTTTCATTTTCATCACTCCTTACTATTTGCACCATCAGAGAACCCATCATCATAACCCTTGTTATACATAGGGTTCTCAAATTTCGTGTTTGCAATAGGACTACCTTCTTCAATGCCAAAGAAAGATTTCTCTTTCTCTGACATTTCGCAACACTCATCAAAATATTCAAGGGCTGAATCTCTATCATCAGAGATAAGTCCGTCCTTGAAAAGCGTTGCCAATTCTTCAAGTCTATTACGTGGAATAAAGTCTTTCTCCGTTTTACTTCTAAAATAATCTACGCAACTTGCAAGTGCTTGTGCTTGATTACATGGTGCAAATGAACCAAAATTCACATAACAACAAGTCCATGCCCAAGAACCTTTTACCTTGTCGAGCCTATTTACAACTGCGTACTCTTCCATCCGTGAGCCACGGAGGATTAATGCATAATCTCCACTTTCCATTATTACTTCATATTTCATATTCTTCTTACCTCCTACTACTAATCTTACTCAACACATCTCTGCCACCCTTTAGCGAATGCCTTTTACATTCACCAAGCCATAGCATTCTATTTGACGACTCTGGAAGACTTATTACATCTCCCTTTTCGTTCTCATATATGTAATGAGAACCTGATTTCCGTTTGATATGGTATCCGTTTGCTTCCATAATTGGATTAACTATGCGGATATCACTATGCCATCTTTTGCTCATTTGTTTTCTCTCCTTTTATTTATTTGACCGTATAGCCGTTATCTCAGCTATTATGTATTATTTATGCATATACCATAACTATGCACCTCCTTTGCATATAGTTATTCTCTTAAATTGCCTTTCTCTTTGTTGTTTTCTTCTTTGTTGCTGTAAATGGGCTTTCCATTTCGTATCGAACAATTTCAGACAAATAATCAAAAATCTGTGCCTGTGTTTTATCCATGATATTTTCAACAAAGTATTCAGTTCCTTTGCAATGCTTAATCAATGCTTTTTCCATCTCATCTGTTCTGCCTTCGCAGTAAGCATATAATGCTTTCAAGGCACGAATGATTTTCGCTGTATATGCCTTACCATTACTGTAATTTTTGTGTAACCTTTTCTTTTTAATGAACGGATTGCCTTCCGCTCGTTGTACATTGGAACATTAAATAGTGTGTAACTCATGCTGCATCCTCCTTTAATAATACATATTCAAGATAATCAGTTTTCGTTGCGAATAACTGATACTTGTTTTCGCTTTTCAACCATCCCATATAGCCGTTGGGTACAGTGTATCCTTTAATCATTTTTTCCTCCTACAGTAATGCGGATAATATCTCCGCAAAACTCTTGTGTGGTTTGTTTTGCCTTTTACTTCTCTTTATTGCAAGTTCCTCTGCATAACGCATATTATCATATGCAATTTCAGCCTCTGGTCTTGTGTCTATAATCTCTGCTCCGTTGTAAGCACGGTACATAATTGCTTTCTGCATTTTACAGTTCCTCCTCTCTTGCTGTGCGCAAAATCCGTGTGATTTCGCTTTCTGTTGTTGCATTTTTGATTTTGTTGATTGTTGTTTCGCTATAGCATAATTGTGTTGCTATGCGGATTGCGTTGTACTTTATTGCTCCCATCTATTTATTCTCCCTTCTATTTCTCTATTACCCACGAATCACCATTACGGTCTGTGAGTGTCAATGTAGTTTCGGTTGCCTCATAATCTGTAACTGAGGCAAGGTTTAATATATTATTCTCCGTTTGAGCCGTGATATCTGGTATGCCTTGCTCTGCTAAGTAATTTGTGTAGATTGGGTTATCCCAATCATCATTAATGCAACGGACATCTTTCATCTCAAGATTGAGATTTCCGTTACTGTCTACATAATAGGCTGCAACGTCATCGACTGGGATTGATGGTTGGTGAGCTGTTTTGCCTATTAAAAAAGCACTCATTACGAGTGCTGATGTTGTGATAAGATATAATATTTTGCGTTTCATGGTTTGCTTACCTCCTTAATTTTGGGCATAAAAATAGCACCTACTTTTCAGCAGATGCTAGTGTGTGATGAATTCCATTTTCGTCTACACCTATGAGATATTTTAAATCTCTTTCAAGTGCATTAAATAAAGACTTTGCTTTTTCAAGAGATTTAAAAGGGATTTCTCTTGAATAGTTTCCACTTCTTGTTTTGTACCATACAATATATTTTTGCATATTTTATCCTCCATTAAAATAGCACCCTGAAATTGGGTGCTTGATTGGTGTATTGGTTATTATATTTGACGCAATTACATTTCGTAATTTGCATCTATAATTTCTATTTGCTCGTCATAATATTTACGAGCATCAGCACAACGGAGTTCATAGTTACTTCCGTTTGCTGGATAGCCTTCAGCTTCACATTGTTCGGCTATCTCTTCGCATTCATTTCTGTACTGCTGTTCGAGTTCGCAGATTTTGTTTATATCTGCCTTTGAATATACGTTTGCCTCTGTCATTGACTGACGCATTTCTTCTATTGTTGGCATAATAATACCTCTCTTACATGGTTTTTAATTTCGCTTGAAGCTCAGCGATTTGTTGCTGAACCTCTTGCTTTGCTTGTTGCTTCTCTATATAATTACTATCTGGGATGAATTCCATTATCTCATCAGGCATACATTGAAAATAATCGCAAATTTTGCATATTGTTTCTGTTGTAACAGATTCTCCATGCAATAATTTTTGCATAGTTGCTCCACTAATACTTGCATTATCTCTAAAATCTTTTTGTTTTATACCTTCACTTTTTAATTTGTCAAATAGTCTATTGTATTCTATTTTCATTTTTTTATATGCCTCCAATGTTATTCACCTCCTATTTTAGCATATAATTTTGCTTTTGTAAAAGGGCAAAGTTTGTCCCTTGCCCTTGGCAGACTACTCTTTTACATTGAAATTTTGTAGAGTATACTTTTCCAATGTGCAACACATATAACAGAAAATAGCGTTTTGATACAGTTCGTCATCTTCTGCAATACGTTTCCAGTTTGCACGAGTATCATCTGCATTTGCCTTTAGTCCTCCACCATATTCCTGCCATATAGTATAACGTGAGCCTACGTTCATTTCAGACAGCATTTTATCCATCTGACGTAAAGACTCTATTCTACGGTTTACAGACCATTCATTGATTTTTAGCATGGTAATCCTCCTATTTTGCCTTTATAATTTTACCATACTATCGAACCTCCATCCTAGTGCTAATATGCACTATAAAAGGCAGACTTTTAGTGTATTCTGCCTTTCGGTACTGCATACTAATCTCTAATATTTGACGCAACAACTGAAGCATTTCCCTTGCCATACCAGTGCGCAGTTTCCGTTACTTCATTCCAACGCAAAGGATTATTAATCTGATATGTGTTAATTCGTGAACCTGTTCCCTTTTTATGCAAAGCATAGCTTTTCATCAAGTTTTGGCAATCATCAAAGGACAGATTTTCTATTTGAATTTTAGGAATATAACCCAACTTTTCACAGACAGATTTTACCCACTTATAGCATGGATGATCTGCATTTACTAGGCACAAAGTCCAACGTGTTCCATTGAAAATATTTACAGGTAACTTTCCGTTAGTGAGCTTGTAGTTATTGCATACCCAAAGTATGCGTTTGCCTTGATTATCTGTGAAACGTCCGTAGATTGAACCTGGATAGATTGCAAAGTTATCTGGAAATTGTGTAACAGTTCCCTTACAAAGTCGAATGTAAAATTTTGGTTCATGTTTGATTTTTGGCATGATTGTATCCTCCTGCTTAATAATTTGCAACCCTGTTTCTTGCGCTTTGAATTTGCATATTTATGGATAAAGTGCCTTATTTCAGACAGACTTTGAGCCTGAATTTTTCACTTTAAAAGTTAAAGGATGAGCAGGGAGTCGAACCCTGCACACCTACTACTTGAGTAGTATCATCCTATTTTGTTTCTGTAGTTTCCGGTTTAATAACCTCATGTTTTGACGCATTATCTAATACTACCGCACAAAGAGTTGTAAAAGCAGCAACCTGCACCTTTTTATTGCCTGACTTGTCTGTGTAGTTAAAGTCGGAGAATTTTACAATTTCTACTCCATCCTTCTTAGACTTAGACTGTTCACGTTTAGCAGAACCGCCAAAAGTTGCAAGGAAGTTGCGGAGATCCTTATCTGTAAAATCGGATTTTTTAGTTTTGATACCATAAAAATGGTCACCTTCAGAGCCGATTAATTTGTTGAATACAGGACGTAAAGCGTCTTTTAAATCCTTCATAGAACCCTTGTTATAGTAAGCCTGTACCGCCTTGGAAATATCAATACCGCCTTTTTCAGTATCGAAAATATCATCGTCAAGCTGTACATTTTTATAGATAGCGTGCGCCATCAAAGTAATATGTACACGGTCAGTTGGACAAAGTGCGGTCACGTTATCAATCGGTAAAAGTGTAGCAATTTCATCTTTTAAAGCAATAATTTCTTCACGGTCTTTGATGAATTGACCTGCATCGTTACCTAAAGTCTGATTGATAATACTAGCGTCACAAGTCATAACGTCAATATCAGCGTGCGCATCCTCTAATGCTTTTTTGCCATCCTTGAATGATTTTTTATCCTGCATCCGTGATAATTCTTTGTTACGAACTAAAGTTCTTACATGTCCTGCAAAGTCAAAATTTGTGTCCTTTAAAGAGTTAGTTTTTGAGTAGAATTTTTCAGATTTTAACATAGTGTCTCCTTCTCTCATTTAACGCATGAGTGCAATAATTATTTTTTTTGGTAAAGTCGCAAGTGGAATCGAACCACTTCTTAAATGTGCTTAATTCACAACCGCTTAAAAAAGCGTAGACTGAGCCTGCTCAATGCGACTGGATAATTCAACATTTTTCATGTTTACTTGGTGGCTTATTATTGTAATGTGCGAATGTGCTTATTGTAATAATTTACAATTACACTGTATAGCTTGCGTGTCCTGCTATACTTATGTCGTATTGCCATGATTTTAACGCTTGACATATAAAGCGGTACTGTATTATTTAATCTTATTAGGTTGATACAACCTTTTTAAATGTGGTATAATAAACCTGCTATGTAATTTAATGTTTTACCACAAAAACAAGTGATACACTTGTAAAGATTATTTAATACGTTTATGAGTTGCTATTCGACTGCTACACAACACAGCAATGGTAATTAGTAGCCACTTGACTACTAATGAGGTTTCTATCGTTCCTGCTATTCACGTGCCTGCTATAGTGTGGCTTGACTGACTTGTTTCTTTAAGGTATCAAGTTAACCTCTTGATAACTGCTATCAAGTGCCTATGTACGTTGCTATATATGATAGCTTTTTTAATCCGCTTCGGGATGGCTGTGCAAGTAGCCGTGAGGTTTTACATCGTTCTTGGATGGTTCTATCACAACAAATGAGTTGTGTGAGGTTCGGTGCCCTCTTTACAGTTGTACTAACATGAGAACTTGTTTTATGTCCCATCCCTTAGGACACTTGTATAATAATCCTTTTTTTAGAGTTTTTCAAGTCTTTTTTATGATATTTTATTAATTTGTTAAAGTTGTATAGTTTTGGTGTTGGTTTTGGTGTGTGTTATTGTGAATTATTCACAATTTGTGGATAAGTTTTATTTGATTGTTGATAACTTATAAAAATGTGGATAACTAACGATAACGAAACTATATCAGATAATAATATCAATACTACTTAACATAGTTTTTAAAACTATATATAATGGTTTTTACGGTTCAAAAAAGAATGGTTAATATATATCTATTAGACACTGTTTTATCAAACTACTGTTCGGTGGGGGTGGCAAAAACTAAAATCAAACATATGTTCTTTTATATTTCCAATAGCTGATTATTCTACATACTCACTTAATTTTAAAACTCTCAAATCTCCAATAAAATCAAGCAAAATCCCAATTTTCTCATCCCAAACCCTTTATCGCACCTCATATCGTTAAACCCTACTAAAATCAGGCATTTCAGCCACTTCACAACCCAAAATTAAACCCTTATTCCACCAAAAATCCACCCACAATTCCAAAATCTTCCTTATTTATAGGCACTTTTACCGATAACGTTTTTTCACCTCAAAATCGTCCAAATCATCTCTCACCACACTCTCCCACATAGGGGGTACTCAAAAACTACACACAAAATCACTCCAATAAGAGAATAACTATATAACCAATACAAAAAATAATTATTCAACTTAAAGGAGAACTCAAATGAATACACAAACAGCATTACAAGTAACAAATTTTAATTTCTATGGAGACGATCTCATTGCACTTAAAGATAATGCAACTGGCGAAATCTATACTGCAATCACACACATTCTTAGAGGGATAGGATTTAATTCCAAACAAGTAGAGCATCAACAGAATAAAATTTTAAAAGATGAATTACTCAAAAGTCACACCCTAAAATTTTCGGGAGTGGATTTGAATATGCCAAGCGTAAATGAGATATGGTGTATTTCACAAAGAAAATTACCTATTGCATTAGCAAAAATTAATATCACACCAAAGATGAAACAAACTCAGCCAGAATTATCAGAAAAGCTTATTACATATCAAGATAAATGTGCAGATGTACTAGCTTCAGTATTTATAGATCACAAAACTATATCAGATATAAATATGCAACCTATAACAGAAACATTAAACACAATAACTAATACACTCACTATTCTCACACAGACAATGACATCAATACAGCAAGAAATAAACTCACTTAAAGAATCACAACAAATATCTAAGAAGAAATGGTCATACTGGTCAACTAAGATGTACCCAAAATATCAGCTCTTAACAGATTATTTTCATATCACACACAAAGAATTATATAAAAATCTATACAGAGAATTACAGAATACATATCCTGATATAGATCTTAATCAAGAAATAGATGACTACTGTTACGAGAATAACCTTGAATCTGCTTACACGCTGGATGTAATAGAACATAATCTCACGCTACGTAAATTATTTGAATCTGTAGTAGATAATCTGCTTAATAAATACAATTTGACAGATACATGCAACATTAATACAAGAATCTCAACTATTTTTGATACTCCCTAGCTTTTAGGGAGTATTTTTTATGCCAAAATATACACCCACGCTCTCTAACGCTCATATTAGCCCAAATAAGCCATTCTAATTCTTAGTCAACAATCTCTCCACACACTTTCTTTTACATACCTTAAAAGCTAAAATACAATGTCATATTTTTTAACTCCAAAAGCCCAAACTATACAATATAACTAAATATATCATCAATAATGTAACGTATTTTATACAAAATGTATAATATCCATTCTCATAATACCCTCTATAAGCTGAAAATCTACTGTCCTGACAGTGTGTAGAAAATTCTAACCTACTACCCTTACACTTTATTGGCTAAACAATACATTTTTCAAATCTACTATTCCAATAAGAAAAAATAACAATATATGTAATATATGTATATATACGCATGTGCGTAAGCACAAGATATAGTCCCTTGATAGGGACGGTCTTTTCGCAGCGTTAGCAAGAAAAGAATATCTTTAGGGTAGACAGACAATAATAAGCCAATACCAAAGGAGAGAATAATATATCAAGGAGGCAAACATGATAAAATTACAAAAATACTCATATCTCTCTCATAAATATTTAATATTAGATACAATTGAAGATTGTTTTTCTAAAAAAGATCTTAATTTTATGCATATACCACGAGAAGAAATAGGATATATAGAATTTATTCGCAAGGATAAAATCATAATCATTACATATTTGCACATTTACACTTCGTATAGACATAAGCATTATGGATATCAAGTAATGGATTATTTATTTTCTCATTACAAGTTCAAATGTATCGTGGGTGAAACTTTAAAAGAATCAAGAGGATTCTGGAACAAATGCATACGTAAATATAATGGCACGAGAAGAAATATCTATTACAGTGACAATTGCACTTCATTATTTGTTATTCCAAGACAAAAAATAAGCTATAAGCAGATATGGGATCTATTGGATTACTCATATAACATAATTTATTAAGAAATATATTGGAATGAATTATGATCAAAAGAGAAAATAATGTATTAAAAAAGGAGGAATTGTATGATTACAGAAAACGAAATACCAAAATATCTCAAGTCAACAGAAAGCAACATCTCCAAGAGTAATCGCAAATCAAAACACAAACATCATTATGAAGAATGTCTGATTCAATACAGATCTACATTTATAGGAAAAACTTGTCTTAATACAGATTTATATACTTACTGTACTATTTGTGGAAAAATAAATGAGCGATTCAAGGAAAATAAATCTATTGTAAAAGATTATATCAGAACAGTAGATACTCCAATAGGTAAATGTTACTCTCATATTCCTGACGAGGAATTATATGAAAAGTACCATGATAAATTACCAATATTCTTTGTAGAGGATATTTTTAAAGAAAAGTATGTTGATTTGGAGCAGAATAATAATTTAAAGAGAGAATAAAGCTATAGGTATATCTCACATATCAAAAATGAAAAATTATTAATCAACAATAATCAATTAAATTTTTACGGAGTAAATGGGCGTTAGACCATTTACGAAGTTATTATACTTTTTTATATATTTATGCTTTTTTATATTATTAATTATGCTTTTATACTATATACCTACTTTTTGGGAAAATTTTCACACAGAATTAAGTACCCCTTTGGGAAAATTTTCACACAAACTTAATAGGTAGTGTTAAATCTTTGGGAAAATTTTCACATAGATTTTTTAATGAAAGGAGTGATTAAAATCGACAACTATATTTATCTATCTGAGAAAGATAAAAAAATAACCTCTGTCGGATTTTCAAAAAAGGAAATCAAAAATCATAAAGGTATTTCAGGTTTGAAATATTATCTCATCATATTATATCTAAGGAAACATGTACAAACATTTGGGCAAGTTACTCTCACACTTAATGATTTGCTACAGGAAATTGGATATTCTATAAAAACAAATAACAAATCCATATACTCTGATTTTCGAGAAATTATTAAAACAGAACTTATAAACAAAGGTTATGCAAGCTGTAATACAGACATTTTTGTAGTTAAACCAAACGATTTATTTTATCTTCAATTATCTTATGAGAACAATATTTTTTTTGCAGAGGACAGTTTTGTACAGATTACTATTTCTGAATATGAAAAAATTTGTTCTCTCTCATCTAAAATCAATAAATCCATTCTTTTAGGAATTTATCTTTATATAAAGCAATATATCATGGATTATCCAGGAGATATTGCACCTGCTAAAATTTCTTTCCCATCAAAATCACAAATTGCGAAAGGATTAGATACCTCTATCCAAACAGTTGAAAACGGATTATCTGTCTTAGAATCTTATAAATTGATTTATATAAGAAGAGATATGTTTGTGGAGAATAAAAAAGAAGAAGGCGTGTTTGTTCCTACAAGAAATGTATATGCTCTTGATCCAATGGAATTAGAAGGTGATTCTGTTTTAATCGAATTAGAAAGAATTTATGGAAAGAGAATATATAACAAAGAGGATGTACCTGGTGAAATTAAATATTTAACAAAAATGAAAGGAGAATGAAAGTATGGGAAGAATGGTAAAAATTGCAGAAACGAATGAAGTCGGTGACTCAAACCAATTATATAAAATTGGTACAAAGTGGTTTAAAAGCAAAACACACTATATTAACACATTGAAATCATCCAATATTTCATATCAAACTATATTAGATTTATTAGAGTCTGATAAAAATTGTTTATTTTCTGATGAGGTTAAAAACAAGATTATCAAATTATTAGAAAATGAATTATAAAACAGAGAATAAACATATGTAACAAATAAACGCAGCACTCAAAGGAGCTGATCGCAATGAATAATAATTTAAAAACAAAAGGAGAACTAATTAATGAACAGAACTGTAACTATCGAGTCAAAGAACCATAAATATGCAAATACATATGGGGGAAATATTTGTATATCAGATTTTTGCACTAATTATGAAGGCAGTCAAAATATTGCAGAACGTATTGAATCTGCATGGCGATTTGATAGGTCATGTGCAAGAAACAGAGTTGTATTAGATGATTATAAGGAGAGACAAAAATAATGGCAGATATAAATATGAGCATATCAATTGAGGAGCAGGAAATTTGTATTAATGCAATGCGTGATGAAAAGTTTGCAACAATATATGCTTCCGATTCTACATATATTACGAAATTAGACAAGCTTTGCAAAGAAAGTCCTGACATGTACTCTCTCATTGAGGATACAGGCAGAGGTAAGAAATATTTATTAAAGGATAAAACGCTTATCAGCTTTAGGGCAAAGAAAACAACAAGAGTTATGACAGATGAACAAAAGAAAGCTTCTGCTGAAAGACTCCGCAAGGCTCGTGAGAATAAAAGTGTCTGAGATACCCTTTCTAGTCAGAAATTTACTATTCTGACAGTACACAGAAAATTCTACCATTACTCTTGAAGAGATGCTCGTCTAAGAATTACATTTTTAAAATTACAATAAACAACAATAAATAGAAAGAAGGATTACATTATGCTGAGAAATTATTATCAAGGGACAATGATAACTGTCGAGTTACCAAAGAATCAATATAAAGGTTACGTGGTTGATTGCGTATATAGATATGTTAAGAATATGAACAAATATGCACTGAGTATGTGGCTTCGTAATACTGAAGTTGACGACAGAATGCAGATTTGCTCACAGGAAATTAATACTCAATACATTACAAGCACAAGAGAGACAATAAAGAAGGATGTGTGTGCAATCGTTGAACAAGCTGCCAATAGTTCATACTTTGACAAGTCGATTGAGATTTATGAGTATACACAGAAATGTTTTGAGCGTGGCAATGCCGAATTTGAGAATGAGGAGAACAGATCATGAGCTGTCCATATTGTAGAGGAATAGGTGAACATGATTACAGATGTCCTCTTTGGCAGCCAAGTAAAAAGGCAAGAGTTAAGTGCGGTTATTGTGATGAGTATATTCTTGAAGGTGACGATTATGTTGAGATTAATGGATGGACTTATCACAAAGACTGCTTAACTGTTAATAGGTTGCTTGATTTAATGGGAGTTATTACAAAGGAGATGTCATATGAGTTGGATTAAAAGAAAGATAAAATGGATTATTTATAAACTTAATGGACTTGTACCTAAGATACATAACTTGCCTAACGTTGTATATATTAAGTGGATGGGCGAGGAATTCATTATTAAGAAGTATTAAACGGAGAATATGTAAGTGTAAAGAAAATTTAATTAAAGGAGGAATGAATTATACTTACAGCAAAAATTGGAGACGAAATCATAAATTGTTATGATGGAACACACAAAAAAGATTTGCTCAAAAAATGGAGTAAAAAGAAAATTTTATTATGTCCTGTTTGTGATAAACCATATGAATATTGTCATGGTGAAGTAAAAACCCCATATTTTAGACATATGGATAAAGAAGAATGTGAGGATAAGTATTCTGAGTCAGAAACAGAAGAACATCTTAACGGAAAAAGGGATCTTTACGAATGGATTAAAAAACAGATTAGTGTTACAAATGCAGTATTAGAGGGATGGATACCAGAAACTAAGCAACGACCTGATATTATGTTTGATTACAATAACAAAAAGTATGTTATTGAATACCAATGCTCTCCTATTGCTACTGAATATATCGAGAGACATGAATTGTATCAAGCTGCTGGATTTACTGATATTTGGATTGCTGGTGTAAAAAAATATTTTAAGCCTAATGCAAGACACAAATTTATTGAAAATCATGTGATTGGATATTATAACCCAATAGAAAAAAAGTATCGTGTAAATAATGTCTCTTCATATGGAAGATTTTATAATAAATTCGTCAGAAAAACTTTTCCACTTAAGTTTTTCGTGTTTAAGGGAAAAGATATTATATTATTTACTCACAAAGACACAGATACAGAAAAATTAATAGATGTATATAATTTGCGTGAAAAAAATCGTGTAGATGATGAAGATTATAAAAATAACATAGTATTTTTACGTCTTTGTCGATGCAAAAACTATATCAATAATATTGATAATTCAAGAATAGATATTGAAAGAGATTATAAAGGAATTTCACAATTATACAGTTCTTATTGGTGGGGTGATAGATACTTTCGTACAATAAAATTTCATCATAATGAAAATAATTTCTATCAAAAAATTTATGATGTAGTTCATATGCAAAAGGTTTATAAAGAATTACGCTTATTTTTTGAAAATTGGAGTAATCATACTTGGAATTTTTCTATTATTTCTCATAGAAATAACAAATTTAAAATTCGTATATCGTATCATTATTATTTCGATTCAGAATTTTCTATTGAATACTATAGATTGAATACGGAAGAACAATTAAAAGAAATTTTATTGCCCTATATGATTGAATGTCATAATAAGGCATTAGTAGGTAATGATTATATTCGAATAATGGAGGTGCAACATGAGTAAACACTTAACATCACAGAGATATGTATATAAAATTCATTCAGCTAGATTAAGAAGAAAAAAATGGAAGTTACAACTTCCAATAAATACCGCAAGAGAAAATCAGGAATTAATTGCTTTAAGTGAAAGTCAAATAATGAGATGGATAGATGAATTAAATGGAATTAAAGATTCAGAACTTCATATATCTCACATCAAATCTCAAATTAAAAAGTTAAAGAAAGAAACCAATCTTGCTATATCAAGACCAAAAATCAAAAAATTATATACAGAATTAGATAATTATCAATTTAAGAAAGATTATGTCTGTGTAGTAATCGACAAAGAGAAAGATTTCCACTACATTTATAAAAATGGCTTTGAGATAAATAGTATTAGGTATAAATGGTTACTTGGTACAACAGGAGGAGTAAAAAATAATACCATTGTGTTTATCAATGAAAAACTTCTCCCTGAGATAAGAAAGAGAATTAATAACGGACGAGATATGTCAATGAAATTCGCTCCTGCAAAGCTTGAAGCCTATATTGCTTTAGTGTGTAGCTCTTCTACTCCTGTTTCAATGCCAAACGGTGTCGTTGTAGTTCACGATTGTATTACTCATTTTAAGTCGGATATTATTGAATTAGATGATACAGGATTAGATCAACCAAGTATGAAATTCATCAAAGATAAAGATATTGAACTTATAGACAGTGATGGTTATGGATTAGCAATGCCTAATCTTATGAAAAGATGGGGAGAAGAAATTGGAGAAGATTATTTGTTACCTGGTTGTGTAATACGAAATTCTTTCTGTAAAGGGGCGGTATTCCCAGTAGATTTTCAGAAATTTGCTTCTGATAATGGATTTGAAAAGATTACAGATGTATGGGATAATACATATAATATTAATGAGGTTGAACTCATTTTAACAGAGTCAATGTTAAAATTATGGGATTCTTATTCTTCTATTGAGGAATATTTTAGAAATTGCGAAGAAAATAAATATACGTTTGCAATTACAAAGTCTTCAGAAGAAGAATTAGAAAATGTAAGAACTATGAATTATCAGTTTTTGCAAAGTTATGATTTTACAGATGAGCAGATTGATGAACTTATTGCTCCTACTGTAAATGAAATAAAAGATATTTTATCAGACGATTATAGAAAAACAATTCTTTATACAAAAGGAATTGGATTAAATAAGAATAATGTCCAAAATCTTGACAGCTCTTTCGCAACTGCTCTTATGATCGAGCCATCTATGACACAAGATCCGTATATCAAAAGTCAAATTTATTCCATGATAAGAAAAAGAATAGACGAAGCAAAAGTTGGTGTTTTAAAAGTACCTGCCAATTACTCTCTTGTTTCAGGAGATCCATATTCGTTATGTCAGTCAATGTTTGGTATGACTGTCACTGGATTATTAAAAGCTGGGCAAGTTTATTCAAAATATTGGGTTGATAAAGGTGTTACTCAAATTGTCAGTTTTCGTGCACCAATGACATCTCATAATAATATTAGATTATTAGATGTAGTACATAACGAAATAATGGACGATTTTTATAAGTATATGACGACTCCTACTATTTTTAATAGTTGGGATACATGCGCAGATGCAATGAATGGTTTCGACAAAGATGGGGATTGCGTTATCAATACATCATTTCCTATTTTAGTCGAGAATACAAAAAGACTTCCTGCTATTGTGTGTGTGCAGAGAAAAGCTCCAAAATGTGTTCCAACAGATGATGATATTATGAAATCCAATATTAATAGTTTTGGAAATGCTGTTGGTGGTGTAACAAATAAAATAACTTCGATGTTTGAAGTTCAAGCGAAATTTCCAAAGAATAGTCGTGAATATAATATTCTTGATTATAGGATTAAATGTGGTCAGCTTTATCAACAGAATGCTATTGATAAAACAAAAGGAATTGAGGCTAAACCTATGCCTGATACTTGGTACAATTGGATAGCAAATAAGCTTTCAAAGGCAAAAGATTCTAATACCAAAAAGGATTTTTGGATAAATCGAAAAATAATAGCAGACAAAAAACCATATTTTATGCAATATATTTACCCATCTGAAAGAGTCGAATTAAACAATTACAAAAAGAAAAATAATGAAAAATGTTTAATGCGATTCAGAATCACATTAGATGAATTGTTACAAAAAGAGAATAAAACGAAAGAAGAAGAACGTTTTATATACTGTTATTATGATCGAATGCCTCTAGGAAACGCACCATGCACTATCAATAGAATATGTTGGAAAATTGAAGAATTATTTGATGGAAAATATTGTAATACAGAATCTAATTTTGATTATTCTATTTTAAAAAGTGATGCTGAATATACAAATAAAGTGTATAACAAAATCAAGAAAATATATGAGACATATAAAAAAGTTACTCAAAATTATATGCTTTATGCTAAAAAAGAGAGATTAAAATCAGATGAAAAGCAGATTCAAAAGTATCTTTTAAAGGAGCAGTTTAGAGAGAAATGTTTAAAGGAATGTCCTAACGAAGATGAACTCTGTAATGTTGTTCTCGATTTATGTTATACAAAATCAAAAAACAGCAAACAGTTTGCATGGGATATTTGTGGTGAGACCTTTATTAAAAATCTTCTGAGAAGAAATGGATATAAAATATCATATCCTGAACTGGATGAAGATGGAGATATAGAATTTAATGGTATGTATTTTTCTATGAAAGAAACTGAAATTAAGGTGACTATTGATGTGGAGGATAATGAATGTCGGTTATTTTAAATGAAAAGGAACAAGCAAAAAAAATAATTGAGAAAGGCGAAGTTGGAAATAAACCAACTTCTACCCTTTTTCTGTTGTCTAAATATTACAGACAAAAAGAAAAACTTGGAGAGAAAAAAACAGCCCAAAAACTTAATGAGTTTATGGAGAAAAATTACAAAGGATATAATGAAGCGTTATGGGAAGATATTATTGAGGATATTTCAAAAAAAGGAAAAAAATATCTTTTGCAAGAAATTGAGTCGATTAATATTACAAAAAGCGAGCTAGATAAAATTGCAAATGTAGAAAATATAAAGTATAAAAAATTGTTATTTACGATGCTGTGTTATGCAAAGTTGTATAATACCTTATCAGATACAAATAACGGATGGGTAAATACGGAAATTAAGGAAATATATAAAGTTGCAAGAGTGACTGTTAAATATAGAAAAGATAAGTTTTTATATTTAAATGATTTAGAGAATACTGGATTAATTTCTTTTTCTAACAAAAATGATAATCTAAATATAAAAGTTAATTTTATAGACAATGATAGTGAGGTTGTATTAAAAATTAAAGATTTTAGAGAACTTGGTTATGAATATCAGAATTATATTAGTGATGGCAATTTTATTTATTGTTCTGAGTGTGGACGTCTTGTAAGAAAGAAAAGCAACTATGATAGAAGCACAAAATACTGTAAAGAATGTGCTCATAATATTCAGTTTAATCAAAAGAAAATATGGGATAGGGAGAATAAATAAGTATAAATCCGAAAAAGCTAAAAGTCTTGAAACCCTTGATTTCACTAGGATTACGTTTACTATGCCCGTTTTTCTTATTATGTATAGTAATAAGAGAATAAAACAATGAAATCAGCTTTTCTTGGCTGATAAAACAGAGAATAATAAAATGTAAACACTTTAAGTATATATTCATTGTACTTTACCTTTCTACAATCGGTGACTGTACTACAGTTCTTGTAGTATGGTCACTGATAATTCTTAAATATTATAGCGGAATGACGAGCAATGGAAGCTCACTTGGCTCATAACCAAGAGTATGCAGGTTCGAGTCCTGTTTCCGCAACTCTCCTACTTGTAGGCGGCAGGTTTCGTGTCGTTAAATAAACTTAGCAATAAGGATAAAGCAGGAATGTCTTTAGTTTGCATAAGACACTGCGACTGCGCATAGTAGTTTGACGGAAAACACAGATAATCTATACCAAACCTAAAATCAGAGGGCTACTGCTAATGATATGGCTTGGTAGGGGTGATGAAAAACGCCCTGTATTAACATGGAAACATGGGTATAATTACTGTCTTATTGGTGCGATTTCCGCAAGAAAAAGTGCTGATATTGATTATTGCAATGTTTCTTAATGCGAAAGCAAGGAACAGAACAATGAAGCAAGTCGATAGCAAGACGAACAGAATGGTGATGATTGGGCTGTACTCAAAAGGTACAGATGGTCAAATGTACACCTCATCGTTCATATTATGCGAAATATTAATTACAACATACTTTTGAGAAAGAAAATATAATGCATATTTATATTAAAGATAAAAAATTAATAAAAGAACAAGCAAAAGTGTGTATGACCGCAAAGAGACAAACAACTTATTCATCTGCAATATGATGACATATAGCACTCGCAAGGTACTATATGAGAAAATACAAGTAGACGCAACCGTAAGAGATTTGCACTCTCTGAACCTCGCAAGGGACGATGTATCGAAAGGAAATCTATAATGCTTTGTGGTAAGAGTTTGCCAATTTTTGCAAAATTGGTGTTGTTGTTACCTACAGTCTAATCGACTGTGTGATAAATTGTGTCCAACCACAATAGATGGTAACGTGTTAGGTCAATATCTCAGCCTAAAGAAATAAAGTCTCATACTTCGGTATGGGATTTTTTATTTTGAGTGTGTAGCTCAGTTTGGCAGAGCACGTGACTTTTAATCACGGTGTCGATGGGTTCAAATCCCTCCACGCTCACTACTATCCTACTTTATAGGAAATAAATTAAAGGATGTGAAAATTATTTTATTAATTAACAAAACAGAAGCTTTTGCAATAAGGGAGCTTATTGGGAAAGAGAATGTGAAAAAGACTTATAGTGGTCATGCAAAATACTATCTGGTTGAAGATGACCAGAATTTAAAAGCTTTGAGTGATTATAGAAAAAGTAAAATCGTTGGATAGAGACGAAATCTAAAACGAAAGGTGGTCGGAAACCATCGGTACAATAAAATTTTATGATACTAATGCTATTTTAAAATTACAGGACAGAATATTTGAGGAAGATTTTGTTATAAGTTCTGTAACATTACAAGAGTTAGAGCATATCAAAGTATCTCGAAACAAAGATGATCAGGTAAAGTATGAGGCACGAAAAGCTTTACATCTACTTGATGATAATTCGGATAAATATGATGTTGTTGTATATGACAACGCAATTGAAAACTACATACTTGGGAAAAACATGGAAATAACACCTGATACTAAAATAGTTGGTAGCTGTGCATTTATAAATGCAATGAAGGATGTTATTTTTATTACAGATGATGTTGCTTGTAAAATGATTGCAAGGAAAATATTTAATCTTACTGTAAAAGGTGTAAATGATGAGCCAGTGGATGATTATAGTGGATTTGTTGAGAAAACGCTATCCGAATCAGAAATGGCTTATTTTTATGAGCATTTACAGGAAAACATCTATGGATTACTTGAAAATGAGTATCTTATCTTAAAAGATTCTAATAATCATGTCGTTGATACTCTCGTTTGGCGAGAAGGAATGTATCAAAACATTAAATTTCCTAATATTAAATCAGATTATTTTGGTGCAGTTAAACCTCTTAATGGAGATATTTATCAGCAGATGGCTTTGAATAGTTTCTCTAATAATCAGATTACTATGATTAAAGGTTCTGCTGGTACAGGAAAATCATATCTTGCAGTTGGATATATGATGTGGTTACTTGAAAAACACAAGATTGATAAAATTGTGATTTTTGCTAACCCAACTCCTACTATGAATTCGGCTAAGATTGGTTTTCTACCAGGAACACAGCTAGACAAGCTTGTTGATTCAAGTATTGGTAACATGCTTGCAGGAAAACTTGGAGACAAGTTTATGATTGAACAACTTGTGTCAAGAAATAAACTTTCTATATTACCGATGTGTGATATTCGAGGATTTGATACAAGTGGTTTAAATTGTGCAGTTTATATTACAGAAGCACAGAATCTGGATATATCTCTTATGAAACTTGCATTACAGAGAATTGGTGAAGATTCAATCTGCATTGTAGATGGCGATTACAATGCACAGGTCGATCTCAATCAATATGCAGGTAATAATAATGGTATGAGAAGAATGTCTGAGGTATTCAGAGGACATGATTTCTATGGAGAAATTGAATTACAAAACATCTATAGAAGTAAAATAAGTCGTATTGCACAAGAAATGTAAGAAAGGATTAATATGTAGTGATTAAAAAATTTGATAAAGAATATTCGACTCAATATACTCCTGAGATGAAGTATTTGCAGTCTAAAGGAATTAACTATTCTTTTGTAAAAGACATACAAGGAGTAACAACATATAAATACACAAAGACACCAGAGTTATTTTCGGCTTTGGTGTCTTTTTATATGGAGAATAAATAAAAGAAAGGATAAATAACAGGTGATAATTTAATGGCAAAAGGGAAATGGACAGAAGATGAAATTTTATATTTAAAAAATAATTATCAATCAAAGACCATCGAAGAGATATGCACTTATTTAGACAGAAAACCAGATAGCGTAAGATACAAAGCAAGTAAACTTGGTATAAAATCTAAAGATTATTTTCAAAGCATAATTAATAAGCTACATGAAAATGATTACGAAATGTTGTCTACAGAGTATATTAATGCAAATTCTTACTATGATATAAAATGTTTAAAACATAATTTTATAAAACAATCCACAGGAGATTGTATTATGCAAGGGAAATTTAAATGTCCGTATTGTAAATCTGAAATAATACGAAAAAGTTTAACCAATGATGTTAATAGCGTAAGAAGTAAATTTATAGAAATGGGGCTTATACCTAAATTCGAAGATAATGATTACGTTAATAATAAATCACAATTAAAATATTTATGTCCTAAACACAATGAAGATTATCAGTACATATCTTTTGATTCATTAAATAGGAGCATGTTTGGTTGCGTATATTGTGCTGCTCAATATAGAGGAAAAAATTATTGTGGTGAAAAACATTATATGTGGAAAGGTGGAATAGAAAATCCGAAACAAAAATTACGTGAAACACCACAATATAAAGCATGGTTAAGAAGTATTTTTAAAAGAGATTATTATACTTGTCAATCTTGTGGTGCAAGAGATGGAAATGGATATACCGTTCATTTAAGAGGACACCATATACTCCCATTTGCAAATTATGAGAAATATAGATTAGATGTAGATAATGGTATAACATTGTGTGATAAATGTCATGATCCTAAATTTATTGGAAGCTTTCATAACATATATGGTTCGCACAATAATACGCCACAACAATTACAGGAATATCTAAATATTAACAGAGAAAAATTTGGGCTTAACCAAATTACCGTTACAAATTTAGAAGAGTAAACAGAATAATTTATATAATTTTTTTTAATAAAATATTACGAAATTGGAGGCTAAATGCCTATGAATAAAAAGAAATTAGAAACTGCATATTTAGATATTGCTATTCCACAGAATGCAGAGAATTTACAGTTACCAGATCCATCATTATTGCAATTTTATAAGAATTATGAAAATAGAATTCTTTGGATTGATGACGAAATAACTACAATGACGTTGGAATATGCAAAGATGATTATGCAATGGAATTTTGAAGATAAACAGAATAATATCCCTAAAGAGGTTCGTACTCCGATTAAGGTTATATTCTTTAGTCCAGGTGGCGATTTAGAAGTGAATAATTGTCTTGTAGATACAATTCAGCTTAGTGAAACTCCTGTAATTGGAATAAACGTAGGTATGGCTGCATCAAGTGGATGTTTTATATATCTTGCTTGTCATAAGAGATATACATTCCAACTGCTGAATTCCTTATTCATAAGGGTGCTGGTTAGTTTTCAGGAAATTATGATGAGGTTGTTGCAGCTATTCTGAATTATCAGAGACAAATTGAAGAACTTGGTAATTTTGTATTAGCAAGAACTAATATACCCAATGATGTGTTTGAAGAACACTTCTCTACAGATTGGTACTTGTCTGCAAAAGAGGCAATTAAACTTGGTGTTGCAGATAAATATATAACAAGTTTGGATGAAATTATTTAAGGAGAGCGCACTGCTCTTCTATTTTATTGGAGAAAAAGGAGATTGAAAAATGATTAAAATTACTGAGTCAGAGGAGAAAATTACTGCTCCTAAGAAGATAATTAAATTAGATAACATTTCCGTAAAGGATTTAAAGCTTGTAGATGCTAAAACTGGTGAGGACTTATCTCAGCAGGTAATTAACGCAATTCCATTCGATCAGATTGGATTCAAGATTACATTTGAACTTCCTGTAGAGGAAGATTCTGAAGAGTAAGGCGGTGAATATTATAATCGACTTACATAGATTAGAAAATGAAACAGATTTTGAATGGAAATTGAGATGTTGCCTTGCGAAAAAGCGCAAAGAAACAGATATGGATTGGATTGAGATTCGAGATATGCTTGGATTGAACATTACACCAGATCAGCTTAGAAAACAGGCTGTTGGATATGAAGAGTATGATAATTATATTCATGGTTATCAGGGTGTAGCCACTACTATCCTATCTGTGTCAGATTTACATGTTCCATTTCAGTTACCATATGAGTTACTGAAAGATTATCGTGGAGTTGATATCTTACAAATTAATGGAGATGTTGTAGATTGCCAAGCATTATCAAAATTTTCAAAACAGTATAGAATTTCGCCAATGGAAGAAATGATTCAAGGTAGACAATATCTTATTGATTTGATTGAGTATATTCGTCCTAAGAAAGTAGTATGCAATTATGGCAATCACGACAAGCGATTTGCTAATTATTTTGCAAAGAATTTAGATACTGACATCTTGGAGCTTATGCCTGATACATCTTTGGAACTTATTTTTGTAGATGGATTTAAACACTATGACAAACGCAGTAAATCAAAGATTTGGTATGAACCACTTGTAAATATTTTTGATGATATTGATATTCAGTATATTGATGACTGGAAATGCAAGATTGGTAAAACTTGGTTTGTTCATCCATTAGCATATAGACAAGGGATGCTTGCTACTGCTGATAAGGCAAAAGATTATCTACAGGATACTGATAAAGAAGGATTTGATTGCGTTACGATGGCACATACTCATATGATTGGTGATTCAAAACGTGGATATGTGAGACTTCTTGAACAGGGAGCTTTTGCAAATGTAGATAAGATGAATTACATGGATGGTAGATTAACAAAGCCACAGAAAGAAGGTTTCGCTGTTATCTATCAAGATAAAGACGGTAATTTGATAGGTGCTAAGACGAAAGTTATATCATTAAATTAAATAACAATTGTAGTCCACTGTTCGGCTCAGTTTGGAGTAATTGTGAAAGCAGATATTCACAGCTACAATTAACATACGACTAATATATTATTCATTTTTGCTTATTTTGGCGTTTTTAGATAATATATTAGTCTTTTTGGTTAATGAAACCACTATCAGAGGGAGTGTACCTTATATGGACGCTACCCTCTTTTATATTACAAAATAAAATTAAGGAAAATAAAGGAGAAATTAAAAATGAACAAGACAGATCTAATTAAGAATGTAAGCGCACAGATTGAGGGAGCTACACAGAAGGATGTTGCTGTTATTGTAGATACAGTACTTGAGACAATTATTAATACAGTTGCATCTGGTGAGAAAGTATCTCTTGCAGGATTTGGTAATTTCGAGGTTGTTGAGAGAGCTGCAAGAACAGGTAGAAACCCAAAGACAGGTGAGCCATTAGAGATAGCAGCTTCTAAGAGTCCAAAGTTCCATGCATTAACTGGTTTTAAAAATGCAGTTAAGAACGCTTAATCTGAAAGGTCGTGATTGTTTGAAGAGAAATAAATATGAAGACATTCAGATGATTGATCTTGAGGATAAAGTTGATGATATTGTAAAAATTTATATTAACAGACTTTATCATATTGATAAGGCTGTTGGTGTAGTTGTAAATAAAGAGATTGCTGAATATATTTTGGATATTCTTATTAGACTTGACGAAACAAGTATTAAAGAGATTGATCTTGTTGATTATATGAATATAGACGAATATTTAGTATCCGTTGATGATGATGGCGTAATCACCGTTATCCCTATTGAGGACTTTGGTGTTCTTGATAAAACAGATATTTTTTATATTGATATGGATGGTGATATTGAGCAGAATATCATTGATTATTGTGTAAATGAAGATAAGGAAGTTATTCTGTTTAGTCAGGAAGATGATTGCGATGGTAATTGTGAAAACTGTCCTGCACATGATGAAACTTATTTACATACTTCTGAAGACGAAGATGGAAATACTCACGGATTTACTGCTAGTAAGTCAGATGGTGACTCTTATATGAGTTATTCTTACTACTCTAGCGATGAGTTAAGTCATGAAGATATTCAGAAGATGTTAAAGGCTTTTGGATTTTAGATTATTTAGAGTGTGTGGTGTATGCTGCACACTCTTTTTGTATCCTCTCATAGACCACTAAAGATGTGGGGCAGACTGTAAATCTGTTGTCTTCGGATCGGCTTGGAGCATTACCAAGTGGGAGGACTTTTTCAATGTTTTTATATACGGATTGGGAGATGTTAAATCGGCAACGAACTTTATATGGAAACAGAGAATAAATATATGTGCTCATGATTGGTGTCATAGCTGATTGTGGGATTTATGGAACAGTAGGTACTTGGAGTAGCTACCAAGTATATGAGGCAACCTACACACCTCTTCTACTGTTCTATTTTTATTGTATGTGTAGGGGAAAGTGTAGGAAAATTATGGGAACAAGAATGTTAAAGGTTGGAGATAAAGAAGTCCAATCTACTAAAGTAACTTATGACGATTTGGTTATTTTGTATAATCAATTTATTGATACTTATGGTGAAGTGCCAGTATATTCAAAATGTGACTCAAAACATAATATGCCACAAGGCAGAATTATAACTCGTGTATTAAAAGAAAATAGTATCACCTATAATGATTTCTTGTTACAGTTTGGTAAGGTATCTCACGTAAGGACAGAAAGTAAAGATTATGATTTATATGTCAAAAGATTTAAAGAAGTAAGTGATAATATTGGTCATGCTTTATGCGGAAATGAGTTAATGAATAATAAATATGGTTTACCAAATCCAATTTGGTTCGTAAAATATTGTCCAGATAAAAATGTGAAAAAATATGATGATTTCGTGCGTTGGTGTGGTTATGAAAGCAATAAGCTCAAAAAAGAAAAAGAAGATATTGCGAATGCACTTATAAATCTTGAGAAAGAATTAGGTAGACCAATTTTGCGAGAAGATATTTCACTTGAGAAAACTGGTTTTTCAATGATTGTATTGGTAAGAATGTTTGGTGGTCTTAATAAAGCTAAAGAAGAAATTGGTCTTATGCCTACACCAACAGATAAACCTCTTTATCCATTTGAATATTATAGGAATACTATTACAGAAGCGTTAAATAATCTATATGAGAAAACTGGTAGAAAATTTCTTACATGGCAAGATTTAGAAAGTGGTTTATATCATAAAAATAATATTGAACATAAATCAATGACAAAAGCATTTAAGCGTGAAGGTTTAGATGTATTTGCTTATATTAAAAGTCTTGGATTTGAAATGAATCCAAATAATTTTAGTTTTAAATACACGTTTGATGATGGTGAACGTGCTGTATCAACTATGGAATTTGATTTTTCTACATATATACGTTCTCTTGGATATGAATATAACAAATCATATTTTAGAGATGTAATGTATAAGACTTTTACCAATAGTGATAAGAAACGAAAAACAAATTGTGATTACTGTATGCTTTTGCCTAACGGTAAAAAGTTATATGTTGAAATTGCAGGTGTTATACCTAACGACACGGCAGATTGGAGACATTATGAATACAAATACAAACATCATCAAGAGTATCAACAGAAAATGTTATACAAAGAAAAAATACTTATAGAGAACAAATGTAATTATCTATTTCTGTTTTCATCTGAAATGAAAAATGGAAGTTATAAAGAAATATTGCAAAATAAAATAAATGAGATTTTACAAGAAGTAGCTTAGTTTACCACTGCTCTACTTCTTTTTATTATACGAAAGGAAGTGATTTAGTGGCACATGTAACAAGGGTAAAATATTTTACCAAGGATAAGGAGAAATTCATAAATCCTGATAACTTGAAAAAATATAAGAAATATCTCCAATCAAATATTATAAAAAATCAGGATGTTAAAGATACTACATATAAAAGATATGAAGGATTGTTTCGTCATTTTCTTATGTGGTTAGGTGAAAATTATGGAGATTTAGATTTGTATTCAGATGAGTTTATGGAAGATGCTGTTGATATTATGGAGAACTACATTATGTTCTGCCAGGAAACACTTCTGAATCATAAAAAGATTATTAACATGAAAATTTCTGCCGTTAGCTCATTCTATATTTGGTCTATGAAACGTGGTTTTGTAAAATATCATCCTTTTGATGGAAAACTCGATAGAATGAAGAAAGCTAATGAGGAACATATCTTAAATTCGTATTTCCTTACAGAAGAACAAGTTCAGACAATCCGTAGAGAGTTATCTGAAAATGATAAGTATTCAATTCAAGATCAGATTTTATTTGAGGTAAGTTTCGATTCTGCTAACAGAATTGGTGCATTGTTAAGATTGCAGTTATCTAAACTTGACTTAGAACATAACATGTTTATTGATATAAGAGAAAAGGAAGGATACCGTACACAGGTAGTTTTCGGTGATGTTGCAAAAGAACTTATTCAAGAGTGGCTTGAAATGCGAAAAAATGATTATGATCATTTGGAATGCGATTCATTGTTGATTACAAAATACAATGGAGAATATAAACCTATGGGTGATAGTGCAATCAGAGATAGAATGAAGAAATATGGCGAGATTATTGGAATTTCTGACTATAGACCTCATTGCCAACGAAAATCTCGTCTAAATTTGGTTTATGAAGAGACAGGCGATTTAGCATTAGCAGCCGAGCTTGCCAACCACAAATCGACAGAAACAACTCGTTCCTTCTATTGTAAACCTAAAACTAAGGCAGAAGTTATGGAAAAAATCAATGCTTTAAAAGAGAAAAATGAAGCAGAAAGTAAATAAATCTGAAAAAAGCTTATTATATATAAAGATTAGGTTGCACCTTTATAGGCATATTGGATGGTGGCATTCAATAGCGTAAAACCTATGTCAACGTAAACCGACATTAATTTCCTAATCATCTTGGCATTTCTATTCATGTAGATTGTAAGTCCTGCTACTGCATTTTGGTAGAGCTGACTTTATAGCAACTCTAGTGCGCACGAAACCTTAATGCGGTATATCTATCGTGCTTCTCTGCGTTAATGAGAACCCTTATTTGTAAGAAATATCAGTTCGAATCTGGTACTGTCCGTAAAGGGCGGTTCGTATAATAGGAATATTACGCTTGCTAAATTATGAGAAAAATCATATTGGTTTTGCCAAAAAGACATGCTTATGCGTATTGAAATTGGATTTTTGACAGATAAGAGACATGAAACCTTATCGAGAGGTCTTTACTCCGAAGACTGAAAATATGTGGAGAACACTTAGGGAAATATCGCAGTTATAGTTGCAGTGGATGCACTGTATAAAATCACAGACATGTGATGGAGTGGGCGATTAGGCTTATTATGTTTCTGCAATGGTGATGAGGAGTAATCCATAAAAAACAGAAAAGTCCTTTCTTCTTTCGGGACTAAAAATATAGCGAGAATAGTTCAGCATGAATGGAATGCGAGTGCACAATGCATTCTATTCTAAATAACTGCATGTGTACAGTGCAATATCAGCTAGTTAGTGCTTTATGCTGATTTTAATGACTCGTAGCTCAATGGTAGAGCACTCGACTGTTAATCGAGGCGTTGTGGGTTCAAGCCCCACCGAGTCAGCTATGGCTCTATAGTATAAAGGTGATTATACCCGACTGTCTATCGGAAGATTTGGGTTCGATTCCCAATAGAGTCGTTTATGGGACGTTGGACAAATGGTGAAGTTACAGCCCTTTCACGGCTGCGATGCGAGTTCGATCCTCGCACGTCCTACTATGCGGTAAGCCTGATGCCAAAACCTATTTTTTGGATGCATACGAAATTTAGGTGTGTAAGCTCAACACTTGCTACCGCCCTATCAAATTATCCGTAGGCAACAACTACGCAGACTATTCTGATAAAGTCGTAATGAAAATAGTTTCATTTAGCTTAGAGAAAGATAATTTTTTTTAAGAAAGAGTCATTTCATATGTTGAAATGGCTCTTTTGTTATATACACCTTTAGCTTAATTGGTAGAGCAACGATCTCCAAAATCGTCAGGTCTATGTTCAAATCGTAGAAGGTGTGCTAAGTGAAGTGAATTGCACATTCATTGGAAATTAATATTGAAAATTATGAGAAGTCATTTTGTATGAAGTGGCTTCTTTTTTTATGTTGGAATAAAAGGAGGTGGTCGTTAATTGGCTACGACAAAAGAGACACAGCCCACAAAATTAACGGCTGCACAATTAAAGAAGAAAGTTGAAATACAGGAAGAGAAAATCAAGTCTCTAAAAGAAGGTGCTTGGTGCTATATGTGTGATACACATAAATCAAGGGATAAATTTTATGTAAGTACAGATCCAATGAATAAAAGTGGTCTTACTCCAATTTGTAAAGACTGTGCAAAGAAGATAGCTCTTAAAATTGGGAAGGACAAGATTGAACATGAGCCTGATAAGAACTCTGTAATTGAAACAATGAGGTATCTCAATAAGCCTTTTTTGTCAAAATTATGGGATGCTAGTATTCAGGAATCGGAAAATTTAGCTTCAGGAAAAGTTCGTTCTAATGGTTATTATTCATATGTAAAGAATGTGGCTATGGGGCAATATAACACTCTAACATTTAAAGACTCAGATGTTTTTGGTAATAATACATCTGAAAATGAAACTCCTAAAGAACCAACTACTGAGGAAGAACTTATTGAATCTCACGCAGGATTAGATACATATGACAGTTTTTTGAAAAATAAAAATGATGTCATTCGATTGCTTAGTTATGATCCTTTTGAAAAGGAGGATGTTGCCGACCAACCATTTTTATATTCTCAATTGTTAGGAATTCTTGATTCTAGTGAAGATGCTAACGAAGATATGATGCGTACTTCTTCTGCTATTTCTATTGTTCGTGGTTTTTTACAACAGTCAAAAATTGATGATACTGTCGCAAAACTTATGAGTGATATTTCTAATATTGAGCGTAACTCGGCAACAATTAAATCCCTGCAAGAAAGTAAAGGCAAAATTACTTCTGTTATTACAAGCCTTGCTCAAGACAGTTGTATATCTTTAAAGCATAATAAAAACGCAAAAAAAGGTGAAAATACTTGGACAGGAAAAATCAAAAAAATAAAAGATTTAAATCTTCGTGAAGGTGAAGTTAATGGTTTTGATTTGGAAACTTGTAAAGCGATGAAACAAGTAATGGATTTAAGTAACGCTTCTATTATGAAAACACTTGCTTTGGATGAATCCGAATGGTCAGACATGGTTGCTGAACAAAGACAAAAAATTGTTGATTTACAAAGAGACTTGGATAAATATATTGAAATATCTCGTATATTACTTCGAGAAAATCTGGATATAAAAGATTATTTAAAAGATAAAGATATAAAGCTCGAAATGAATTTGGTTGATTTAAATGATTTGTTCTCTTGTTTTTCAGAACAAGAATCCGAAAATGATGACTCTGAAAATGATTCAGAAAGTGAGGATGAAAACAATGAGATTTAAGGATATAACTGATTCATTAGATATGATTAAATATGATGATCAATGTATTCAAGAAGATATTATTTATGTAAAACCAGGTACATATGCAATGTCGTCAAGGAAAATTGAATCCTTGATAAAAATTGCTTATATGCAAAAATATTATCAATGCAATCCAGTAAGGTTTATAAATGACTTTTTCAATATAGAATTATTGGATGCACAAGCTTGGATAGTTCAGCAAAGCTGGACATGCCCTAATGTATTATTAGTGTGTAGCCGTGGATTTGGTAAATCCACTCTTATCGACATAATCATAATGTCAAAAGATATGTTATTTAACAATTATTGGACGTATATTGCAAGCGGTACCGGTAGTCAGGCTGAACAAACTTTCACCACTTTGGAACGACTTGCAAATGATAATATTGATACAATGATGGGCTCTACTGGATATATATTTAAAGCTGAAATTGAGATAAAAAATGCAGCAGGGGACGGATTTTCACACGGAAGTAATGGATTTTCATATTCAACTTATAATGGTGGATTCACTCAGACCTTAAATTCTAACGTGGATCGAAAAAGAGGTATGAGGGGAAACGTAATTTTTGATGAGTGCGGTTTTCTCTCTGATGAAATGATGTCTGTTTATTCAGCTTTTGCAATTGTAAATAAGAGTTTTAAATCTGGTAAAGATAGAGATGGTAATCGAATTGATACTGTTCGATTAAGAGCAATACCAAAAGAAATTCCAAACCAAAAATTCTACATATCTTCCGCTTCTGATACTTCTACAAAATATTATTCTCTTTATCGTGAATTTTCAAAACAAATGTTAATGGGTAATAAAGATTACTTTGTCGCAAATATAACATGTGAAGTACCACTCCACCCTACTATTCATGGTCAGATGATGGCACCTCTGTTTGAGAAATCTACTATTGATTCAGATATGAGAACCAATCCTGAAAAGGCTAGACGAGAATATTTTTGTGAATTCACTACTGACGCTGGAAGCGATGCCATTATTAGAAGAGGAGTTATTACACGAAACGAAGAGGTTAGAAAGCCACTTCTTTATAATGATACAGGTGATAAAAAGTTCATCATCTCATATGATCCTGCCAGAAGTCGTGATAATTCAGTTATTCTTATTGGTGAATTATATGAATTTGAACAGGTAGATGGAAGTAAAGATTTAAGACTTAGATTGGTTAATTGTATTAATTTAATTGACGTTGGAAAAAAGATTAAATCTCCAATGCAAACACCTGATCAGATTGAATATTTAAAAAAAGTAATCCTAGATTATAATGGTGGTGCAGACGCATATGGAAACATTGTTGGTATTTATATAGATGCAGGTTCTGGTGGAGGTGGTGTAAACATAGCTGATTATCTTATGCCAGATTGGACAGATGCAGCTGGTATTACTCATAGAGGTTTAATAGATAAAGAATACTCTGCCGAGTATGTGAAAAGATTCCCAAACGCAGTGGATAAAATACATCTTATATCTCCTGCTGGTTATAAATCTGAAATGTATGAAGCAATGATAGAATTAATAAATCAGGATAAAATTAGTTTTACTGCCCCATATGATAATAAGGATTATTTAACTGTTTTTGATATTGATCAAGATAAATTAAATAGTGCTAGAGAAGAAATATCTAAACGTTTACGAAAAGAAAAAGTAAATGAAAAAGAATTTGAAGTTAAGTTAAATGATGAACTTGGAAAAATTCAATCTGTTAATACAAAAACGATTAAGTTAGACTGGATGGATAAATTGGCTTTGGCAAACATGGATGCTTTAAAGGAAGAATTAGTAAATATGGTTCGTAAGAAACGTGAATCAGGGAAAGATTCATTTGAATTAACGCCTGAAAAAGCCAACAAGATGCACGATGATAGGGCATATACAGCCTGTCTTGCTTCTTATGCTTTGATGTGTGAGCGTAGAAAATCTATTACACAGAAAAAGCGCACCCAATCCCCATCCGACATAACAAAGCTCTTCTCAGTAAGAGCGCCAAAAAAAGTAACACGATTCTAAAAGAAAGGAGGTATATCGCATAATTTGAGTAATACAAAAAACACAAAACAGCCTATAGTACAAAAGGTCTACACAAAAACTGACGAGTCTGGCTATGAAGTAGAACGTAAACGAGCGCAAAAAATAAATTTTGCAAAGTTTCAGGAATTGTTGCAGAGGAATGTTTCTAAGACAGTTTCCAAAACTTATACTCAGTATACACGAGACTTACTTGATCAGTATGTACAGTCACCTCTTAATAATATAGATAATATTCGTGAAGTATCTCGTTTCTTAACTAGAGTGTCAATGCTTTATAAGCAGATGATATCTTACTTCTCTACTATGCCACTCTATACATATAATATCACACCTCTTGCAGATTATACAAAAGATTTTGATCCCGACAAACAGCTTAAAAATTATGAAAAGGTATTAAAAACATTTCATCATTTCAATATAGCACAAGAATTACAAAATGTTGTTTCTAATACTATTCGTGATGGTATGTATGTTGGTTGGATGAGTGGTGATGATGAAAATGGAATATTCCTTATGCCATTAGACGTTCAGTATTGTCGTATTTATGGTAAGACTCGTGAGGGAGAATGGATAACATATTTTGATGCCTCATTTTTTGATAAGTCAAATAATAAAGATTTTATTACAGGTGTAAATAATGACGGAGTTGGTGTGTGGGATCAAGTGTTTGTTGATGGATACAATCAATACAAATCTGGCGGTAGAGATTATCAATATTTTCGACTTCCACCAGAAAATACATTAACACTTATTGCAAGTACAGATGATGAGTTCTATGTACCACTACCCTACTTCTTGCCTTTGTTCAAGTCTTTATTAAATCTTCTTGATACAGAAAATCTTGTTGCTGCAAAAGAGGAATTGCAGAATTATAAGTTAATCTTAAATAAAATCCCACTTATGGATTCAGATAATGTAGATGATTTTGCAATCAGCTTAGAATTGGTAAATCAGTTTGATGCAATAATCAAAGAAATATTACCAGACCTAGTTGGTTGGGGCACAACACCTTACGAATCTTCACAAGTCATAGATTTTGAGAAGTCAACTTCTGCTACTGATACAGATAACCTAAACAAAGCAATGAACAATCTATTTGCAAACGCAGGTATTAATAGGCTTATTGTAAGTTCAGGTGATTCAAGCAATGCAAATGGTATAAAGTATTCGAATGCCAATGACCTAGGTAAGATGTCAGTATATCTTAGACGTATAGAATCTTGGCTAAATTATTGGATCAAAAATCATATTACTGATGGTGTTTATTTGCAGATTTTTGATCAAACTCAATACAATAGAGATGATTATATAAATAGAATGAAAGACGCTAGTGCGTTTGGTATTGGAAAAATGGATTATATGTGTGCATTAGGTGATGATCCTTATGTTGCATATAATAAACTTCGCTTTGAAGCATTGGTACTCAATGTTAATCAATATGCTATTCCTTTTAATTCTTCATATACCCAATCATCTAGTGGTGCAGATGGTAAGCCACTTCTTCCAGAAGATGATCTAAGCCCAGAAGGACAAGCAACAAGAGATTCTGGAAAAAATGAAGATAAAGGAAATAAATAAAGGAGTTCTTATTTTGGAAAATAGATATTTTTACTGTTATTCCAAACCATTAAAAGATTATTTATTGAAAAATGGTTTGAGATATGTGTTAAAGGCAACACATGATAAAACTCATAAACAATACTGGGTTTTTGAAAGTTGTGAAAAAATAGATAATTTACTTAAAGAATGGAGATTAAGAAAACATTAATCTTTGCTCTTTTATTTTGGAGAATATTAGTATGGAGGTATTTATATGTCATTAAACAAAGATGGTACTTATACTGGGTACATATATAAAATAGAAAATCTAATTAATGGAAAATGTTATATAGGTCAGACTACTACCACTATCGAGCATAGATGGGGACAACACAAAACTGATAATACAAATCCAAATCCTATGTATAAAGCTTTTAAAAAATATGGTATAGATAATTTTTCTATAAAAGAAGTTGCTCATCATACACGTAATACAAAAGAAAAATTATTGAAAATCCTTAATAAAAAAGAAGTTTATTACATAGATAAATACAGCTCTTTAATAACTCAAAATGGATATAACTTATCTATCGGAGGTGACAATAGTGGAATATATAATTGTCATCCAATTGATGTTTATGATAGAGATGGAAATCTTTTATATCAATATGAATCTGCAAAAGAAACTTCTCGCATAATTGGATATGATATATCTTGTATTATAGATTGTTGTAATGGAACATCTATACCAGCGATTGATTATATTTTTCGTTATAAAAATGAACCTTATGATAAATATAATACAAAAAGAACATATTGTAGAGAATTATATCAATTTACATTAGATGGGAAACTTGTGAAGAAACATGATTCTATATCAAAAGCTGCCCTTTATGTAGACGGAAGTGTTAGTGGATTAAATCTTCATCTAAGAGGGATTAGAAAAACATATAAAGGATATTATTGGAATTATGAAAATAAATTCAAATATATTCCTCCAAAAGATGTTAGAAAAAAGATAGACAAATATACTTTGGATGGAAAGTATATAGCAACTTATAATTCTGCAAAAGAAGCTCAAGAGTCGGTTAATGCCACAAATTCACACTCTATTATAGGAGTATGTAATGGTAAACTTATGAAAGCATATAACTATATTTGGAGATATGTAGGAGATTCATATGATAAATATCAAAATTTTATAGATTTAAAGAATAATAATTTTTCTTATGGGGAGCCTGTTGATATGTATTCAAAAGACAAAGAATTTATAAAAACATTTAACTCAATGACAGATGCAGCAAAAGAAATAGACTCTACCAATACAAATATTTGCTGTTGCTGTCTAGGGAAAACCAAAAGTGTAAAGGGATATATTTTCCGATATCATGGCAATTCAATAGATAAATTTTCATGCTCGTATAAAACCCAAAAACAGCCTATTCTTGTATATGATTTATCTGGCAATTTGTTAAATATATATCCAAGCAAAAATAAAGCTTCAAAAGAAATCGGTCTTAATTATCATAAAATCGAGGATTGTTGCGATGGACGAAATAATCATATCTATGGAGACAAGATAATTCTATATGAAAAAGATAAAGATTTGATAGATGACATAACCAAACAAATAGCATAAATAAAGAGGTGACACACATGAAAAACGATTCTCAATTTCTATTCACCTCGGATGAGGTAACAAAAAATAATCTAACAAAATTAGGATTCTCAGAAATTCCATCTGGGGGTTCTTTTTTTATATTTATTAATGATTCAACTTTAAAATTCGATGACACTATTCCAGTAGATAAAATCGGATTTACAAATAAGTTGATGTTTTAAATCACTCCCTCTTTGGGAGAATTTCACAGAAGGGAGGTAAAAAACACAATTGAATAAAAAACTTCTTACTTTAGAAGATCTTTATAGTTTCTATAGTCAGAAAAAAAAGTCAATGACATTTAGTGCAGATAAGTCTGGATATAATATAGCTGTTCAGTCTTTGGCAACATTTGAGTTAAATGATGACTTATCAGAAGGATTGCTTTATGGAAAAATTAGGGCATTTCACGATTTAACAAACAATAATAAGTCTCATATAGAGACAGATGTTCTTGAAGAAAAAATGATGTCAATTAAAGATCGTCCAGTCATGGCAGATATTGTAGATACGGATGAAACCGATGAAGACGGAAATCCTATCAAAGATTTTTCAGGTCATACAATGTATTATGACGAAGCATTGGACAAGATGATATATAAGGAAATTCCTATTGGTCATTTTATTCATCCTGAAAGTATTCATCTTGAATATGATGAGGAATATGATAGAAATTTTGTATGTGCAGATGTTGTAGTGTACGAGGAGTACACAGATGCTTGTGATATATTGCGTAGACGCAAAACAGTTGACTGTTCGGTTGAGCTTTGTATTCGTAAGATGCATTGGGATAATACTGATAAAACACTTCATCTTGACGATTTTTATGTACAAGGAACAACACTTCTTGGATCTCATACCCTACCAGGAATGTCTGGCAGTAAGTTATCTATTAAAGATTTTTCTGAAGAAAACAATTCTTTATTCTCTTCTATTTCAGAAGATGAACACTCTAAATTAATTGAAACTCTGGATAATCTTAACAAAACTTTATCCAGTCTCAATATAAATTCAAAAACTAATTCAACAGTTGAAAAATTTGAGAAAGGAGGAAGTACAGAAACCAACATGACAAAATTTGAAGAATTACTGGAAAAATACAATAAAACTGTAGAAGATATTACTTTCGAGTATGAAGGTTTATCTGACGAGGAGCTTGAGAATGTATTCTCTACTACTTTTGATGAGTCAGAGCCTATTCCTGATACAGTTGTAACAGAATCAGATAAGTCAGATGATGATACTGATGATGATACTGATGATGATACTGATGATGATACTGATGACGACACAGACGATAGTACTACAGATGAGCCAGACGACACCACAGATGATGATAAGGACAAAGATACATATTCTAAGACTTTTGAATTATCACACGAAGATGTACGTTCTGCATTATATCAGCTCTTAGCTCCAATCGAGGAGACATTAAATGAGTATTACTGGATTATGTCTGTATATGATGATTATTTTATTTATGAGTCTTGCTGTGGAAATTACTACAAACAGGCTTACACAAAAGAGAATGATACTATTGCTTTTGATGGCGAACGTCAGGAAGTATTTGCTGAGTTTGTAACTGCCGATGAGAAAGCCGAGTTAGAAGATATGAGAGCTAATTACTCTTCTATTTCTGAAAAGCTTGCTAAATATGAAGAGGCAGAGGAAATCGCAGATAAGATGACTGTTTTCGAGGATCAGGCATATAGCAAGTATCTTGAGACGGATGAGTTCAAGAAACTCATGGATGTTGAAAATGTAAAGAAATTCACAAAGGATGAGTTAGTTGAGAAAGCAGACGCAGCTCTTGGTAAGGTAGTAAAAACTACAAAGACATTCTCTATGGATGCGGAGGAATCACATAAGGAGACAAAGCCTTCTTTCTTCGCATTTGCTAGAACTGAGCATGAATCATCATTCTTAGATGGATTACTTAAGAAATAATTAAAAATGAATATTAACAAATCAATCGGAGCGTCAATAGACGTTCTTTTTTATTGCAAAAATTTATTAAACAAGGAGGAAATTTAAATGGTTTATACAAATCTTAAAGCCAAGGAAAATGGCTTACATGGAATTTGGGAGTCTAGTCAGCTCCTTAGTGTAGACGTAGGAAATATTTATGACGCACTTGTAAGAGATGAAAGCAATAACCCTATCCCAGTAGACAATGGTGTTGCTTTAAAGATCGGAGACTACTCAGGCAATGGTCTTGAGGAAAGGTATGCAACTATTGCAAAAATTACAGACAAGATTGCTGTAACAGGCGCACCAGCAGAGGTTAAGACAGCACTTACAACTGAGCAGGGACAGGCTTATAACTACACAAACCCAGCAGGCAAGCCAGTAAAGACATATCAGATTGCAGATCCATCTGTACATACAGATATTTTTGGTATTGCTTCTTATCAGTTCACAGATGATAGTGCAGAAAAAGTTAAGGTTGGAAATCTTGTAACAGTTGATGGCAAGGGTGCATGGATAGCTTCTGAGGCTACTGATCTTGCTACTCTTCAGGGTACTAATGGTTTCATTGGAAAGATTCACAGTCTTTCAGTAGGTACATATTACACAATCGTTCGTATTCAGGTTCTTCAGAACAAGGATATTGCGTAAGAGAAGGGAGGATTAAATAGATGAAAGATATTACATGTTTCAGTGCGAACGTTTTAGCACAGTTTGACAATAAATATGACAATATGCTTGAGTTCAACTCACTCATGATGGACGCAAGCAATAGCGTATATGAGAAGTATTCTAAGGAGGACACACAGACAATTCTTAGAAAGCAGTTTGATAAGATTCTTGGTCTTAACTTCAAAGAGGCTAATTCTATGAAGCGTAGACAGGCTTGGAGAGATCATAATAAGGAAATCGCTACTCTTATCGAAGATGTAATTGCTGACAAGATGAACTCAGGTTGGAACACAGCTAATGCTCGTTTTATGGAGTATGTTGACGAGAGAAACATTGCCGAAGGAGATGCAAATGAGTTCTTCGTAGAAGATAACTCTCTTCTGACAGTTTCTAAGTTCGCAGGAAATCACCATGATCTGATTAGAAGCTCAGTAAAGCCTGGCAAGGCATTCTCTATTGATACATCATTTTATGGTGTAAAAGTTTATACAGATTTCGTACTTTTTCAGACAGGTAAAGTTGATTTCGCTGCTCTTGTAGACAAGATGTATAAGTCTATCGAAGAGAACAGATATGCTGCTCTTTACACAGCATTTATGGGAATGGACGCTTCTCTCCCAACAGATATGATTCTTCAGACAGCAGTTTCTGAGTCTACAAAGGATTCTATAATTGCTCAGATTGAAGCAGTTGCTGCTGCTACAGGTAAGGATGTTATTCTTGTTGGTACTAGACCAGCCATTCAGAAGCTTCAGGGTACTGTAAATTACAATATGTTCTCTGATTCAATGAAAGACGAGAGAAATCAGAATGGTATTCTTGGTAACTGGGAAGGTTATGAGTGCTTACCTCTTGCTCGTGTTAATAAAGCTGGCACAAGAGAGAATGTATTCTCTGCTAAAGATCAGAAGAAGATTTTCATTCTTCCTGTAGATCCAGAGTTTAAGCCAATTAAGAGAGTAAACGAAGGAGATGTTATGTACTACGAAACAGGCATGGACGGTCTGAAGAAAGATATGACTGTTGATGCGGAGGTAGTATACCAGGAAGGTATTGGTGTAGTGATTAACGAACTCTTTGGAGAGATTAAGATTACTGCCTAGTATTAGATTAATATAAAAATATGGAGAGTGGAAATATTCTACTCTCCTATTTTTAAAGGAGAAAACGGATGAAAGTATATGAATTAGCAAAAGAACTAGGTATTACTCCAAAAGAATTAATATCTTTTTTAAGAGAGAATGGATATAAAGTATCTAGTCATATGCAGAAACTTGATGATGATGCTATTGATTTTACAAACAATAATTTTGTAAAAGTTAATAATACACCTACAGATAATAAAGCTGTGACAACATCAGAAAATGAGTCTGCAAAACCACAGCCTGTAAAAATACATAAAACATTTAATCCTAATGACGAGATTCCATGTAAAAGTGTTACTCCGTGGAAATTAACTGCTGTTGGAGTTGATAAAAACACTGTATATCATTGGGAATATTTTGGGGACATTGAATATATTAAATATCGTGATTTACAGGCACTTAGAAGAACTGAATATGTAACAAAACCTAGTTTTATTATTATGGATGAAGATCTTGTAGAGCAATGGAAACGAGAACTTGGTGACAGATATAAGTATTTCAAATCTATTGATTATCCAGAAGAATATTTTGACATGGATGATGATGAGTTTGAAGATATGATTAAATCAGCACCAGAATGGCTTGGTGAAATTGTAAAGGTAACAGCAATGACTATGATTCGTGCTGAGAATTATCCGTCTATTAAGAAGATTAGAATTATTGATGATATGCTAGGAACTTGTATAAAAGAATTCATTTAAGGAGGTAATATATGCCTTCTCTTAAATACGAAGATATATACAAAAGAGCATTAACAATGATTAATGATCTCGAACTTGCAACTTATACAGAAGAAGATTTTTATAGTATTCTCTGTGAATGGTTACATACAACTGCTTCTTTCCCACTTCTTAGAAAAAAATTTAGTGTATATTCTTTTGATGATGAAATTATGAGTATCAATTTCACATTAACAAACAGTGTAGATGATTTCTATGATTCTGAATTTGTAAAAACTATTTTAGCAAAAGGAATTATCATTAGCTATTTTCCATCAAAATTAGAGAATACAAAGAACTTAGCAACTATGATTGGTGGCAAGGAAGAAAAAAAACTTATAGATAATTATTCAAAAAATATGGAAAGGCTCACACAGTTAAAGCGTGAATGGGAACTTGAATTGTCTCGTCATACCTATTACTTTGGTGAGTATGGTGGTTCTAATGGATAAATTAGTTCCACATAAATATGGAGAATTTAAAATTTCTCAAGTTAATTACTATAAGCAGAAATTACGAAAAAAAATATTCTGGTTAGTTTTATATACAGATAAAAACACAAAAGCTGATTTTGAAAATATAGATGTTGTGGAATATCATAAAAATCTATTATTTGAAATTTCTAATTGTAATAAACTACTACTCTATCCAAAGGATTTTGTAGAAATTATTAACAGTCTTGAATGTGCATTGTCTGTATTACAGTCAGAAGAATTTAATTTTAACAAATATAAGAAACTTGTGTTTGATGCTGGGGCTTTGCTTCAGAGAATGAAAGTTGGTGATGAGTAATGTCTGTATACGATTTTTACCAACGAAAAACGAAAGTTAATGGAAACTCTACTGGGAAGAATTATTCTACCCTTGGCGAAAAATTAAAATCTGATTCAGATACCCTCATGGAATTTACGTGGGATAACGATCCTGCAGCAAAGACTTGTTATATCTACGATCATTTTCATGACGACTTCTTCACGGATGAACATGGAATTACACGTTCACTTGCTGAAGGTATGACATATAAAAATACCAATAAGACAAAGATTGACGCAAAGTTTATTATCAAATCTTATCAGTCAATGGACAAAGATCAAGTAGAATACTATCTTATGTTTCGTCCAAGTCAGCCTGTAAGATTCAATGAAGGTGATGACCTTTACTATTATGAGACTGATTTTAGGAAACGCTATGGAGCAACATTTCCGATAGGACTTTTCGTGGATGTTCCAGATGATAGAGGAATTTATCATAAATGGATTATCTGTCGTGATGAACCTGCAAATCAGTTTCCAAAGTATTTGATTTTACCAGTAAATTATGAACTTACATGGATTGAAAAGAATAATGATAAACATATCAAGAGACGTATGTGGTGTTGCTTAAGACAACAGAATTCCTACACTATAGGCACTTACACCGACCGATATTTTACACATACTGATAATCAGAATAAGATATGGTTGCCAATGAACTCTATTACAGAGAAGTTTTGGTACACTTCTGAAGATTCTAAAAATATGCGAGTTGTAGTAAGTGCTTTAACAGAGCATCCTACCGTATGGACAGTGACTAAGGTTGAAAATTCAATGCCATTTGGTATTCAAAAGCTTACTATATATACGGCATTTTGGAACGAGCATACTGATTATGTCAATCTTGAAACAGGCGAAATGTATGCGGACTACTTCGATTCAGAAATCACCCCAACAGATCCAGATACCCAACCAATTCCATCACCAGTTACAAATGTTTTGGCTACGATTACTTCATCAGTATCAACAATTAAAATTGGTGGCTCTTATCGAACACTTAATATCAAACTCTCAAATGATTCTGGCGAAGATGTTACTGATATATTTGGTGATAGTAAATCAAATTTCGAATGGCATTTTGAAATAGATAATGAAGAATATAAAGGTATTATCAGAAATGACCTTTCTTTCTGTCAGATGAAAATAAAGTTTCCTGATGATTACGATTATGTTGGTAAGATTCTGATTATTTACTACACTATTACAAATGAGACTATTACAATTGAAAGTAATAAGTTACAATTAGAAATAACAGATTAAGGAGGTAATATGATAGAAGATAAAATAGTATCTAAAACTGATTTGCTAAATAAACTTCGAGCATATAGAAAAACTCCTGATGACGATAATATTGTTTACAAACAAAAAATTAAAAAGGCATTATTGTCGAATCCTTATCTGTTGTATGCTCTTAATGAAAAAGATTTAGAATCCGAACTTTTTAATGATAAGGGAAATATAAATTGGGAATGGGATGAAAAAAATAAAAAATATGAACCGCTTGGAGAATGGGATAGATATTTTGGAAGCAATTCAAATATCCGTCCTTTTTTATTTATTCCAGATACTCAAACGGGAGTAAAACATTATATATGTTATCAAGTTGGTTTTGATGAAATCCCAAGACATTCTCAAATAAATAAAAATACAGAAATAACATTTACAATATTTGTTCATGGAAATGACCGTATGGATAAACTTACAGGCTTGCCTCGTCATGATTTAATAGCTTCTATTATACGAGAACAATTTAATTGGTCTAATATCTTTGGGTTGCAGACAAAATTAATCTCATCTAAAGAATCTATGACAGATAATAACTATGTAGTAAGAACATTGGTATTTCAGATTTACTATGATATTAATGGAATTACATATAACCCGTTTGGTGAGCAATCGTACATAAGGAATAACGAATCTTGGCAATAGGCAAGGAAGAACACTATGAGAATGATGAACTAAAGATATATCGTGGTGAAGATTTTATAGTTCAAAAACATATTATCTTACATCAACCCACATTGGGTGAAATATGTGATTTTTCAGAGAAAGATTATTATTCAATGTTGTATAACTTTACAGCTACGCCACAATCTTTAAAGGTACAATTATGGGAAGGTGGAATAGATTATACTGAAATACAACCATTTCAATTATTCTATACACTGCTCTATAAAGCATTCCCAATTAAAAAAACTTCTATTATATTTGGAGATTTAGATTTTTCTAAATTTCAGGTTCGACAAAAAGAAGATGATGATTCAATTTTTTTGTATCAAGCAATTCCTACAGGGAATATCTATGAATTAATTGGTAGTAATATAAAAGGTAAAAAGTTACATCATTTTACAAGTTTAATTGATGCTGCAAAATTCGTTAATACAGATGAAGATACTTTAATAAATCAATTATCAGAAGATAATAGATTCGGCAATTATATCTTCGATGAGGTATCTTTAGAACCAGTAATAATAGATGAATTTACCTATAATATGATAATTGATTATCTTTGCAAAACACATTTCATTGAAAGAGATTTTAGAATTCCAGCTAACAATTCTACTAAAATGGTGTTAATAGAAGATGCGAAAGAAGAAATGGAACGAGCAAAAAATAAAGAATATCATTCTCAATTAAAAAATATGATATCCGCTATGATCAACTCAGAAGGATTTAAATATAATCATGAACAAGTTTGGAATATGAAAATTAATGCGTTTATGGATTCTGTAAAACGTATAGGAAAAATTAAAAATGCACAATTATTGTTGCAATCTGGCTATTCTGGTTTCGGAATAAGCTTTGATGATATAGACAAAAAACAAATAGATTGGCTTGGAGAACTCGATTAGAGTTCTTTTTTTATTGCCACAAAATTATTAAGGAGGAATAAAAATGGCTAACTTTAACCCAAATGAATTAATTCTTGAGAAAATTAGAGCCGTAGAGGAATATGATCCTGCTACAATGGAGCTTACTGGTAGATATACACAGGTCGAAGATCCATCTCTTAAAACAAGTGCCGATGGTACAGATGTTACTGATGCGATGGGTACACCAATCCAGACATTCTATCAGGCACAGAAAGGTACATTTGATTTCACTAACTCGCTCTTCTCTCTTGACCTTGCTGCTTCACAGTTTGGTTCAACAAAGGCTGTAGCTTCTGATACAAATAAGATTAAGATGCCTGTATCTGAGACAATTGCAATTGGAGCTGGTGCAACTGTAGAGCTTAAATATGTTCCAGTTGGTACAAAGGGTGCAGAGGTTAAGTATGTTAAGGTTATTAATGATAATAACACATTCGGTAAGACATATACTGTATCTGCTACAAAGGGTGAAGACAAGTTCACTATTGATGCAGCTAACAGAACAATTACTCTTCCAGAGGGAACAACTGGTCGTGTATTTGTAAACTATGAGAAGGAGACAGGTACAGCAGTTCAGGTAATTAAGAGAACTGATGGTGTACCAGAGGTTAAGACACTTCTTATCCATGCAATCTTCCATGATCCATGTAATAAGAACCTTGTATATGCTGGTGTTATCCGTTGTCCAAGAGCACAGATTGATCCATCAAGCGTAGAGCTTTCTCTTAAGTCTGATGGTAAGCATCCAGCTTCTTATGTTCTTAATAAGGAGTACTGTGCTGAGGATGGTAAGCTTTTCGATATCTTAGTATCTGAGGACTAATTTAAAAAATAAGAGTGGTTGAAATATACCACTCTTTTTGTGAAAGGAATTATTATATGTCATTAGAAAATAACGCAATTTGCGCAATATGTGGAAAACCTTATAGAGTTTGTCATACATGTCAGAATATTAAAACTTATACTCCTTGGAGAACAGTAACTGATACTCTTCCACACTATACAATTTATCTCGCAATTTATGAATATAATAAAACAAAAGATAAAGCAAAAGCAAAAGAAGAATTATTAAAATGTGATTTATCCGAGTTGGATAGTTTTGATAAAGATGTTAAAAAGGTCATTAATGAAATTTTAGGAGAAAATAAAAAGACAGTTAATACTACTCCTAATAAAGAACAGACTTCAAAAACTGATAATAAGTTGGTACAGAAGAAATGATTATATTGAATAGTAAGTTAAATTTTTTGATCGTATAGGGTTATGCATTTACTATTCAGTATTTTGTGTAGCCCTATTTTTTACGCTTATTAAACAATATATAAATAGAATGGAGTGAACGGATATTAAAGAATATAGTGACGTATTCAATTGGGAGTACGATTCAGAAGATGTAATTTATATTCCTAATATGACTCAAAATTGTATGTATTTAAGTTCACCTTTATCACGAGGGAAATTAGTTGATATTTTTCCAGGTAGAAATAAACGTGTTGTTTTTGCATGGTTAAAATCAAAAGAAATAAATGAGTTATATAAAGAATGGAATAGTAAGAAATTTGAAGAAGAGGAGGATTAACCGATGAAGGAGTTCTTAGTAAATTTAGATTGGATGACACTGCTCTCTGCTATTTGGACAGTAATTTTAGTTCCAATTGGAACACAGATTTATAAATATCTGAAAACAAAGAAACTTGATAAGTATGCCTTGATTCTTTATAGAGAAGTTAAAAATGCTGTCAAGTCAGTATATGAAACAGAGGTCAAAGACATAAAGGGCACTGACGCATGGACTAAGGATAAAATGAATGAAGTAAAAGAAATTGCAAAACAGAAAGCAATTCAGGCACTTAATCAGTCAGTATATAAATGTCTCAAAGAGGCTAATAGTGATTTCGAGGATTATTTAGATTCACTCATTACAACCTCATTGTATGATCTTAAACATGAAAAATAAAATATGATAAATGATTTAGAGACTTAAAGAGTCTCTCTTTTATTGTAGAAAATTAGGAAGGAGGAATCACTATGATTTCAAATTGTGGACATGATGAACGAGGTCGTTATTCTGGTGGAAAAGCTGGCGACCAGAGTGGTACTGAATGGTATATTCGTTCTTGGTATAATCATAATTGGAAATGTGTAATCAGATTTCCTGCGAATGTGCGTGAGCAGTTAGCTCTTAATGCAGAAAAGGCAGCTAAGAACAATTTAATTGGATATGATCAGAATGCGCGTCTCTCATATTACAATCATCTTAAAGCTAGTAACTGGGACGCAAGTAAAATTACAATAGCTTGTGAAGCTGATTGTTCAGCAGGTGTTTCAGCAAATATTATAGCGGCTGGTTATAAACTTGGAATTTCAACATTAAAGAATTTCAATAAATCCAATACTACTTCTACTCTTCGTGCAGCTTGTAAAGCAGTTGGCGCAACGATACTTACAGATTCAAAATATTTAACAAGTGATGCATATTTACTTAGAGGAGATTTGATTCTTAAGGATGGAAGTCATGTATGTACTAATATTACAAATGGTTCGAAGGCTTCTACTTCTACTCCAAAGCCATCTACTTCTACTCAGTCAAAGCCAAGTGGAAATTCACTCGTAAGATTAGGACAGCAACACGCTATTAATTTTACAGGACATACAATTGCTGTTGATGGACTTGTCGGAAAAGAAACCAACAGAATGAAAGCTAGAGTTTTACAACATGCTATCAACCTTGATTATAAAAAGGGCATCGGGGAAGATGGAATATTTGGTCGCAAGTCTAAGGCAGCTCTTGGCTCTCATTATGTTAAAAAGGGAGAAAGACAGTATATGGTAACTGCGGCTGAGATACTTATGTATCTTAATGGTATTGATCCGAATGGTGTAGAATGTCCTGGCAAATATGGTAATGGTCTCGTAAGGGCTTCAAGACAGAAGTTTGGAGATGATGGTCTTAAAATTACAGCATCTGAATTTCTTAAGTTAATATAAGGAAAGGCTCAGATGGTGTAATATGAAATGGACGAAATAAAAGCATTAATGAATTTAGATTTTCCAACTGTTATCTTGGGCGTATTTATAATAATCTTGGGATTAGATAAAATAGTATTCTTGATTCAAAAAGCAAAGAAAACTCTACGTGTAAAACTTGGTTATGAAATTGATAAAGAGACACTTGACAAAAGAATAGACACTTTGGAAAAGCATGATAACTGGCAATATAAAGAAATAACTAAAATGTCTGAAGGTATAGAGAATATTGAATCCGAGTTATTAGATAATAACTTGGAGAGAAAACGTAAATATATTTTGGATTTTTGTTCTTCTCTGTCAAATGGTCAGAAACAAAATAAAGAGGCTTTCAATAATGTCTTCAAGACATATAAAAAGTATGAAGAACTGCTTACAGCTCATAAGATGGAAAATGGTCAAGCAGAGGAAAGTATGAAATTTATTTCTGAAAAGTATCAGGAATGTCTACGAAATATGGAGTTTAAGTCCTAATATTTTTATTATATCATAAAATCCAGTAATTCAACTTATGAATTTCTTCCTTATTATATATGTATAGAAAAACAGATTATACACAGACTAAATACATGAAGAATGAAATAGGCAGATATAGGTATCAACAGAATATGTCAATATCAGAACTTGCGAGACGTACAGGATTGTCAGCAACTGCAATATCTAATCTTGAAAATGGATATACATCTGATATACTACTCTCTCATGCTATATCTTTATCTCATGCATTACATGTTGATTTGTACGATTTGTTTTGTATTAAAAGATAAGGAGAATTGATTGGTATGGAGAAAACATTTTACAACGTAATCTGTGAAGAATTTGAATTGTTAGGAGGTAAAGTAATTCATATTGATAAGAACTTTGGAGATATGAATGAAGTACATAATTTCGTAATAAGTAATATGTGTCAATATCCTAATGCACATTGGGAATTACGACCTATCACATTTAGGATTTAATATTAAAGGAAAGAGCAGTTTCTTCGGAAGCTGCTCTTTTGTTATGTAAAGGGAGTGAATTGGAATAGCAAAAGCTAAATCGAAATATCATGTAGATATTTCAGAACAAGGTAAGAAAAATCGAACATATAAAGGCGTGACCTACGACAGCCTAACGGAGCTTAGATTTTTGCAAGAATTCATTGAGCCTAGGATGAAAAGTGGAGAAATATTATCATATGAACGTCAAGTAGAATATGTTCTTCAAGAAAAATTTAAATATAATGGAAAGACAATTCTACCAATTAAATATCGAAGTGATTTTAATGTAACATGGGCTGATGGTACTTTGCAGGTTTTCGATGTAAAAGGGAATCCCGATTCTATGTCATTACTTAAAAGGAAAATGATGTGGTGTAAATATCCAGAGGCAAATCTTACATTTATATGTCGTAATTTAAAATACGGTGGATGGGTAGAATTTGATACTTTAAAGAAACTTCGTAGAGAAGCTAAGAAAGTAAAATCATGACAGACAACGAGATACATGAGTATCTAATAAAACATAACTGGGCTGTTAATTCACATGAGTTTATTTCAATCATGAACGAAAGCCCTCAGATAGAACGGACTGAATATAATAGTCAAAATGATATATTAACTGTTTACACTCACGACCATGTATTTTCATGCAAGTGGGTGCTAAATGAGATAAAGGAATGAAAGGAATATTAATTATGGAAAAGATTACAATTAAAAATTTTATAGATGAATATAATAAGCGTGACACAGAGTCATTAAAGGAACAGTATATTAAAGATAATCTTGAAATTATACCTTATGTGCCATTTATTAAAAAGGATGCACTTATCGGTAATTTGCTCAAAATAACTATGATTGACGAAAAAACTGGTAATGTAAAAGTAAATTCTTCTGCTGAATATTTGTTAATGACAAGAATTTTTATTGAGAACTACACAAACCTTACTGTAGAGACTGAAGGATTCTTTGAGGAATATGATGAGTTAAAGAAATCTGGACTGTTCGATATTCTTCTTATTGGCAATGATGTTACTGCTCCACTTATTCCATATGAGGAAATTGCAGAGTTTAAACATTTGTTATCAATTAAGAAATCGGATATTTTGCAGAATAAATACGAGATCCACAGCTTTATCACAGAGCAGGTGGAAAGATTTAAGACTCTTGGCGAAGCTACTCTCACACCGCTTGTTGATGCCGTTAGTAAGAAACTTGATAGTTTGTCTGACGATGATTTGAGAAAGATTCTTGATGATTATAAACTTAAAACTACTGCAAATTTTAAAGAGGTGTAGAAATTCAAATTTCATGAGGAGATTATTTATGTCCAAAAAGAAAAAGAAGAAAAACAAAGTTAAGTTAATACCTCGTAATATAAATACAACCACTCCTGGATTATTTGATTGGAGTGAATTATTTCGAAGGAGGAAAAATAATATTATGATTGCAGCAACAGAAGCTAGAAAAATTACAGAAGAAAGCCGTTCTATGTTACAGAAAACTATTGATGAGATTGATTATTATATTGATGATGCTATTCATGAAGGTAAACATACAGTTATGATTGATGGCTTTATTAGTAAAGAAACTGTTGAAACTTTAAGGGAATATGGTTATGCAGTAATGGAATCTGATACACGTTTTCAGGTGGTATGGTAAATGATAGGTGGAATATTATACGGACTTCTATGTGGATGGATTCTTACATTATTCAATGTAGATAATATCTGCATAGAAGTTCTACAACCGATTGTTCCTTTTGCATTAACTACAGCTCATTATTATTTTGTGTTTGGAGTTGTAGGGTTAATATACGGAATTATACACAATGATTAAATATTTAAGCTCTATGCGTGTCAAAGCGTATAGGGTTTTTCTTATGGAGAGCGGTTATACTGCTCTCCTATTTTAGTGTAAAAATAGTGAAATTTTTGGAGGTGATTGGAATTGGCAAAAAATATATATACAGATTTTAAAAAGAAGTTAGACAGAATTGAAAATCATATTGCAGAAGAAATTGCTCCGCAAGCAAATGAACTTCTAAAAGAATCTGTTAGATATTCATTGATAGATTGGTATAACGATTACACTCCACAGTCGTATGAAAGAACATATAACTTCATGAAAATTCTCGATTCTACAAGAACAATAGGTAAAGGAAATGTTCTTCATTTTTCAGTAGATTCAGGTGCAATGGATAATTATATCGGTTGGGCTGGGTATGGTTGGGGAAATACCTATGATGCACCAAGAGAAGATGGAAAATATTCTAATAAAAAAGGTAATCATCAGAAATTAAATGCCAGCCTTGCATTTGATTATATGTTTATGAATGGTGAACATGGTCATGGTCATTGGATGATGCATAGATCCATCCCTCCATATATGTATGTAGAGCGAGATATCGAAAGTGGATTTAATGGTCGTTTAGACAAAATTATAAATAAAAGAGTTGATGAAATTTTAAGAAAGTGAGGAAATTAAATGCCAGGAATGTATAAATATAGCATGGAGATTGAATCTAATGTCAAAAAGTTACTTTTGGACACAAAAGAACTCCAAGACAGAATGGATACTCTCGAAGGCAAAGAATATAAAATCAACTTAAATATTGATGAGAAAAAACTTGGAAATGTAATTTCCAATCTCGAAAAAATGCTTGACTCTCTTGGTAAGGGAACAGGTGATTTCAAACAGTTTGAGAATTTATCAAAGGAACTATCAAATATTGTATCAGAAGTACAGAGTTTAAGTAAAGCTTTTGGTAAAGTAGATGATTCTGGTGCGAAGACATTACTCTCTTCTATCCAAAATATTGATAAATCACTTTCTGAACTGAGTCAGAATATTCTCAATGTTAATAAAAACATGAGTAATATGGGTGGCAATACGAGTGGTGCTGTCAAACAAGTGGAGAATATTAGTGATGCGTATCAAAACGCTGCAAAAGAAGCTGAGGAATTGGCTGATGCACAAAGTAAGATTGGACAGAAAACGAATATTTCATCTGGAACGAAAGACGCAATTCCTTCTACCGAAGCTACTGCTTCTGTTGAGAAAACAACACAAGCAATTAGAGAAGAAAATAATGCTTTGGATGAAACAGTAAGTAAAGCCAAGCAGGCGGCTTCTGAATTGACAAAAACTAGAGATATTGTTAGCCAGAATTGGTATCGTGAAAAAGGAACAGTTGTAGGCAAAGATTCAAAAGGTAACGATATAACTCGTGATGCTGATGAATTTTCTTTTGTGGAAAGATTAAAAAATGGTCAGTTACAAACAGTTCTGGCTACATATGATGAGGAAACTGGCAAATGGGCAGAACAAGTTATTAATGTCAGAACTGCTTTTGAACAGGTAGAAAAAGCTATTATCAGTGCAGATAATAAGATTGCTTCTTTAGAGATAGCAAAAGAAAGGACTCTTGCATCTCATCCAGGGTACGATGCTACTGCTGATGATAATCAGATTGCCATTGAAAGAAAAAAGAGAGATGAATTACAAGCAACTCTTAATCTTTATGGCAGCGAAAAGGAATATGTTTTTGAGATTGAAGCTGCTACAAAGAGAATTGCTGATAATCAGAAAAGACTGAATAATAAAAAACAGTCACAGACTAATTTAAGACAAGCAGTTTCTGATGAAAAGGATGCAAAAGCCAACGAACAAGCAAATAAACGTGACGCAAAACAGGCACAAATTGAGGCAGAGAATATTAAATTAGCAGAACAGAAATCTATTTACAATGAGTTGATTGATTCTATTGATAGATATTCTACAGTTTCAAAACGAATTGAAAGTGGCAAGGCTTTTGAGGGTGACTACGAAGAAGCTGCAAGATTGCAAGAAAAGATTGAAGAACTTCAAAACAATCCTATTTTATCACAAGAACAGTTGGATGCTTCTCAGCGTAAGTTGGAGAAAATTGAAACTACATTAGAAGATATTGCAACTGCAAAAGAAAAAAGTGACTCTATTAAAGTTGATTCTGAAAATGTCAAAAATATTCAAGCTGAATGGGATAAAAATATAAAAGCAATCCAAGATTATATGGATGCTATGACAAAACTCAATAATCTTAAAGCTAAGGATAAAGGTACTGGTAGTGAAGCAAATCAGATTGCGTTACAGACACAGAATGTTGAGGAATTAAAACAGGCTGCATGGGATGCACGAAAGAATTTGTTTTCTATACAAGCAGAAAATCCTGATATCATCGCATGGAAACAATGGGTTGATATGATGAAACTATTCGATCAAGCTTCTAAAGGTTCTGCTGAATCAGCCGCAAAACTCAAAGATGTATTAGACAACATAAAAGCTCCATCTCTTGATAAATATGAGAATAAACTAGCATCTTACCAGACTAAGAAAGGTGCTTATAATGCTACTATCGCAAGGTTTAACGATGGTGGTTGGACAAGTGATGAATATTTAAAGAATGTACAGGCTGTCAAGGATGCTGTTAATGAGTATGAAACTCTGCTTAATGAATTAAAGGGCAAAGATGCTAGTTTGGTGACAAGTGATGATATTTCTAAATTGGACGAGTATGAAAAGAAAATCAAAGATGCTATCGCTACTGTCACTAATATGTCAGCTGCTGAAAAGGGATATAACTTTGTTTCAGGTCAGAAAGAATTAGACAAGATTCACAAGCTTCTCAATGAAAATAGTAAGATGTCTTCTGAGGCAAAAGCTAAAATCAAGGCTTACTATACGGAAATTGAAAGTGGTAATCCTAGCATGAGTTTGGATAGAATTCATGGTGAGATTATGAAGATTTATAATGCTGAAGTTGAAGCTGGTCGTGCTGGCAGAAGTTTCTTTGATACATTAAAGAATAGTGGATTTCATCAATTAGCTGCTCAGATGTCAGGTATGTTCGGATTTTATGATGTTATTAATGTAATCAAGCAAGCTGCGTCTACTGTAATAGAGTTAAATACTCAAATAACCGAACTTGCGAAGGTATCAGAACAGTCTTCGTCACAGATCTATGCTGATTTTGACAGTTATGCAAATATTGCAAAAGAAGTCAGAGGTACAATTTCTGATACTATTGCTGCCACTGCGGATTGGTCAAAAAATGGATATAGTATTCCAGATGCTAAACAATTAGCTGAAGTTTCTCAGTTATATAAGAATGTTGGTGACGGAATTGATATTAATACAGCCAACGAGTCACTTATTTCAACTTTAAAAGGTTTTAAGCTTGAAGCTGATCAAGCAGAACACATAGTCGATGTATTTAATGAGGTTTCGAACAATGAGGCGATCTCGTCAGGAGGTATAGGTGAGGCATTACAAAGAAGTGCCGCTTCATTTAATGCTGCAAATACATCTCTCGAAAAATCTGTAGCACTTGTTACTGCAACAAATAGTGTACTCCAAGATCCTGAAAAAGTAGGAAATATGTGGAAGACAGTTAGTGCACGTATTAGGGGTAAAATTGTGCCCATCTATAGTGAAAACTATAGTCTGTGTGCGTGAATAAATAAACACAGCATAACAACTATATAAGTCAAAGGGATAGGGATATCCAGAGACTTAGGAAAGATTTGTATTATTATAAAAATAAAATAAGGAACAAAAGGAATGAAACAGTCAAAATTATTTCCTTGCTACTCTATTCCACTCCGAGATTTCTTAGCATCTCATGGAGTTAGATATGAGCTAGTAGGGTTACATCCTGAAACACATAAAATGTTTTGGGTTTATATCAAAGATGAAAAATTAAATAAATTAACATCAGAGTGGTCAAAAAAGTAACCACTCTTTTTTATTACAAATTTTTAATTGAAAGCGAGGAATTATATGAAAAAATATAACGATATTGAATTTATTGAAAAATTAAAAGAATATGGATATACATATATTGATGGTGAATATAAAAATCAATTTTCAAAACTCAGATGTTATGATAAAGATGGATATATAGTTTTTGTACAATTTGACAAATTAGAAAATAGAAAAAGTGGTGTATCTCGATTTCACATTAGCAATCCGTACACAATTGAAAATATAAAATTGTATTTATTAAAACATCCTGAATGTAAATGTAAATATCATTCGGGAGAATATAAAAATGCAAAGTCTAAATTATATTTTGAATGTGAATGTGGTAATTTATTTTTAACCACTTTTGATAATGTCAGACATTTTCATAAAAATAAATGCGATGATTGTTCTGGACATCATTCAAATTTAACATATTTTGATGTTAAAAATAATTTGCAAAGCAAAGGATATTATTTACAAATACAAGAAGACGAATATACTGGAATAACATCAACAGATTTAATTTGTTTAGATGAAGCAGGGTACAAATATAAAGTTATATATAATTCCGTAATGAGTGATAGAAAGATGGAAACTTTTATGGTATCGAATCCATTTGTTATTGATAATATTAATCACTATTTAAACAAAAATACAAATGGAGAATATGAATGTGTAGACTCTGAATATGTAAATACAAGACAAAAAATAAACATTAAACATAGAAAATGTGGAAGAGTATTTCAAAATAGATGGAGTAATATTTATAGAAAAAGATGTCTTGATAAGCTTGGTACTAATAAAACAGGTGCATTATGTCCTTTTTGTGATGCAACACAGTTAGAATCTACTCATGCATTAGTTTTAAAACAAGTATGGTGCTATGAGCACAATGATACAGAAACAGAAGAGAGATCTTGTATCAATCCAAATACAAACCATTCTCTTCCAACAGATATTGTAAATCATAGATTAAAAATTGCTATAGAGATTCAAAGTTGGTTTCATGATTTTGAAGATCAACAAAAGAAAGATAGAATAAAAAAGAATTATTGGATTAATAAAGGATATAGTTTTTATGCAATTGACCAAAGAGATTACACAGTTCTTGAAATGATTCAGCTATTTTTCCCTAAATATAAAGATATTCCAGAATATATAGACTTTGGTTATTCAAATAAAATCAATGATGTTAAAATACAAAAGTTGCTTAATGACGGATTAAAAGTGCCAGAAATTGCAAAACTTCTTAAATGTAAGAGTCATCAAATTTATGACGCAATACAATATGGACGCATTTCATACCCTAGTAATTATATATCAGCAGATTATACCCCTGTTGTTAGATTAGACAATAATTTAAAATATATTGACGAATTTGACTCAATTAAAGAAGCAAAAACTATAACAGGTTGTAACAACATATCTAGTGCAATTAATTCAAAAACACATTTTAGTGGTGGTTATTATTGGATTGAAAGAAAAGCATAATAATTATTCTATTCAAAAATCTCGTCTATCTAAATTTTATATCCCTATTGATCAATATGATAAAGACAATAATTTTATCGCGCATTATAATACAATCATAGATGCAAGTAAAAAATATAATTGTACAAATTATGAATTATGGGAAGCGGTAAATGGAATACGGAAAACAAGATGTGGTTATATTTGGAAACAATCAAATGTAGCATGAAATAATTATAATAATACAAAAATCCTCAGAGACTGCTGTGACTTGTACATGATAAAAAGTGTACTTGTCCAAGTTGTTTCATTCTTCTATAAAAATAGAAAATGGTGATATACAGTCCGATCTCACACTATAATCCCTTAATATGAAATGTGAGAATACGCCAGAAATGACGTATCGCCATAAATTTTTATGGTTAGTAACTACATTAAGTTCGTAGTGAAAGTAACAGATTGGCAGATACAGAACTTAAAGAAATGGGCGAAGATACCGATGGAATGGTCGAGTCCACTTCAAAATTACGAGCCTTAATTAAAGGTATGACTGGTTTCGATATTATGGAATCAGACGGAAAAACATTTAAGGATATTTATGATATTATTATAGGTATCGGAGAAAAATGGCAGGATTTAAACGATGTAGATCGTGCCAGCCTTCTTGAAAAACTGGCAGGTAAAAACCAAAGTAATGCCCTAGCAGCAGCCATTTCTCAGGTTGATATCCTTAAGAAGAGCTACAAAGAAGCAACTAATGCTGAAGGCTCAGCTCGTAAGGAAAATGAAGAATATAGTAAATCAATCCAGGCTTCTGTAGACTTAGCCAAGGCAAAACTTGAAGAACTTGCGAATGATACCTTAAATTCCAATTTTCTCAAGGGTGCAATTGATGCAGGTGGAAAATTAATTGAAGTTTTGGATGGCATTGTAAAAAGTGGTAATGCAATACCTACTTTATTAGCTACTATTGGAGCAGCATTATCTTTTAAAAATGTCGGCATTGATACGTTAGTGGCGTATTAATCAAATCATTGTTATTGTTTTGAACGTACCGACATCATAGGGTTTCTAACGGATACGTTAGTTTGGACTATGATAAGTATGCTATACATACGATAAACGAAGACGCAATATGCGAGGAAGGCTGTAAAACTCATGGTACTACTCTATTATAAGGAAACTAAATAGACATAGTAAAAATTCATGAATTCAGTTGGTTCGCAGGGATAGACCTTTAAAATGGTAAGCCCTCAGAGAGTGACAACCGTTGGTGGTAGTTATATGAAACGATGCTACTATAATATGCATTCCGTACTCATGACACGACATGTTAAATGATGTGAACTTATCTCATATCTCGTGTAAATCAGTTTGACCTCTCAGTTCCTAGAGGTAGATAAGATGGAACGGTTTGTATGTTTACATAAACATATCTCATTATTTTCTTGATAAAGTAATGAGCATAATGGAAAGGTTAATAATGGTTATCTTTTAATTGAATAAAAAGATATATGAAAAAATTGAAATACTTGTTACCTACTATGGGTTTATTGAAATTATTTTCAAAGTTATCAATTTTTGCTACATAACATTAAAATAAATCTCGATTTCTTTCGAGGTAAAAACAGAGAATAATAAAATAGAGAGCAGATTACTCTACTCTCTTATATATGAAAATGATATAATATTCCCTCACTAGACTCACTACATTAATTTGAGAACAATAACAAGAATTGTGACCGCAATCACAAATCTGCTAGTACCATTAAACATAATAGTAAACTTCATAAAATCCCTCCTAACATATATACATACATAAGGAGAAGTAAAGCTTTGCTCTCAAGCCTCAGTAAAGACAGCCGTGTAGATATTGTCTAGCTCCCATTTTGCACTGTTTTCAGTGCATCCACCTCAATGAATATTATATCATGAGTAAAGTTTCTGTAAAGTCTAAACATTTGTTTTACTTTATGGAGAATAATAAAATAGAGGACAGTCGTGATGACCTGCCCTCAATTATGAAAAAAGGAGAAATAAATATTTGGCTTATACAAAAAGTAGATTATTTATGAAAGATTTTTCTAGTCTTGGCGAACATTTGTGATAAAGACTTGGTTTGGGAATCCGTATAGTCTTTGCACTTATTAACAGTATAACACTTTCCAATTGTATCAACTATGACACAAAGGAAATGGCAAGCGTATACTAAAAGTCCGCCGCTTATAAGTATTTTAAATACTTCCAAATTCTACCTCCCTTCTTTATAGTATTTCTTAAAAGTTGGGAAAATTGTATTGCCCAGAATGGGCTGAATATTTATTTCCAATAGTTTGTGTCAAACTATAAATTGACACTCCCACATGGTAACTAAAGAAAAGTACCAAGCACTTGCCGTGACAATGGGCTGCAATGTGGTCATACAGTCGCAGTATGCTTGATACTATTATACCATGTAGTATTTTTGATTAACAGGCAAAACATTTTGTCGATTTTTGGAACACAAAAATAGAATATTTTGTGAAATTGAGTTCACATCTATTTACAAAATTTAATATCTATGTTATCTTCAAAATAGTAAAAATTTTCAATTTTTGAAGGAGGTAACACGATGAAAAATTCTAGTAAAGAAAGAACTTTACAGTGGATAAATACTCAGAATAAAAAGGGTAATATATCCTTTGAACACCGTTTACAGCGTCCGACTGGGCAGTGGAATAATCGCATGAAAAGTCTATTGATTCATAGTTTATTAAGTGGTATTCCAGTTAATCCAATTTATGTTGTAGAGGAAGAAAATGTAATCTATCCGTTAGATGGCTCTCAGAGAACATCAACCTGTATTGATTATATTAATGATGTATTTTCATTGAGTAAAGATACTCCAAATGTATCTATTGCTGTAAAAGAAAATGGAGAACAAACTATTAAGGAATATGAAATTGCAGGAAAGAAATTTAAAAAGCTTGATAATGAGGTGAAAGAAACCCTTCTTGCTTGCACATTAGAATTCTGCACATTGTCTGATTATACAGATGAGGAAGTAAAAATCATGTTCGCTCGTCAGAATTCAGGAAAACCTTTGAATGGTAAATTGCTTCGTGTAGTTCATGAATCAGATGAGTTCAGCGAAATGGTCTACTCTCTCGCTAATCATCCATTTATGGATAAAATCATGTCAAAGACACAACGTAAAAATGGAACAGATAGAGATACAATTATCCAAGCTATGATGCTTATATCTTCAAATCAAGAGCAAGAATTTACATCTTTTAGAACAAAAGATATTGATGCTTATGTAACTGATTATGCAGATCAGTATCTTGATAGAGCTGATACATTAAAAGAAGCTATGGATAGATTTAATGAAGCATTTGATGGTGAAATAAAAATTCCATCCACAAGTATCCCACAAATTTTATATAGTGGTTATAGAATCGTTAAAGATAAAAAATCATTCTCTCGTCTTGCAGAAAAGGTGTCTGAATTTATTGCAACTTATGATTCTAATGAGGAGTATAAACAGTATGTTCAGAGTGGTACAGGTAGCAAAGAGAATGTCAAAGGACGTTTTGATTATTGGCGTGGAATTGTAAAAACATTGCAGTAAAAAAAAAGATAAAGAGTAGTCGGCTGGCTACTCTTCTTTCATGTTCGTTTATAAACGCTAACTTGAAAAAGTAAATTCCAGTGCAGAAGTAAATTCCACACTCATTTAAAAGTTCTTGATTTTCTAAGAGTTTTATAAGCTCAAAACGCTTATTTCTGTTATAATAGGAGTAACTTCTTGGAAAAAACTGATTTGATGGTATGACAAACGGACCACTGGAAGGTAGTGTGCGAGACTAAATTCCACCGGTCATGTGAGGAAAATGTGAAAGTTTAATTTCCAGTCCGACAGCAGATTTCTAAGTGGTTGTTAATGGTTGAAGCGAATCAGCTTAGGCGTTAGATTGACCAAATCAGGGTCAATGCGCTTAAGCTGAAATGCGTTTAGGGTTTCTTTTCCGAGTGTCTCTAATGCGGCGTCATAAGGCGTGCTTCCATTAAGACTTTCCCTTGGAGTGGAGTTGATGTGATTCACGATTAGATTCACATCCCATTGTGTCAAAAATTCAAAACTAGTTCCTTTGGGAAGCACCATGCGAAGCATGGTGTGAGCCTGCTCAAGACCTCCTTTTTGTCCGCTACGCATGGGATCACAATAGTAGATGCTGGTACGCTGAATTTCATCCAGTCCTGTTTCAAGAGCGACAGGATCTCCGAATTCTGAACCTCTGTCTGTCAAGATATATTCAAAGACAGATAAGAACTCATAGGTGCCCATACGTTTTTCTAAACGGTCAAAAATAAGCCGGACAGCGCCTTTAGTACAACGATTCAGGAGAAAGGCAAGGAACAGCTTTTCCTTAGTGAAGAAAAAGGTCAGTAACGTCTTGTTGGATTCTCTGGATGAGTGTACCGTATCCATTTCTACAAAAGAGGATAACTGCAGCTCACTAAAATCACTGAATAACCTTTTCTCGAAGACGGTTCTGTTTGTAATCTGTGTTTTATGGCACTTTCGTGGCTTGAAGCCGGGCTTACGTTTTAAATCAATGTTTCTGGCTGTAAACAGACCTTGATCCAGATAGGTGTACAAGGAACGGACTGACATATCCAGTTCTGGATGATTGGTAATGATTTGATATGGAGATTGTCCCTGCTCGATTAAAGGAGAAACAATGCCATCCTTTTTGCGTAATTCATGTTTTGTCATGTTTATACCGGCTCTGGAACCGGAAAGCTTTTCACGGTATTTTCTATCAGCAAAACGTGCATCGTATCTGTATTTCTGGGCGATGGTGCAATGATTTATCTTTTTTGTGCAGCCATTACAGACATAGGGCGCCTTATCCAGTCTTTTGCACTGTTCCTTCACAAAATCCTTGCAAGTTTGATTACAGGTGGGGCAGGAAGTGCATTTTACATCGCAGAGAATGATTTTTTCGCAGACATTGGTTTTCCGGCAATGGAAGCGATGAATACAAAAGTTATGGGCATTATAGAAAGTACCTTTGTGATACCAGTCGGATAGACGGTGAGCCCTTACTTCTTTGGAAATGGTTGTTGGATCCTTGCAAAGAAAGCGGGCAATGTTCTTAAAGGTTTCTCCCTTGTTCAGTTCGTTTTCGATATAGATACGGTCTTCAAGGGAAAGGTGCTTCTGGTTTCCTGGAATATATTTACTCATGGATATCCTTCTTTCTACTGCTGTCAGAAAGAAAGATAACCTTACCATTTTTATATGAAAGAGTAAACCTTTACTGTGCGGGAGTAAATTCCACCACCAAATGTGGTGGTGGAATTTAAAATTTCATTTTTGG